ATCCTCAATCAAAGAGGGAGACAAGCATGATGCTGTTGTTGGGGAGTAAGATGAGAGGGTGAGTCTTTGTGGGGGACAGACCCTTAAATCAACCCTACCTCCATCTAAACACGAACCCTACCTCCATCTAAACTACTCTTCGAGCTCTTAACCCTATTCATATTCAAGGGGAGAGACTCTGATAAGGTTAACTAACTCTACTAGGGTCATACCCATAGGGAGTATGGTAATGACAAAGGGGATAAGCGTTCGGGTCTGATGACACCTCACTCACTAAGCCTAACCAACCTCACCTCCTACCTATCTTTCCATCTTCACCACTAACAAGGGCTAGCATCCTAACCAACAACAACGCCTGTCTTACTTCACCAACACTCAACCTAGGGTACATACCCAAACTACCCACTAACCTCTCCCTTTTACGGTACTAGGCACAAGGTTCAAGTGTCCAAAGAAGAGAGCTTTTTTGTTGTGAAACCTGTTAATCACCCTGATTCTTGAAAGGAATCAATACCAATCATGGATAGCACCAAGTCCAACCTTCCTGATCGCGAATTCACCCTTCACGAGCAGTCCCGCCTCGCCCGCTTCACCCGCATCCTCACCGTCATGACCATGGCTCGCAAGTATGAGGCCATGCTCAAGGTCAACCTCATCGACGACCCGTTCAACATGAATCAGGTTCAGAAAGGCATGCTCGACAAGGTGGTGGGAATAGAGGTGGAGGCGTTCCTTCAGCGCCACATCTGCGTACCCAAGGGCAAGAGCGGCAGCAAGCCCTGTCGGGCGACCTGGACCAAGAACATCAGCGTGGGAGTGGACGACGCCTGGGTCGGCTTCGAGAACGGTCTCATCACCTGGGGTGAGTTCCTCAACCAGTACATCTTCGACTTCAACGAGCGCTTCAGCGGCTTCCTCAAGTACTGGGACATGAGCGCTGCTCGCAACCTGTTCGCCTAGGCTCAACTAGGCTCAACCAACAACAACTTCAGGTGGCTCCTTAGCACAATACGTGTTAGGGGGCCATACCTGTGTAATGGAGAGACAATGGAATCCCTTCCTGGCTATGATAACTGGAAGCTCGCGACTCCTTCTGAGTACGAGTTCGACAACGAGTACCCTCACGACTGTGCCCCTCACGGTGAGCCCTGTCCCACCTGTCAAAACATCGAGATGGAAATGCTCGAAGCCATGCCCGAAGACAAGAGCGAATGCCCTCACTGCGATCAGCTCCCCTGTACGGGACTCAACATCCGTACTAAGACCAACATCAATCACGAGGACACGTGCAACAAGTGGGTTCCTCACTGCGACTGCAACAAGATCTACGTCGATAAGTGGGTAGGAACTGTGCCCGAGTGCCAGCTCATGTGGGGTGGCCACTGCTACGGGGTCAAGCTCGACAACAACCAGAAATGCAGCTGCATTCCCGACATCACCCACTACTACACCATGCCCAACGGCAAGGGGTTCCACATCTATCAGGTGTGGTATCCCTGCAGTGGCAGCATCTGGAAGTGCAAGTGTGGCCATGAAGACCACACCGGGGACACTGAGTGGGACAAGCACATCTGCACGCTCCGTAAGATGATCAAGACTTCTGCCAACACTTGGGTCAACGAGAACGACCCCACCGACATCCCCTTCTAGGAGAACACCATGCAACTCACCATCACCTTCGACCCCTACGATGACCAACAGATTCACACTGCTCGTCAAATCGTCAACAAAGCCCACTACGGGTCCAATACCCGAAGGATGAATAAAATCGAACTGATCAAAGCAATCCGCGCCGGTACTGAAGTCATCCGCAAACAAGACAAGGAAAGTGATACCAACTTCCCTGTATTTCCCACTCAGCTGGGACTCAAGGAAGCCAAGCGACTGGCTGACATCATGTGGGAACAGCTTTAGTGTCAGTTCCAAGCTAAACCTTACATCCACGGGAGCACCTAGATGATCATCTACAAGGAAGGCGACCTGACCAAGTCAGGAGCTAACGTACTTATTCACGGCTGCAACTGCTACCACACTATGGGAAGCGGAGTAGCCCAAGCCTTACGAGCAGCATGGCCAAGGTGCTACACCGTCGACGTCATGACCACCAAGATTGCTGATGGCAGTAAGTTGGGCAACTGGTCCTGCTCCGGTGAAGCCACCGCTGAAGAGCCTCTCATTATCAATCTCTACACCCAGTACAACTACGGGACCCATCAGCGCCAGCTCAACTATGAGGCTGTCGCAACCGGCATGCTTCACATAGCTCGTCGTCTAGAAGAGCTCGACCCCGACATGAATTGGCGTATAGCCATGCCTCGCATCGGAGCTGGCCTGGCAGGCGGAGACTGGGATATCATCGAGATGATGATCAACAAGGCCTTCGGTGATCGTGAAGTGGAAGTGTGGGTTCTTTGATGTCAAATTTCCGAATCCGAAAACACATGAAGAGTGTTGCCAAAGGCATGATTGAAGTAGTTCTATTCACCATCGTTCTGGCAGCAATCCACCTTGACCCAAGCCTGAGGATTGACCTCACCCCTCGATAGGAGTCAACTCATGCTTCAAGCCATTAAGGACCTAGCTTCACCCTGGAACTTTGAGTTGGGATGCAAGTCTCTCCTTATCCTCAACTTCCTTGACGCCATCTTCACCCTCATTTGGGCACTTACCGGAGCCTTAGTAGAAGCCAATCCCGTAATGGCGGCAGCTATTGCAACAGGACCAGGCTTCTTCATCTGGACCAAGGTGATTCTGGTCTGTCTGGGAATCTGGTTGCTATGGAGACAACGCCATCGTTTGTGGGTACGAGTCGTCATGGTTCCTGTTTTGCTTCTCTACACCTTTATTGTGGCAGGACACCTTGGGGCTTTCCTCTTTGTCTACTGGCCCATTTTCTTCTAGGAACCTAACAATGACCAACAAAGAACTATGTGATGCAATCGCATCACACTATTCCACTATTTTTGGGCCCACCCGTACTGATGTACTCGATGCCCTAGACAAACTCATCGACTCCGAAGAGTCTGCCTGGAAACAGCTGGAAGAGCTCAAGGACAACGACAAGTCCATGCAAGAACCTCGCGACCTCAACACCACCCTCAAGATACTAGACAACTAGACAATGACCCGTACCACAGTAGCCATTGTAGGCACCGCAGGACGTCTAAAAGACCTCCGAAACCTCAACTATGACATATACTTCCGAATGGTCAAAAAAGCTAGAGGAGTCATCACAGAGCTGTGGAAGCTCAAGTGGAACAATGTTCAGCTCGTCAGTGGTGGAGCAGCCTGGGCAGACCATGTCGCCGTTAGTCTGTTCCTCATGTACCAGCCCAAGGTGGAACTCCAACTCTACCTTCCCTGTGAATGGGATGGAGAAGCCCGCACCTTCGTGGACGATGGAACCCGTAACTGGCGTACCAACCCCGGAGGAACTGCCAACTCCTACCATCGACGCTTTTCTGACCGTATGGGGAAGGAAACTCTTCACGGCATCGACTCTGCTTTCAATCTAGGAGCAACCAAGCAAGTCATCCCCGGCTTCAAGGCCCGCAATGCTGGGCCCGCAAGCAGTGACTACCTCCTAGCCTTCACTTGGGGAGAGGGTGACGTTCCCAAAGATGGTGGCACCAAAGATACTTGGGACAAAGCCCATCAATTCGAAGGCACAAGGCTTCACATCCCACTTATTTCTTTGAAGTGAAATGAGGGGGAAAGGAAACGCTGCTTGAAAGTGCGTCTTAGTCTGTAAAACTATAACGCGCGCGCGGTCTTCTAATCCTATCATACCGTTCTCGCTGTAAAGGCTAAGAAATACTGCGTATTTCTCCCCGTCTTCGACGGCTTCGGCCTTGACAGCTCCGCTGCGGTATGCAAAAAGAATCCCACACGCTCACGAAGCGTAACTAGCTAGCCTAACAGCACCAGGCTTAGCTACATCAATCGTCTAGGTGCTAAACTTCTGCAATCCCGCGCAGAGGAGAAACATGTCCCGTAAAATTCAATCTTCTACTATCTTCCTCAACCACAAGGGCTACATCAAGAGCGAGCTGCGACACGCGGCGGCGGCTCTCTACCTCGCCATCAAGCTCGCTCGTACCGCCGACGATACCCTCGTCCATCGGTTCGCTGTCCGTATGGGCAAGCAGGCGTCATGGCGCAAGCGCATCATGGCCTTCTGTGAAGAGGCTGAGCGAACGAACAATCTCGCTACCGAGCAGCGCAAGGACAACGCAGAAGTCGTTCACGACCTGAGCGACTTGGACAAGCTGTTCCTGAATACCATCGGCTACGACGACAGCGCAGGCATCGACCCGGCTGGCCCCACCAGCGATACTCCCTACACCGAAGGCGTCACCGGTGGCTTCAGCCTTCACGGTGCTGGCAAGGCCTACCTGCGTCTGGCCCTCAAGGGCTGTGGTGAATGCAAGGGCGTCTACATGCGACGGTCGGGCAAGGTCATCCACATGACCAAGTGCGTAAACGATGTCGAAGACTTCGAGCCTGAGTGGTTCGAGAACCCCAAGCTCACCGAGCAGGATGGTCGCTACATCCAGCTCAACAACGACATGAGCATCATGGCCATCCTCCCCCAGGAAGAGGTCGAAATGCTCGGAGACCGGCAGGACAACGGCCAGCCGTGCAACGACGACAAGCACATCGAGATCAAGCTCGACAACGGGCACATCCGCTACATGGTGAAGCGTGTCCGCAAGGGCGAAGAAGTGCTGGAAGCCTGTCCCAAGTGCAGGGGCACCAACACGACCTTCCCCAAGTGCCGCATGTGCGACGGCAGCAACGTCATCAACTACATGGAAGTCGTCACCACCCAGGTGTGGGACCCCAGCGAAGGCAAGGATGTCGACCTGTTCGAATCCAAGCTGATCGACTCCCACCAGTGCCCCGCCTGCGCTGGCGATGTCGGGCGTAACGTCAACATCACGGGAACCAGCAGCGATGCCAACCGCGACCACCAGCAGCGAATGCTCAACCAGATTCGCCAGGATGCTGAGTTCGTAGAACTCGGTGAAGACTTCATCGCCTTCGCCAGCTCCATCATCAACGTCATCAAGGCGGGTCGGCTCCAGCACAAGAACAACACCAAGCTACGCCGACGTACCTACCTCCTGAGCCTCCGCAGGAAGCAGGGCGGCCTCAACACCCAGGAGGCTCTGGAGCTGGAAGGGCTCAAGGAAGTCAAGTACTTCGATGACCTCGATGCCTGGCGTGCGCTCATTCTCGAAGAAATCACCATCGGAAACCTACAGCTGGACTGGCTGTGGGTTCTCGATGGCAAGCCCCATCCTGCGACCAACTCCTCCAAGCTTCAGGCCATGAACCGCATTCTCCAGTGGTGCCTCAACCCCACGGGCGGAAGCGTAGCTGGCACCATCGGTCGCTCCCACGACGAACTCACCCTCATGCTGCCCGAGCACGCCGACGTGGGCGACAGCTGGGGTCCCTACCTCCTGCAGCGAGAGCTGGGCGATGCCGAACTCATGGAACATACGGTCAATGACGACCTCATGCACTCCATGGACGTGTACCCGCTCAACGAGCCGCCTCAGTTCAACGTCATTCAGGACGATGTCCGTGGCTACAATCCCGGTCGAAACCTGAGCGAACGAGCTGCTACCAATGCCGAAACCAACATGATCGAGGAGCTGGTGCTGCCTGTCATCACCAACCCCAAGGCCACCTACGAAGACTACTTCAACGTGATCAAGGGGCTTCGTGGCGATCGTCGTCCTCGTCGCATCACCGTGGGTGACTTCCTGGGCGACAATCCCGAGTTCGTTAAGCAGCCCAAGGACATGGCTTTCCTCGAAGAGCCCATGTACCGCGCCTATGCAAAAGGCCAGCGGGTCAGCGGCTTCTTCCTCGAAAACTTCGGCTTCCTCCAGCTGCGACTGGTTCCCAATCCCGAAGATGTGCAAGAAATCAAAGACTGGGGCACCGCCAACATCGCCAACACCCACACTCGTGCCAAATGGGTTCGTGGTGAAATCAACAAGCTGCCCACCAAGTGGAGCACCAAGCTGCACAAGCACGTCACCGGAGTCGACGGCATCAGCTGCTGGAAGTCGGCTAACATCAGCGAGGGAGGCATCACCAATGCCTTCGCCCTGCTGGGTGCTGCCATGCTGAAGCGGAAGATCGTCAAGGAGACGATGGCCAAGCGTAAGCACGCCGGAACGGCTGCTTTGCGTGCTGCTGGTCAGGAAGAGCGGGCCAACACCTACAACATCATGGCTATGTGCTACCAGTGGGTGCCGCCCAACGCGACCAAGCTTCCCGACCTCGCCTACTTCAAGTGGGAAGCCGGTGGACTCATGAGCCGAAACTGGGAGAGTGTGCCCAGCCGCATCACCCAAGGCGCCATCAACACCTTCACCAAGGACTGGTGCCAGGAGAACAAGGTCGAGTGGACCTCGTGGAAGGAGCCTCGTGGTCGATACTCCGTCACCCATGTGGTACCCGTCGACAGCAAGTACGGCGATGCTCTCGACAAGGCCATGTCGGCCTGGATGGACAAGGTGGAACAGCAGCGCCTCACGGCTCTGGACCAGTTCACCGAGCGCATGGCAATCATGGCCGATCGCTGGCGACCGGTCGTCACCCAGTGGATGCAGGAGCGCAACAACGTCAAGGCTCAGCTCAAGAGCTGGAACTCCGAAGGTACCACCATGGGACTTCGGGGAGACTTCGATGTCCTCTTCAACAACCCTCACGTTGGGCCTCGTGTCTACGGGGAAAGCAACCACACCATCCAGTACGAAAACAACATGCCCTCCAAAGACAAGGGCATCAACAAGGGTGAGCTGGGTCAGCTGATGGGAGAGATGATCGCTAATGCGTTCATCGACCTCCTCTCCGACACCATGCCCATCAACATCGACGCCGTGCCCTGGTCAGCCGTCAAGGACTCTACTGAATCCAAGCCCGGCTGCATCATCGTCTACGGATAGGGGTCTCCTCGACTTCGTTGTTAGATGAAAAAGAAGTAGACGTTCGGAAGCCTCAGGGCTGTCCGAACTAGCGAGCACCGGCGAAACAAGGTGCACATACGGGAGCGCTTGCAAAGAGCGCAATAGAGCCTTTGATAGCGGGACACTTCAAGGCTCGGGGCTGGCTCCAGGGGAATTCAATCTCCCCTGGGGCCTTAGCTCATTAAGATAATTGTCTCAGTAATTAAGGGAATCCATCATGAAGCGCAACGGACAGGGCAACGGCAAGACCAAGGGACGTCGCAAGCGTGGGAGTAAGAAGCGAAAGCTCATGCGAGCCATTCGCCTGGGACTTCGTCTTCGCACCGGCAAGGGTAGCCTGAACAAGTTCAACTCCGAGAAGTACCACAGCGGGACCAATGAAGCTACCCGACGAGCATTGGCAGCGGCACGAGCACGCGCCACGAAGAAGTAACATGGTACCTGCCGTGGTTACTCTCCCTCCGACCTACTTCTTTTTTATTGAAAAACTGGTAAGGAGATTGTGGGGTTACACCTCATGAGCTTCCTCTTCCTGATCACCATTCTCGCGCTCGCAAATAGTCGAGCAATTCGGAGTCCCTAACAATGAAGTCCCTTCGCTCCAAGCCCAAGACCACTTTCCGTCTGGGCGACGTGCTTCTCGACCAGTTCTCCTTCCGAGGAGGCAAGTCCATGGTCGTCACCATGCCCGATGGCAGCACCCGCACGGACAAGGCGGTTATCATCCGTCCGCAGTCCCTCAAAGGTCAAACCAAGGTCGCCATTCGATCTCACAACTATGCCCTGGTGCAGGAGAAGCGTCACAACGCCAAGCTCCTCAAGGGCATGGCAAGTTCCATCTACAACAAGCTGGCCAAGGTCGGCTGGTGGCGACGTGAAGAGCGTGAGCGTGACAACCTCATCAAGGCCGAGGGCTACCTCAGCTGGAGCGAGGTGACCAAGGAAAGTGAACGCAATGCGTTCATCTCTCAGGCTCATGACAACGCAACTCGATGGAAGAAGAACCACAAGCTGTGGCCCCTCTTCCGCCAGTACAACGACTACATCGACGGTGCCTCCAAGCTCGATGGTGAGGCCAAGGTCCTCATCAGCAACCTCGGCAGCCCCAATCTCCTGAAGACGACGTTGGTCGTCACCCGCTAGGGCAAACCCTAGACCCCATCCACCGACTCTCTTTTTTGAGGGTTAAATCGTTTGTCACGTACGAAACGTGAAACCAAGAAAAGGAACCAATTTCTCATGACCATCATTGCACTCGACGGCAACGTCTCCCGCATGCCCGACATCAACAACGCGAACGACAAGTTCCACTTCGTCACCAAGGACGAGAGCAAGCGACGTGGTTGCCGGTTCTCCATGGCCTGTGGCTACGGTGACCGTCGCTGGTTCGCCAACGTCCTCGTCTTCGACCGCGAGAGCCTGCCCGAAGGCACGTTCCCCAACCGCTTCAAGCACGCTGCCACCTGGCTCATGTTCCACGCCAACCTCGGTACCCGCGTCAGCATGGACTGCCGCATCGAGGGTGAGACCCGCGAGGTCACGCAGTCCAAGGCGGGCTGGGGACGTTCGGGCGGAAGCACGACCAAGCAGTACCAGGGTATGACCTTCATCCCGGTCGGCGGCATCGACATCCACGAGCACAAGGGCGAGCGCAGCCTCCTGACGGCCCTCCGTCGGAACGCGACCAACCCCAAGGTCGTGGCGCTCTTCGACATGCTCACCGAGCAGGGCGACGAGGTCGAGCGCATCGGTCCCCAGGTGAACGAGGTCCCGCCCATCTGGGAGCAGCTGAGCGCGGTCGAAGCCATGCGCAACGACAACGAGAACTCCACGACGACCATCCCCACCGGCGATTCCACGGCCAAGACGGATGACGACGAGGACGAGGAAGAGATCCCCTTCTAGGGAACCTCCTCAACCCCCCTGAGCCCACCAGCGAGCACAGGGATGACGGTGGCACAGGCATCGTGAACGAGAAAGGGTGCCCTAGGTCAAACTGGGGCACCCTTCGTTCTCATCCACCTTGCAAATCCTCACAAAAACAATCGGGCTCGAGTCAGGCGCAAAGCGCCCTCGGACCAAGCCCCTAGTTTTTCCCCCCTCTAGGTTTGAACAAGGTTTGAGCCAAGGTTTAAGAGAGGAAACTTCCTTATGCCTTGCCGTGACTATGTTCTTTTGTATTGTAAAAAGAGTACTTAGAAAAAACGAAAAGAGGGCTCACTAATGGCTGACTTGAATATGGTAAAGACGCTTCTACGCGATCTCCAATTTAAGCTAGCTGGTAGTGAGTTCGACACTGAAATCGCCTTGAGAGTCAATCAAGCCATTCATGAGATAGAAGAAGCAAATCAAAATATCAAGGCATTTCGTGAAGAGGATAGAGCGGAAGGACTTCGACTGGGTTACACCAGCGGACAACCTTACGAGTTCACTTAACTTCACACCCCAAATAGGGCAGTCGTACTACGGAAGAGCCACACTTGCAAAACAAAGCCGTAAGAGCGCCAACACGCGAGGATGCTCAAGCGGAATGATTCAAGTAAAGCGAAGACTCCAACGACAGGTAGAACAAAAGGGACACGCGCGCGCAAGTTGACTAGCTCATGAGAACGTAGACCCGTCTGAATTGCTACATCAATTATTCAGTCCTGGCCCAAGTGTAGGTGACGATAACCAAAACCTACTAGAGCGGGGGACCCTTCAATGTGGTCTCGATAAGCCCAATAAGCCTAAGGCCCAATAAGCCTAAGGCCCAATAAGGCCAATAGAACTTCTACTGTCCCCGGATAAAGTAACCTTCCGGGGGCAGTAGATCTATTTCAAAAGAATCATCTTAAAAACATGGAATGACTCATGCCCATCAGTCGCCCTAAGAAGACCAACCTTTCCCTTTCCTACCAGCCTGCCTTCGGTCGTATCCGTGTAGGCGGAAAGAAGTCTACACCTTCCGGCACCACCGAGAAGAGGATCGCCACACAGCGGCGTTCTGATGAAAAGTGGGCTCGCAAGAAGAAGCTTGCCTGGCGCAAGCGCAAGCGTGAATTGAAGGCCAAGATTTGCGAAGAAGCTAACATCAAGGCTCAGAACGATCTCGCAGAATCCATCGTTCAATCCATTTCCCTTTAATCAAGGGGCTCTTGGGAAGAGCTTAAAAGCACCCTGGTGGAGGATGACGAGACCATCGTCGTCCCTAGAATACAGATAAAGCCCTGCTCGCCACAGGCTAAGAAAGCTTCGATCAGTTGTCTTTCTTACCAGGCAGAGATAAGAAATAATCCCATTCCTGGGTGGGTAAAAGGAATCATAAATGGCTCACCTCCGCACCTTGCTTATTCTTCTCACCCTCTTCCTCATGGTCAGTTGTGTCAGTCAGAACACCGCAACCTCCTACGCTCAGAGGGCCTACCCCGACTGCAGCAACTTCACTTCCCTGAACCACAGCTACAGTTCAGGTGACCAGAGCAACGGCTCCCAGACTGAGGTAAGCATGGTTTGCGGTGAGGCTAAGAAGTCCATCACTGTCAAGTGCATCCACGGCTGGGGCATCTTCTCCGACACCACCTGCCACGAGAACAACTAATCATTTTCTTTTCTGTTAGAATAAAAAATAACCTTGAGAGTGTATAGGCTAACTCCCAACTTTTGGGTCCGATAAGGTCTCGACAGGGTGATAATGCGGGGAAACCGCGTGGCAAAAGATGGTGGTTGTACCCACCAATAAAAACAATCGGCACTGAAAGCGCGCCACTTGCTCTCGCTGCCTAATAGGTAGCTAGAGTTAGTACTTGGGACTACGAGAGCCCAAGAGTAAGATGACAAAGTATGCCAGTATGCTTATTTTCTTGCTTAAACATTAACTGGCTAGTGGAACTTACATTGACGTTCTTCCTTGTAAACCCAACGATAAAAACCCATCTAGAACTTGGTGCTAGAATCACCTAACCTTGTTTGCAGGTAAAATAATAGCTTACTAGGCCACGTAGACGTTGTACCAAAAACACTTTGGACGAGGGTTCGATTCCCTCCGGATCCACCAAACAAACTGAGCTATTCTCAGAGAATGTAATCTGGTGAAGAAAAGCTCTTCTCGCACTTAATAAAAAAATTGACGGTGACAGTCTCCGCTCCACTTGGTAACCTTCAGGAAACCTCGTAACAAGGTTTGGTTTTAACCTTGGAGCAAGCCATTGAACGAGTCTATTCTAGCGTGAGCACCTAGAGTTGTGACCTCTCTGGTAAAACCCAAACCTCGACGCACCCAATGACGATTGGGGATGGTGCATCACAATTCGGGATGCTTAATAGCCATTGATAACTAAGAAGCGTTTAATGAGGGACAATGGAGAAGCGCAACGGCATTCTGTCTTATTATAGAAGCCATTTCCTAAAACCCTAAAAATTCACTCCTATCTGCCTACCTAGAGAACAGACCAATGACTACCCTATACCTTCTCTTCCCCAACATGACAATTGACAAGTTCGAGTTTATCTCCTTGTGTGTTTGGTTGGCTGATAAGGCAAGTGGACTTAACTTGATATGACCGACATCGTTCTAATTGACTACAATGGTCCAGCCGTAGAGAAACCGAGAGTTCGTCAACTCGATAACTGGATCTTCTGCTTTGCTGGCGGAAGTAAGGTTTTTCTTAAGGGCGGTATAATCTCCGAAAACGGAGTACCAATCCCAGAAGATCAAATTCGACTCACAACAACAAGCTTCATCGCTAAGATTGAAGGGCGTATCGCAATTACAGAGTCTGGTAGTCGTTACGAACTACTAACTCCGATCGACCCCAAGCAAGAAGAAGCCCTTCTCCTGATTAGCTCTTCGGGGTAGTAGTTCAGTGGCCTAGGGCGGCAGCTTCTAAACCTGTGCGGCGAGGGTTCGAATCCCTCTTACCCCGCCACACCAGAGAACAAGCCTTTAATGGACTATTGTAACCTAGCAGAAAAGTGCAAAGGAATTTGGCCTGTTCGTATTGAAAAGTCAACCATTCTTACTTATCCAATCATGCCCCTGGATGTGAGAGTTGTTCTTGTCACTACGGAAGAAGCCTGTAACAAGGCTATTGTCCATATCCGACAGTACAGAGTCACTGGCGTTGATACTGAAACCAAACCAACCTTCGTCAAAGGCAAGAAAAACAAGATTGCCCTGGTCCAAGTCGCTCTCCCAGGAATCATTTACTTGTTTAGAGTAAATATCATGGGTATTCCTCAAAGCTTGTGGAACTTTTTTGAAGATCCCAGCCTTATCAAAATAGGGATGGGACTTAACAGTGATATGAATCAGCTTCGGTCATTCAATCCCAACTTTAAACCTGCAGGGTTCATTGACTTGGGAAAAATTGCCAAGGCTGGTGGAATCATTACTTTTGGATTGAGAAATCTCGTAGGGATTTTTCTCCAGCAACGACTTCCCAAAACTTTCCAAACTTCCAACTGGGAAGCAGAAAATCTAGGAAAAGGCCAAGTCATCTACGCTGCACGAGATGCGTGGGCTTGCCTCATCCTGTTCTACAAAATGACAGCTCAGATAGTTGTTAGTAGTTAAATATTTGACCTCCTAGAACGACCGCTCGAACTAGGCTGGTCTCCCCTGAAGACCCTGGACCAAATAACTAAGGGAACAAGGCCCGGCACGCTCATCTCTACCGGTGGATGAACTCGGACGCACAACCGTCAAATCAAGTGTCTAACTCTTCAGGGCAGCATCACAAGGAGTAATTCGTAATGTTCTTTACCCGAGAAACACACCCCAGTCAGGTACACATGCTCAACGCACACGACGGGGAAGCTCTTCTCTCGGTGGTAGAGTTTACCTACGAGACTCTTCATAGCAGCGTAGCTGTTATCATTCCTGTTCACACAAACGACGCTATCACCCTGCACGAAGTCCCTCAAGACTTCTTCGATAGCATCAACGCTCTCACGGAAAACAACAAGCTCCCGTGCTCAGCAGGAACCCCCTTCCTTCAGCAAAGCGTAGACATTCGCATCATCGAGAATCCCAACCTTCTGGGAATCAAGTGTGCCGACATCTACGTAAATCCAGCAACCCTGGAAAACTTGCTCGATGAGTATGGCATCAACTACAAGTACATCATCATCAAGCTCCCCAAGGGTAAAGCTCGCGTTCCGCCAATCGCCTTCAGCTGCACTCCTTTCACAAGACGAAACATTTTCCTCACGCGCCAAGCTCGGGAAAATGGAATTCCTCTCTTTGCCTACTTCAACGACACTCTCTACTGGACAGCATCCAAGGGGGCAGACGCCATCTCCTCCCTTGTCACTCCCAAGAACACCTTTGACGTAGTAAACCTTCCAGCCTATGTTATCGCTGAAGCTCGTTTTGGCGGTGAAAACTTTGAAGATTGGCTAGAAGACCTTCCCGAGGGAATTGGTGAGTTCTTCACTTGCGACGACGAGCTCCTTGGTGTTCACTATCAGGGAATGCTTCCTAATGGAACCATCATGGCTCGTGGCGTTAATACTCACTATGTCAACAGCTTCGAAGAAGAAGAAACAGAGGAAGAAGACGATGACTTCTGCGGCGATCCTGACTGTGAGTCATGCTATCCTCTTGAAGAGGAAGAAGAGCCTGCTTCAGTAGACCCCCCCGAAGCTCCAATCTTCTTAAAGGAAGAAAATCTTCCTCCAGTTCCTCCTATTTCTTCCGATTACACCTTGAAGAAAGACTGGACAAAGCTACTCAAGAACGAAGTGATCAAGGCACCATCAAGCATTGGAAAGAACTACTCCGACGACAAGATAAAAGAAAAGTATCTCACCGAATACGAAGCTATCTTTATCAAGCCCTCCACTTACGCGAAAACGATCGTGAAGCCTCTCGACCCCAAGTAATCAACCCACAACCCCCGGATTCAATATGGCCCATCATGGCCCCACTGTCCTCTTTTTCGCAGTCTCCGACGAGGGAGCGCTCCGTGCGTTCGCCCTTGACAGCCAGACGGTTCGAGAACTGAACCATCATTCAGTCCTTGAAGCCGATAATTGGCAGCATGCTCGAGTGCTAGCACAAAACATCTGTGTTTCCTCTCAGAAGGTTGTTGTCCTCTACTGGCAGAAGCCTTGGCTGAATAAGATTGCCTCTTTCCGAAGCATGTTCGAACCTCGAACCTCTCTTCACATCCCTTACACGATTCAGGTCGATAGTAAGGGAACCATGTTCCACACCTCTCACACTCCCAAGGCGGATGACAATGGGAACCTCGTTTATGACGAAAAGGGAATGCGTATCATGCTTCCTTCCCCTGGAATTCAGGGAACACTTACCATGGACGAATCCCAACACAAGGTGGGACTTCCTTCTTCCTACATCATGAACAAGGAGAAGCGAGGTCACTCCCGAGTCATGGAAACGGAGTACGGAACCAGCTACAACCTGTTGACCACTTCCGAGGAATCCTCCGGCAAACGCTCTCGGCGCAAGCCTCGAAAGAAGTAGTTGACAACCCAAGGTTTCTCGATTACTTTGGTTAGTTCGTAAAAAAAATAAGGGTGCTTACAGCAATTCTAAAAAACTGCAACCAAGATTAAAGCACTTCATGGCCTAAGAACCAGAAGTCCGGGTATGCAAAAGCCCCGGACGCACCCTGTTCAATCTCAACAAAAAGGTGGGTTTAAGGCCCTCCACTTACAAGGGTACTTCCAGCAAACCAAAACTCAAGTCAAATCCAAATTCTTTGACGAGAAACCAGTACCCTGGAGATAAATACAATGAGCCGATTCATGGACGCCCTCAAGGGCAAGACCGCACGAACTTCTTCCACTACGACTCCTCAGCGAGTCAAGGCTGTTAAGGTTCCAACCGAAGTAGCACTACTTCAGCGCACCGACTACACGGGTGGACGCACGGCTAACGCCGCTGTGACTCACTCCACGTCTCAGAGCGCTCTGGTCGACCTGTTCTTCCAGATTGGTGCTATGCGGAACGTGCCTGCGCGTAACCGTGCAGAGGAATTCCTCAAGGCTTATCGTCTCAATCCCCTGGACGCTCTCCGAATGATCTTCTACGCACGTGATGTGCGTGGTGGACAGGGTGAGCGTGAGACCTTCCGTGTCATGTTCCGGGTTCTCTGCCTGGAAGACCCAGCAGTAGCCGCACTCAACCTGCACCTTGTGCCGGTGTACGGTCGCTGGGATGACATGTACGTAACTCAGGGGACCACTCTGGAAGCAGGTGCCGTCAACCTGTGGGCAACCGCCATCAAGGCCAAAGATGGCCTCGCTTGCAAGTGGGCTCCTCGTGAGAAGAGCGCACGAAGCGAGTGGGCTCTGCGTCTGCGAAACGCTCTCGGCTGGTCTGCCAAGGCCTACCGAAAGTTTATCGCAGCCAACTCCAAGACTGTTGAACAGGCCATGTGCGCTGGTGATTGGGAAACCATCACCTATGAGCACGTTCCTGCTCAGGCCATGAGCCGTCTGCGTAAGGCTTTTGCCAAGCACGATGGTGAGCGGTTCACCGCATTCAAGGGCGCAGTCAAGTACGGCAAGACCAAGATCAACGCGGGGACGGCAATTCATCCTCACGAGATCCTTGCCATGATGCGCACCACCGGCACCCGGAGCTACCGCCATGGCTACGGCTACGGCTACGCTGGTAACGCTACCTACAGGCATGACGACACTCTGGAACTTCAGTGGAAGGCCCTCAAGGACTTCGCTGGAAAGAGTGGCCGAAATGCTCTGGTTGTCACCGATGTGTCTGGTTCCATGGAAATTCGGCTTGCCGACTCCAAGGCTCAGATCATTGACGTTGCCATTGCCATCGCAGTTTACTGTGGTGAGCGACTCAGTGGCCCCTACAAGGACCACGCTGTAACGTTTAGTGACAAGCCCACTCTGGTTGACTTCTCCAAGGAGAAGACCCTTGCTGCCAAGGCAACCAAGGTTGGCACTGCCAACTGGGCAGGTAGCACCAACATCGAAGCAGTATTCGACCTGATTCTCGGAGCCGCAGTTCGCTACGGCCTGACTCAGGATGAGCTTCCCTCTACCCTCATCGTTGTCTCCGATATGGAGTTCAACCACGCGGGCAGAGGCACCAACTACGCAAAGGCTGCAAACAAGTTTGCTCAGGCAGGCTTCAAGCTCCCCGAGATCGTTTGGTGGAACGTCAACGCTCGACCCGGCAACAACCCGGTTCGCAAGCACGAGACGGGAACGGCTCTCATCAGTGGCTACAGCCCAAGCATTCTCTCGCAAGTCCTGGGGTCTGACCTCATGACGCCTGAGCGAGTTATGCGAAAGGTTCTCGATGGCCAGCGATACGAAGCTGTTCGAATCCAGAGTTGAGGGTTAACTCCCCCGTAAAAAGGACCCCCTCTTCACTAGCGATAGCGGAGAGGGGGTTCACTACATTAGAAAGAACTCCATGTTTGACGAACAGGCTTCAACTCTCGGTGCACTGCTGGAAACCCTCGGAGCTATTCTCCTTGTTGGAGACTGGAATGCTGGTGGAGCTCCCACAGCCTACATCAGCCAATTCAGTGAGAACTGGGAACATTTGGCTCTAGGTTTGACCGTCGGAACCTATGAGTTTGCAGAGTTGATGGGAATGCAACGCGCCAACATCACCTCCAGAATCAACCTCGATGCCAAAGCAGCTTCTGCTCTTGCTGACAATTTGTGGATTCGCTTCCACGAAGCAGCATCCCAAAGCCATACCGTTTGTGTTGGAACGGTACTCGATCCCGAAGCAAGGGAAGGCTACGTCAAGGTAGTCATTCGTGACCAGAGCGGTGAGATCCTCGATCAAACCTGCTCCTTCATTGGGCTTGAAGCCGATGAAGTTAAACACGATGTTGCCCAAAATCAAGACACCATTGCCCGTTATGTCATCGAAAGCATTCACGAAACCCTAGTTGGTTTCGTTAATGCTGTTCTCAGCGACAATCAGGAGTAGCTCATGACTCTTCTCATCGGCCTTATCGTCGTAGCCTTCATCACTGCTTTCCTTGTCGGGAAAGAATCCCTTCCTGTTCCGCAAGAGACAACTCCCTACATCAGAATGGATGGATTCTTGTCCACCTATCCTGATCGTTGGATGTGGGATGACAAGGAAATCGCTCCTCGTAGGGTTCTTCGTATCGACTATCCCGAAGGCGCCTCTTTCAACAACCTTCTCGATGACACCGTCTATCAATGGATCTATGTCGGAGAAGAAGACTTCGATCTCGGATTCGAGTGTGACCTCTTTGGGGTCTACGGTGAAGCTTACTCTCCCGTAGTGGAAGAGGAAATCCCGCCCATCAATCCAAGTCTCGACTGATTCTTCTTCAGAGTAAAACGTTTACGATGATTGAATATCCCCTAAACAAAGATCCCAGCTATATCACAACAGAAGCATGTCAAGCTGACGTGTGGCTTGTTGCTTCACCCAAGCTCATCTTCAATGGAGGTCACCCCTTTAGTCGAGATATTCTTCACATGTATGGGTTCCTTCCAAAAGAAGGACTCTACGTTGTAGAAAGCTTCAATAGATCTTTGAGGCACGGTTACCATGACCGAAACAAGGTCATCATTGGTATTTCCAAGGAAGACTTCGAAGCTCAGATGAACTCAGGCTTCTGGAGTGTTCTCACCAATCAGCAGTGGGAACTTATCGTCAGCCTGTCTCGTCAAATTGAAGAAAAGCTCGAAACCTACACAGAAGAAGTCATTCGTAACAATCGCCTTGCTAACCTAGCTATTGAAGGCTTTGTATGGCACAAGTTCAACAATGCTCCCACCTGGCTTCTTGTCCCCGAAAACGACCTAACCAACACCCGAGTTTCTCTTGGGATGTATAAAAGACTTAAGGATGGTACATGGAAATGTACACACCTTGATTCTTCTTCCCAAACAAAGCCTCCCAAGCGCAAGTTCAATAGCCGTCGTCTTCGAAGTGAGACTGAATGCAGAGCTTGTATTTTCTGGGAAATCACAGCTTACGACCCCAATGCCTTCTATTGGAAGGTTATCCCGAGTAAAAACAAATGAACGGAATCACCATAGTTGCTCTTAGCACTGTTATTTTTCTCCTTCTCTGCTACATCACCGTTTGGGTAACTCACCACACTCTCCGTTGGAGTAGGGGATTGCCCTCTGTTTTCAACAATGCTTTCGATGTATGGGATAATGAGGAGAACAACAGTGACAAGTAGACTTCAGCAAGGACTAGAAAGGCTAGGCTTCATCCCTACTGTTTCAACTCTTTCACGTAAAGAAAACATCAAGCTTGGATTTATCCAACTTGTAGCGTCAGCAACTGTCATTATTAGTGGTGGCCACTATGACTGTACTTGGGGAAGTGTCTACGCCAGCAAACTCCGAACCAAAATGATGGCTGCAGCAATGCTTAACCTCTTTGGAAATCCACCAGACTCATCAGATCCTTCACCTAATGAGCCCAATCCTTTCACTGATCTGAACAACAAGTAACTAAAGCTTAATCATTCCATTATCAAACTCTCCCTGTTATTATGTTGAGCAACACAGCTTCTATCACAAAATTTAGGATTAGCTGTTTCTTTAATATAAAATAAACAATTCACGGGGAAGTATCTCCTCGGCCTCCTAAGCTGTTGAAAGAGTAACCTGGATACATGTGGGTTCGAATCCCTCCTTCCCTGCCATTTTAACAACGGTGAATTCAATGAGCAAGAAGAAGAGCCAGTCCTCGCAGCCGACCCGGCCCCGTAATTGGGTCGCAGTTCACGCTAAACTTCGGTCTGGAGCTGGTCCACATCGTTCCTCTAAAAGCTATGACCGTTCACGCTGTCCTAGTTGTGACGAGAAGATAAATTCTCAAGGCCTTTGCCCAGATTGTGACGAAGAGCATGACAGACCTGACAACTCCACCACCAACGGAACAGAAAACCTCCCAAATTCAGATTAATATTTCAGTTAGCACAAGTTGGGCAACCGATACCGCCACTGATCTATGTGAATTGCTAGGACTTCCAGTTCCCGGCGAAAGAGCCCTTCTTTGGAACACTAAACAAGGCCTCACCATTGCAGTAGTCCGACAACCCGACCATTGCATCATGGTGTACTCCATGCCTGCCAACGACATGGCAGAATTCCTTGAGGCCCTCCTAGAGGCCAGCAGGTGGGTTCCTGAAAGCTTCATGAACCTTCAGCCACTTCCTTCGGACAAGACTCCCCTAGAATTGTCTGAGGGCCCTGTGGCGAACATCTTCGAGCACCCTCTCTTCTCTTTTGCAGGAGGGGCAAGCGAATGGCTCGAGTTCTCCAAAAGTCTCAAAGATGCTCCCATTGGTGGAGATACCGAAGACTGGATTCAGTGGTTCCAAGAACAGGCTGACCTAGACGAAGACGAAGAACCTGAGGACTAGGCTTAACCCATGGTAGAATCTTTGCCATGGATAAGCCCGTCACACTCAATCAAATCGTTGAACAGCTTAAGCTTGCTCAAAAGCAAGGTTCCCTAATTGATCCACAAGAAGAGCATTTTATTGTTCTTTGTGGAGAAAGCTTTAAGGTAAAGGAAGTCTCTCCTGAGGTATTCCTTACCTGGTTGGCAACTCATCACCCCGATCTCGCTGAAGATATGGGTTTGCCTCAACTCAAAGAAGAATCAGAACCCAACCAAAGGAGAATCATTCTCGCTTTGGCTATTACTGCTCTCGTTAAATACGATAAGCAGTTCTATGGCGATAAAGAATTCTGGGTTCATTGATTTTTTAGTTTTCAAAGTTTTACTTAGAAAGGTAACACTCAGATGGCTTCTACCAAGACCCCCACAGCCCCCAAGGCTCTCGAGATCAAGTACATCGCCAAGCCTGTTCATACAACGTATTCTCTCATTTTCATCGGAAAAGATGATTTTAACGGAAACAAGTTCCGTTGTGGACTCTACAGTGAAAACTTCAACGCAAAACAGCTACAGGCAGATGGTTTTCCCACTGCTGAAACTGCTCTTCAAAATCTGCTCATTCAGTTCATGAGCAAGATGGCAGATGAAGACGGAGAGCTCACCACGCTCGGCCACTGGGCCAAGATTCATCCTTTGGCTGGCTTGTCCACCCAGGGCAACGGCGTCAGGCTTCCACTACGAGCTCTGAAGATTGTTCAAGCTCTTATGGGACTCATGCCACCCGACGAGGGCATGGAGCTTCCTACGCTCTAAGTAGTTTTTTTTATTCCTCAAATTTCGTGATAATCGTTGTTGATTGTCATACTCGTGAGTATGCAAACAATTATGCTGCTCTAGGCCACGCGCGGCCAAAACAACAGGGGGCATCTTCCCCAAACCTGTCCACAGTGAGGCTCAATTAGCCTTAGCCTCCAAGGACAAAGGGAGTTAATAACATGACTGAAATCAATTTTTCTGCACAGGACATCGTCAAGTTGCAGTTCCGATGCGAGCGCCCAGGCGGCGGCGGCATCGAGGTTACCACAGCACTGAGCGCTTCTGAGCTCGGTTTGACCGGCGCTGAGGATGAAAATTCTCCCATCGCGCTGACGGCACAGTTCGACTCGGACAGCATCAACGATGCTCTGGCCGAAGCGGCTAACGCCAACACCCCAAGTGAGCGCGCTGCTGCGCTTTCTCGCGCCTTCGAAGCTCGTGCGCAGTACGAGCAGGCTCTCGCTGCCCAGCTGGCAGACGGTGCCCAGTCTCAGGGCGAGTCTGTAGCCACTGCGGTTGTGGATTGGCTGTGCGCAGGTAACCTGCGTGATGAGGAGGGTAAGGCAGTAAGCTTCTCTCGGGAGGACGGTTCGCTGTTCGTCATCCGTGAGAGTGAGCTGAATGTCAGCCAGCGTCGTGAGGTCGAGGGCCACGGGTTCTTCGTCGTCACCGCGACTGCGACCTGGGGCTAAGCCCTAGGCCGAACTTAACGTCTAAATAACGTTAAAAAGTTTTAGAGGGGAGCTGGGCATTGCCTGGTTCCCCTCTAAACTTGTGTCTCGCTCACATAATACCCTTCTCCCTTTGAAAGAGAGTCCCATGAGTTCAATCACCAAGACTGCCGATGTAACACGAACTCGTAAGGGTGTTCGTATCAACAAGCCGGGAAGCTTCTTTATCCGTGATACTTCTATCAACGGAGATAAGAGCGTTTTCTGGTTTACCAATGGAGAGCCTGGCCAGGTATGGCCTCGGCCTACTCTCATTGCCATGGCCAATGCTGCTCGCAGCTGGTATGGAGAAATCAACATCGGTAACGGTGACGTGGATTCTCCCTATGGGGCCGCCCTTGCTTTCGATAGCGAATGGCTTGAGCAATATCATCCCCAGTTGCTTGCTCAAGTAATCCAGAACAACAAGAACACAAACACCGCCTACAGCAAGGCAGAACTGGCTGAGCTCAAGGCTCAAGTAGAAGCTGGAACACTCCCCTGGTGGAAGGTTCCCAACTTCGAAAACCTTGGACACCCCGCCAATGGCAGGCTCCTCAACATTGGTGGGTTTATTGTCACTGCTGGACCTCGGTTCCCCAACGGAATGAGTCCAACTCCGCTAATCGGTATCGTTGGATCTCGAAAGCTCGGCTTCTTTGGTCCAACCATCGGAAGAGACCTGCTCAAGGACAGTGGGCAAGCCTATCCAAACGAATGCGCATCTGACTTGATAGGATTCCCAGTCCTTACGCTACTTGACCCTACCACAGGCAAGGCCAACTTTGAAAAGACTGCCGAATGGCATGCCGAAGAAGACCCCGAGTTCATGGAACAGCTGATTGATGTTCTTCCCAAGTACACTCGCTTCTACGGCCGACCTGTAGGAACCTACATCAATGAAGGCTGGAATTACTTCAACAAGCTGCCCAAGTCAGAACCCAAGTGGAATGAGCTTCCCTCCCCTGCCAAGGCTATTGAAGAAGTAACTCTCAATATGCAGACACTCGAGATGTGCGAAGACGTCGCCGTCGCAGCTGCTGAGTGGGTTCCCATCTGCTTTAGTGACCATCAGCCCGAATACGACGAGGCTGGCAAGTTCCTCGGCTACAACGAAAACAAGATGAAGAACACTTATCGTTGGGGATTGCGAATGATCTTCAAAAAGCAGGGCGGAAAGAAGGGGACTGGCAAGTTCAAGCAGTGGGGTTCCGACAAGAACATCTGCGCATGGGTTAGCTATCGACCCGACATCGATGCTGAGCGTCCTTGGCGACTGATTAAGTCTACCAAGTGCCAGCGCAAAAACCGTTGGTCCAAGTACGACTCATCTATTGCAGGCAATACCTATTACAACCAGGCTCTTCCTGATACAGACCATGCCGTTTGTCAATGGGCTTGTAACTCAATGGCTCAGATGGCTTCTGACTATCCCGCCACTCGAACCCCCATCTTCAATGGTGGAACCGACGGAGTGAAGAAGATCGGCAACTTCAAGAAGAAGCTTCAGGCAACAATCAAGGCCAACATCTTCGCAGTCTAACGACTCCTACCCAGTCTTAAGAAAGGCTATTCCCTCATGCAAGAGCAAAAGATTGTTTTCGTTGGTCTTGGATTCCTTGGGTCCTGGTTCAATGAAATGGCCTGCAAGGCCATCTTCACCCAGGACATCGAAGCTAGCGTCGTCTACATCGATGATGATGCTTTCGAGCTTCGTAACGCAGGTAACCAGAACATCAACCTGGGTTTCGCTTCTCAGGAAACCCCTAAGGTAGTGGCAGCTTCTCGAATCGCCATGGGCTACAAGATCATGGCAACCACCCGCCAGACAAGGCTCGACATGAACAACATGTTCGATCTTCTCGAAGGCGCAACGCTCATCATCGATAGCGTTGACAACGTCCCAACTCGCCAGCTCCTGAACATGGCAGGAACCGCTCTCAAGGTTCCCGTCATGCACCTGGGCATTAGCAAGAAGGGCAGTGGACGAGTCGATTGGACCGCTCCTGGCTTCCAGACATTCCCCTACACCGTAGAGGCAATGGCTGGACGAAAAATGGCTGACGACGATGGTGGCGGTGAGCCTCCCTGCGAGATGTTCGCTCATCTTCCCAACGGACTCATGCTCATCGGAGCAGCAACCAAGGCTCTCTGCCTGTACTACGGGAAGGACCCCTGGGATCAGTCTGGGAACCTCATTCGTAGAGCTTGCATCGCAGCCGGATTGGAAGGGGATCTCCTCGAAGAGATGGTAGCTTCTACCGTCGAAGAGATTGGTCCTCGAATGGAAATGGAAGGTCTTCTCACTTGTTGGGACACGTGGCCTGAAGGTTGTCGGATTCGTACCGACGTCACAACTTTGGTAGATGACTTCTACCCCGTTCTCGAAGGGAGCGAATAAACAATGCCCACACCCAATGGCGGTTACCCTTGGCAGGGTCACGGCGGCTACACTAGCTACACTGGCTACACTGGCGGAGCTTATCAGTCCACCATCTACGGCTACTATCTCATCAAGATGGAAGACGGAACCACAATCATCGATGACATCACCAGCAAGGATGAGTACGAAGCGATTCTTCTGAGTAATCAGTTCGAAATCGAGCACAATGCCGATCCCGAAGACTGTGACCTTAAGAAGCTTCCCAAAGACCTCACCCACGACTTCATCGCTATTCACTGTAGCGAAAAGGACATCAGCTGGACCAAGAAGACTCGTTTCGTCCATACTTGCCTTGTCAAGGCTGCCAATGAACATTTGTCTCATTGGTTTGGTCGAAAGCTCGACTCTAGCGATGAGAATTGGTACTCGTCCTACGCCGACAAGGTGACCAAGGACGGTTGCGCTGAAAAGTGGACCCTTACCGTCACTCACCAGCTCGTGTCTCCTTATGAGATCGGCATCAAGAAGGTGTTCGTTCCTCGTAACGCCAACCTCTCTCCCGAGATGTATGTCTGGATGGGACGCTTGGGGGCCAATCCCGACTTTGCCAAGAACTACTCCACCACCAACGAAGAGTATTTCGCCAAACTGGGATGCGACCAGGCTTCCATCAACAAGATCAAGGACGCCACGGAGCGTGCCAGCATGCAGGACATGCATGACCAGATGGATGCCATGTTCGGCTTCCAGTGCGTGGAAACCCCGCCAGGTCCGGCTATTGTCCTCAGCTCCTTCTCCTCTTCTGGGGGTATGACTTGGAGCAGCTCTGGAGGTTATTCCAACAGCAGCACCTATGGAGCAACCAACACTCACAGTGGTGGTGCTTTCTACGAAGGCCCACGTTCTGGAAGGAAGAGCTCTTGGAAGATTGCTGTCCAGCTTGGCTGGCTCAAGGATCTTTCCTACGACGAGTTCAAGTTCCCCCTCGATCCCTACCGAACTGATCCTGGGGTTATGACTCCCAAGTGCAACACTCTCAAGATTGTCAAGCAAGATGGCAAGTCCTTTGATGTGTGGCAGGTCAAGTCCTGGCTCTCCAAGAAGAAGGCCAAGGAAACTGCAGCACGCAACAAGGCCAATACTCAGGCAAGAAAGCCTTTCTTGCAGGCCGTTCGACGGCTTGCTCAGAAGTTCCACATCAACGCCAAGGAAGCCAAGGCCGTTCTCGATTCCTTCAATGGAAATGAATACCAGGCTAACAAGTTCCTCGAAGATGGCGATCTGACGAAGATTCCTCAGTCTCAGAGCGTAGCCCCTACTCGGGTTACTACTGGATCTCAGGGTCCTCAGTCTTCAATGGGTTTCTTCGGGTCCGACATGTGTCCTGACTGTTTCCAGCGAATGAAGGCATACATCATTGATGATCAGTACTGCTGTGATCAGTGTAACGCTGTTCTTGGGCCAGCAAAGTCAAATCTACCTTCTGTGGTAGTTCCCCCAGGATTCAAGAAGTCGCTCTAGTCAAATAGAGTAACCTAAGAAAACTTACGTGAGGGGGATCAGCTTTTGTTGGTTCCCTAAACGTATGCTACAATCGACTTTACTTAAGGAAGGTACCGGCAAGGTGTCAAAACTGGTTTGAACCCAGTGGGGACGTGATGAGCGTTCGGGTTTCGATTACTCTACTTTCCTCCATTTTCTAAAGGGTAATCAATGCCAAAGTTCAATAGACACATGACAAAAATCTATGTCAGTTTGGACTCCTTTGAGAACATTGAAGCTACCTACTATTGGCTAAGGTCCCAACTCTATAAGGACCATACAGTCACCATAATCACCCCTAGTCAAAAGATCTATCTAAGAGGAAAATGGAAGCAGTTACCTGCTTTACAATTTCTCTTAGAGATGATGCGTTTTCTGAATCCAGAGATACGTATCAAAGGAGAATAATGAGTGGAATCATCTTGCCAGGACAGCAAAATATGTCACAGCAACAAATCGACGCAATCGACAGAAAGCAAAGAATGCTTACCCTTCTACACAAGTGGGAAGCTTTCGTTAACGCAAGCACAGCTGATGAAGTTCTTGAAAGCGAAATAGGGATTTCAATCCTTGCCAACATCGATAGATTTATTGCTGCATTCCCTAGTGCTGTTATTGGAGAAGATGACCGTCATGAGATGGTCCTTAAGCTTCATGGGGGCAGTCATATTCTTCTCACAGAACAGATTGCAATGAAGGAAGCAATGGAAGCAAGGGGACAGAAGGTTCCTGATGAAGCACTCCTAATGACCGTTGCTCAGGTTATTACGTTTGTAGAAGGCATTGCTCTTCACGATCCTCAGGTTACTTCCAATCCAATGTTTAGAGCTTTTGCTTTAGCCATTGAGTTAGGTTTTGTCAAGACACAAACGGACCCAACAAATATTTCTGAAATAGTTAATCCAATAGAACCAACTCCTGAGACAAATATTCCACTTGCCGAATAACTTCTTTTAGTGCTAAACTAAGGAAACATTGCCTTTATAATTCAATGGTTTAGAATTCTTCTGTGGTATAGAAGAGACTATGGTTCGATTCCGCACCCAGGCACCATGAAAAAATAATGAGCGGGCGTAGTGTTTAATGGTTTAGCACGGCAGCCTTCCAAGCTTTAAGTAGGGGTTCGAATCCCCTCGTCCGCTCCAACTTCTTTAAAGGCTTCATCACTATGCGAAAGTTTCTAGCAAACACACTCAGCAAAGTCCTCGACAAAATCATTGGTCCAGTTCTGGACCCCCTTGATGTCACCCAAGCCCTATCTGAGGCCATCACAGAAACAACCAATGAAATGACGCCCTCTCCTAGAGTGGTCGTTGCTTCTTCTGTTCTAGTCGAGCCCTCCTCCGCGCAAGAATCCAATTGGACCCATTGCGACAAGTCCGAATACTACAGAATGATTGTTCCTTCAGATGTAACCGACATGAACAAAAGTCAACCTGCCTACATGGCAACTATCATCGAAGACAAAAACACCGGTGATGTAAGGATGGTTCCTTATTTGAAGGTTCCAATGATTCTACAAGTACATGCTACTGTAGACCCTCAAACAAAGGACATAGATCAACGACAGTGGATCACTCCTAAGCTCGATGAAAATTAGATAAATCCCTTTATAAGGAGAGAATCATGTTGATATATCCTGATTCTCTAATCGACTATCATGTCGATGAACAAGATGGGCTACTTCTATATCTTCCTAATAAAGACAAAACAACCTGGGATCAAAGGGAACGTAAAGTTACCTCGGCCCTAGTTAATCAGTGCAATAACCAAGTTGTAGATCTTGGACTGCCGCACGGATATCATCTTGATTCTCGCTACAAAGGCAAGCCCATCATTCATCGGTTTGTACATGACGGCCATGTTTACTGGCGAACACCGTCCTCTCGCAGCAATTATCTGGGTCAGAATCCCAATAGCCAAGAAGAATGGAACACTATCCTCGATAAGTACCCCTCTTTGGTTTCCCCAGGCTTCTTCTACAACCACACCCTTGTGTTTGTACAAGAAAAAGCCAAGATTAAGCTCCTCGCACTCATTCATTTAAGCACTGGCGAACTCGAAGACGCAGATGAGGTCATCGCGGTTGCTGAGCATTTCGGACTCGACTATGACACCTAACTGCAATTACGACAGAGACCTCCTTGTAATTGATACCGAGACCACAGGAGTAGAAGGCCATCATGTCATCTGCCAATGGGGAAGTATCCTTCTCGACAGACAAACACTGAAAGAGAAGTCTCGGTTTCAAACCCTAGTCCGTATCAACTCAGGTGATGCTGGAAGAGCAAGCCCAGAAGCATTGGCGATTCATGGAATTCCCCTAAAGAAGCTCATGGATCCCAACCACACCATGAAGTTTCAGGACCTGCCTGAAGCAATTCGTGAAGCACATGGGGATCCCCAGGGATATCATATCTATGGAGTACACATTCACTTCGACACCTTCAAGCTTGCTCGCATGTGCAACAAGTACAAGATCGAATATCCATTCCCTGATGCTAGGCCAATAAGTTGCCGAACCTATGACCTCCAGGCTTTCTGGCATGCTATCGGCGCGACTCTTGGTTTAGGGTGGGGAAACTGTGCGCTTAGAGGAATGGCTCGTCATTGGAAGATTCCATTCCCTGAAGACCACGACGCTCTCAACGACTGTGAAATAACCGCAGAAGTTCAACGTAGAGTGATGAAGATGATTCAGCCCAAGGGGCTTATCATCCCAACCTCACCAGAGTGTCCCAAGTGTAAGGGACACATGCTTCTCAAAACCAATGGGAAGACAGGACATCAGTTCTGGGGTTGTGCCAAGTACCCAGTCTGCAAAAAGACAAGGAACATCAAACAATGATTGAAGTCTCTATAGGTGTTGCTGTTTTTTTAATACTAGCGTCTTGCTTCTGGTTTGGGCTGCCAACCAAAAGCTTACGTAAGAAGAAGGTGGAGGTTGAAGAAGTCGAAGAGCTGGAAACAGTCAATCGACCACTCACCGACTTTCGAGGCCCTAGTGAAAGGGAAGAAGAACTCAAAATCAGAGTCAACCGACTAGAGAACGCTATCGTTCTTATCGAACAAGCTTTCGGATGGGTTCTCATCCCAGAAGATGGCAAAGATGAGATTGTAACGGTTATCGAAAGAATCGAGTCTGGACATATTGAGTATGTTCCTGCTATTCTAGTCGAAACTGAAGAGAAAAAAGCTGAACAACCCCAAAAGCCTATTCGGCCAAGGTTTGTTCACTAAAACATAACACGCTCCCTTCTAGGGAAAAAGAAGAAATTCTTAAATCATTCGTGCGCTCATAGCTCAATGGATAGAGTGCTGGTTTTCTAAGCCGGGAGATGTAGGTTCGAATCCTACTGAGCGTACCACTTCATAAATGAATCCTAGGACTATGATCCTACTCTCCAATGCCCCATCAAAAAGCAAAGGTATTGGGTTAAGAAATACCAATGAAAACCTTCTTCACCAGCGACACACACTGGCTCCATAAGAACATCATTAAATACTGCTCACGTCCATGGACCAACTGTCCTGACATGTATGAAACAATGATTGCTCGTTGGAACAGTGTTGTGACTCCACAAGACCATGTCTACCATCTTGGTGATGTAGCTCTAGGTAGCACAAGCAAAGCTGTAGAGATTCTCCAAAGGCTTAATGGTACCAAATACCACCTATGGGGAAACCACGATTCTGGAATGAAAAAGAAACAAGCCTTTCTAGATGAATTCGAGTGGTCAGCATACTATCACGAACTCAAGATACAGGACGCAGACGCCCACAGGGGACGTCAAATCATTGTTCTCTGCCACTACCCTCTCTATACTTGGAACAAGGCTTCACGAGGCTCGTGGATGCTTCACGGACACTGTCACGGCAATGTCGATGAGGCTAACAAAACCACAACACGTCTTGACGTAGGGGTTGACTCTCATCACTACACTCCTATTTCCTATGATCAGGTTAAGAAGATTATGTCTGCGAAGACCTACGATCCAGTTGACCATCATGACGGAACCGAAGACGAGTAGCTATGCTTGGAACCCGTAGATGAATTTTTGTAGTAACTGCGGCTGCTCGAAGGAGTGGGCGGGGCTCAACACCAGCAAGCAACCTCCTCACATCTACTGTGAAAACTGCGAACTCTGGTTTTGGAAAAACCCTAAGCCTGTCTCCGTTGGGGTTGTCATTACTGACTGCCCATATGAGAATGGAAGAGTAGAATTTCTTTCTGATCGCTCTACACGCTCTATCATGCTTACCAAGCGAGATATTGAGCCTGGAAAGGGACTGTGGGCGCTGCCTGGAGGATTTGTAGACGGAGGAGAAGACCCAGTCTCGGCTGCAAGTCGTGAGGTTCTAGAAGAAACTGGAGTCATGTGCTCCTTTAATCTTCATCCTGACTTTACTCTTTACTCTAAAAAGCATGACACTCTTCTTTGCTTCTACATCGCAGAAAAGAAATGGGAAGATGTCAAATACGCTCTACCCCTCGAAGAGACAGAGTCTGTGGAGTTTTTCAGTAAAAGAAACATCCACAGGATGATCGAAGAAAAGCAAATCGCCTTCCCTCTTCACTCATGGGTATTGATGAAGGTTCTCTCAACCTGGTAGAATAGAGAGTATGAGAGAAGATGTCGCAATGATGGTAGAGACTATTCGTAGGTGGGCCCTTACTTGTCCTCCTGAGAAGGTCGTGAAAAATCACCCCGACACAGGTGAATGGACCGCTGCAAGCATTGTTTCAATGTGTGATGATCCAGAAACCTTTCCTGAAATCATTGAGTACGCTATAACTGTTCATGGTCTTATTCTTGCCTATAAGGATGAAAAAGCCAGGAAACCGAAAATCTTCAGTTAGCGCTGGGCGCATGGGAAGTGCACACTCCTCTCATAAGGGAGACGTTGTAGTGGTTCGAGCCCACCCTCAGCGACCATCACTTAGAAAGGTTAAGTAAACCATGAAGAAACTAATAATGGGAAAAGGAGATGTCATCAGCTTTATGCCATGTAAAATCTACACGCCTCCCAAGAACAAAGATGGTTCATATCGGGACAAGCGCTCAAACACCGTAGAAGACGCAGCTGCTTTCGAGCGTCTTTACAACTCTCACATGTATATGGATGAAGATCCTGACTATGATCCGGATGAAGAAGATGACGACGAAGACGATGATGACTATGATCGCTGTAGATGCAGTGACCCAGGTTGTCCGTGTTCTGGCAGCAAAAGAGGCATTCCTTAATAGCCACAGAAGTAGTTCATAAATTCCCCTGGGGAACGGAGGTCAGGTTGATCCGCTGGGTCTTATAAGCGCGGCGTGCTGGGATCATTCCCCAGGTTCCCTACCAGTATTGTATACAAGAGTTCAACTCCTTGCTCAAGGTTCAATCCCTTCTCGCCCTACCATTTTCGATTTACAAAACCCTAATAGGGATCTCATTTTTGGAAAAAAAACGGGAGGCCGATTAGCCATATCCGGATAGCCCAATTGGCAGAGGCATGAGACTTAAAATCTCTGAGTTGGGGGTTCGAGTCCCCCTCCGGATACCAAAGAAAGAAAACACCAATGTGGCTCAAACCTGGTAGTATTTAGTTTTTAGTTGACAAATTAGCTCGAACTTAGCTAAGCCAATAAGTTCAGAATACAAAATGTGGCGACCATGGTCTAATTGGTTAAGATACTGGACTGTGAATCCGGAAACGAGAGTTCGAAACTCTCTGGCCGCCCCAAATATCAAAAATTGCAGGGAGGGTAGTCTTAGCTCCCAGTCAAGGCTCATAATCTTGATTATGCTGGTGCAACACAGCCTCTGCTCCCATTATCAAGTATCTCGGCGTAGCGCAGCCTGGTTAGCGCACGTGCTTTGGGAGCACGGGGTCGTAGGTTCGAATCCTACCGCCGAGACCATCATTAGCCTAGGCCTTGAGAGGGCCTTTAGAACGCAAGCGAATCAAAGGCTTCAGCCCTTAGGGTTTCTCTCGAAAAATCACTATCAGTGACATCGACAGAAGAATCGTTGAATCCTTCCAAGCGTAGGAAAACAATGAAGAATCTACTAGGCATCATACTAATAATGCTCATGGTTGGATGTGCTCACATCTCCAACCCACCAGCCCCTCCAGTTCCCTTCTCTACTGATTGTCCAGATACTCATCTGATTAAGGGCAACATCACAGACGAAGGCAGAAAGATCTTCCACACCCCTCGCTCTCCGTGGTATGAAAGAACAAATCCTGAAGTGTGCTTCAGGTCAATCGAAGATGCATCCGATGCAGGCTTCGCTCCCCCAGAAAGGTGGTAACTCAATGGAAAAGCCTGCCGACCTCCAAGATGGAGCATTGGTTTTCCAGTCAGCACAACGTCAACTAAAAGTTGCTCAAGTCGCTGGAAACTGGAAGGGGTACAACGAAGCTCTTTCAAGTATTTCTCGTGCTGCAAAGAAGGGTCACATCACCATAGACCAAACTAAGCTTGGTCCTTTTGCTGTTAAACAGCTGAAAAAGGACGGATTTAAGGTTTCACCTGATACCCGAACAGAGTCCGGCGACCAACGGGGAGATAGCTGGAAAGTCAGTGTCTACCTCATTAGCTGGGAATAACAATGACCATCACCGATCAACTCACAAGAGCCAAGCACTTTGCAATCACAGCTCACGGTAGTCAGATGTATGGGAAAGGTCTTCCCTATGAATACCATCTCCAAAAAGTACATGATGAAATGATACGAGTAGGAATAGACGACAAAGACCTACTCATTTGTGCGTTTCTTCATGACACCATCGAAGATGCTGACATCAACATTCGAACAATCGAATGTGCTTTTGGTTGGAAGCCTGCTGCCATTACTTGGGCAGTAAGTGATGGACCCGGACAGAATCGTAAAGAAAGAAAGGCTGGAGTCTATCCTAAAATCAGGATGATCCCAGACGCAGCAGTAGTAAAGCTTGCAGACCGTGTCGCCAACTTCAGAGCCTCTCTAAACTCTGCAGAAAAGCGTAACGACCCTCGCATGATGTGCATGTATCTCAAGGAGTCTGAAGACTTCTACGAAGGGCTCAAGGGCTCTAGGTTCAGTTCACCAGTCACTGCTGACTGGGCGCAGAAGCTAGTAAGTACACTAAGACTTCTCGAAACAGACGCACAACTATTGCTTGAAGCAGTTAAAAGAAAGAAGGCAGCAGAAAATGCTCCTTGGTAAAGTCTGCAAAGCCTGTTGTGGTATCGTAGCTCCAGGGAAAACCTGTTACGCATGCGGCAGAAAAGGTTTATCTTTTAGTTGCTAAACCCTTGCTTGATAAGGTAACATCAAAGAATACATTGGGGTATGGGACTGCATGGGGTGGTCGCTTCGCTTGCACCGAGGATATTCAGAAGGGTTCGATTCCCTTATACTCCACCAAAACATATGGACTTGTAGCTCAGATCTAGAGCGCCCATCTCAAGTGGGAGGTCGGTGATTAGTATCCACCCAGGTCCACCAAGAATTAAGGATGCTAACAGCAATTAAACATTGTAGGATAAACAAAACAAAATGCATCCTGTTTATTTCTACCACGGAACTTTAGCTTACCTGGTGCAAGCGCTCGGCTGAAGCCCGAGAGAGTCTGGTTCGATTCCAGGAGGTTCCACCAAAAATCACCTGCATGACGCGCCGGTTGCGCTGCGGATCCTGATAAGATCTGTGTGCTGAGTTCAACTCCCAGATGCAGGACCAAATACGTAAGGGGTCTCGCTTAGCGGCTTTACGGTAGGATCAAGCAACAGCACAACACTTTGTGCTTGGATACTTGACGCCCCTTACTACATACCAAGGATACTCACAGCAAACCCTGCCTTCGGGCATAATAGGTTCGATTCCTACTCTTGGTGCCAAATATCTGGGAAGTTCATCTAATTCAAGACACGGCATAGTAGTCGTGAATGCAGGCTAAATCCTGCCCTTCCCACCAAAGACATAGCCAGATAGCTCAATATCTAGAGCATCGTATGCCCACTGACCTCTATGAAGGTTCCAGGTTAGAGTCCTGGTCTGGCTACCACAACTTAAACCACATTCGGAGATAATGTGGATACTATCCATACCCCTCGCTCAAAACTACTGTTCTTTTTTACAGTGCAATGGTGGTGCTGGCTGGTTGCTCATCTCCTCTTCAACTTCAGAGTAATCAACAAAGAACACATCCCTCGTGATGGGGCGTGTGTATTGGCGTGTAATCATGTCTCATTTGTAGACTGGTTGCTTTTAAGTGCAGTATCTCCAAGACCCATCAGATTTACAATGTATGTAGGATACTTTTCAAGCAATCCCTTACTAAGATGGTTCTTTAATGCAGGACAAGTAGTTCCCATCTGTAGTAAAAAACAAGATGAAGAAATCTATAAGCAAGCTTTCGGTGAAATCTCTAGACATCTCAGTTACGATCGTCTAGTATGCATATTCCCTGAAGGTATACTCACAACAGACGGTGAGATGCATGAGTTTAAGCATGGTATCGATAAGATCCTCAAGCGTGACCAAGTCCCTGTCATACCAGCACGACTCAGTTACTCCCTATGGGGACACTGGTCAACCAAGAGCGAAAGCAACTTTAGACTTTGGAAAAGACCTATAGTAAATCTCATTTTTGGTAAAAAAATTGAACCCAGTTTAGCTACAGCTCACTATCTGGAGTGTACAATTAGAAAAATGAAAGTTTCATAGAAGAAGAGGAAGCACGAGAACTGCTAGCCGAACTCAAGGAACGCTTCGAAGAAGATTGATCGGGTTCAGGTAGGGAGTTAAAAAGGTAACGCTCTGAACTCTGCCCACAAATGGGCTAGATACACAAGCTTGTCTCCCTGAGCTTGTGTCATAATACCTTCATGCTACTCAAGATTAAAAAAACTTGGCTCCCAGTATTGTGGGAACTCAACACACTCGGAACAACTGAAGCTCTAACAGCATTGCGTGGACTAGAAAAACTAGGACTCGTAACTTGGGACCATGATCCTATTGAAAAAAGATACTTCGGAAACCTTACTGTTCTTGGTAAAGCCGTGCTCGACATCATTAACAAGGGTAGAATTCACGAACTCAATCAAGCGAAAGCATGCAGGAAGTATGTTACCCTTGAAATTCAAACTTCATCGTAGAGGTGTAGCTCAATGGCAGAGCGCTTGGCTTTGACCCAAGTCGTTATAGGTTCAAATCCTATCATCTCCACCAAAAATCAAGGCTAATTAGGAAACAAGTCGAAGGAGCTTCTGACTTACTAAGTTTCCGTGTCCGATCAGGGCTAAGCCCACAAAGAATAGTATGGATCTGTAGCATTGGGGTAATGCGCCGGCCTGTTAAGCCGTGACCGAAAAGTCTAAGTAGGTTCAACTCCTATCGGGTCCTCCATTTCAAAATACAAGGCGTACAGTCTGTCTGGGAACAGAAGCGGTCTGTAAAACCGTGCTTTAATCGGGTCTAAGTTCGAATCTTAGGTGCGCCACCAAAATACATAAAGGACACACATTGACTGGACCAAAGATTGCTCCTAGCAATAAGAACGAACGTACTCACATCATTTATATCCTTGACCGGTCTGGCTCTATGCTTTCCATTAAGGACGCAACCATTGAAGCATTCAATGAGTTCCTTTCAGGACAACAGTCAGAAGAAGGTGAAGTAACATTCACTCTTGTTCAGTTCGATGACCAATACGAAGTGGTATACGATGGCATTCCTTTGAGTGAAGTTGCTCCGCTTAACAACACAACCTTCATGCCACGTGGCATGACCGCTCTTCTTGATGCTCAGGGTAGAACCATCAACTCTACCCTGCAGGGAATCAAGACCATGCCTGCACACAAGCGACCAACAAAGGTTATTTGTGTTGTCCAAACAGATGGACACGAAAACTCTTCAAAGGAATTCAATCAGTTCCACGTCAACAAGATGGTCAAAGCTGCTGAAGAAGAGCACAAGTGGGAAATGATCTTCCTTGGCGCTACTGAAGATGCAATCTCAGTCGCCATCGATTATGGCTACGTTCCAACCAAGGCTCTCAAATGGTCAGCCAATGACCTAGGAGCAAGAGGAGCCATGGCAAGCGCAAGCTCCTACATTACTCGTACACGCACAGCAACTCCTGATGAGGTCATGGCATTTACTGACCTTGAAAGAACACAGGCCGAGGGTGAAGTTGGAGCCCTAGACTCAACCATTGACCCCAACGAGTAAGAAAACCTGGACCCTTAGCTCAACAGGTAGAGCGTCGGACTTTTAATCCGATGGTTCTCGGTTCGATTCCGAGGGGGTTCACCAAAAAGAAAGGCATCATCACAATGCTAACACCTCAGCAAGCAACGGACTATACCCTAGCTCTTGCCGTTGATCCAACACTTAGCGAAGACACATTTCTTGAAATGGAAATTAGCTTCTACTCTTGGGATAGAAAAAACCCAACAGCTATGAAGCGAAAGCTCGACTACGCTAGAGGAAAACTCTATCGACGGAACACACTCAAGTGTGAAAACAAAAAGAGTCGTAAGGCAGGTCGTTGCTACCGTACTGGTGAAGAAGACTGGAGTCGTCAAGACAACGCTCCTCTTACTCAAAAGGATATTGACATGATCAATGCTCTTGAGTATGGTCAGTACACAAGAACAAAGAACGTAGCGGGTGATATGGTCGCCCACCTCACTTGGGCATGCGACTCAAGCGATTGATAGATATCAGCGCTCGTAGCTCAATGGTAGAGCACTGCCTTGCCAAGGCAGAGGTTGAGAGTTCGAATCCCTCCGTCCGCTCCAAGTTCAAGAGAACAGACAGCAAACTACCTTTACAGATAAGCAATTCACTGATAATGAATAGATAGTTGGTGCGAATCCAACCTTGGCCACCATGATCTCTATAGGCAAGAGCCAGTTCGATTCTGGCAGAGGTATACTACGGCCAAGAAGCTAATTAAAAACAGTTCCCTGTTTGAGCCCCTCATGCTTACCCTCCAAGCCAGGAGGATAGTATGGGGGCTCTTCTTGTTTGCTCTAAAATTATTGTAATGGATACTCTGCCGGTATGGTGTAGTGGTAACACAGTTGTTTTGTAATCAACTACTGAAGGTTCGATTCCTTCTATCGGCACCATCAATATAATACAAACATTCGTTAAGGAAAACATTGCGAACACAAACAGATCAAACTAGAATCAACCATCAAATTCGAGCACGTCAGGTAAGGCTCATCGATTCCACAGGCAACAACGTCGGAGTCATGGGAACCAGACAAGCACTAGAGCTAGCAAGAGACACTAGTCTCGACCTAGTAGAGGTTAACTCTAATGTTAATCCTCCCATCTGTAAGCTCATGGACTATGGAAAGTTCCAGTACGACAAGAAGAAGGCAGAGAAAGCTCGACCTAGAGCCATCTCCGTTAAGGAGGTAAAGCTTACTCCTCAAATGGGAGAGTCCGATCTTCAAGTCAGGCTTACCCGAGCCATTGAGTTCCTCACCAAGGGACACATAATTAGAGTTACAATGGAATTCAAAAAGGGATACCAGCGTAGGCAAGACCTTGGGGACGAGAAACTTGCCATGTTTGTAGAAGAACTAGATGGTATTGGTAACTGGGATGGCGATGCCAAGCCTAGTAAGCGAGGAGTAACATTCACGTTTACTCCTTGCTCTAAGTAAAAGAATTTGCTAAGTTTAAGAACTTAGCACTGAGTATTAAGGGTACTCACAGCAAACAATTTCACTCGCAAGAGTGTTGGGTTCGATTCCCAGTAAACCTGCCAAAATTAGGTTTAGCCAAAGGTGGCTATTAAATGTACCCTGACCAATACTCGACTAGATATGATGGCATGCCGGGATGGCGGAATTGGTAGACGCGCTGGTTTTAGGAACCAGTATCTTCGGGTGTGCAGGTTCAAGTCCTGTTCCCGGTACCATCACATCAAGAACATACTAAGCCTTAGTCCCTCCTTAACGAGGGGCTAAGGTTTTTTTTTGAAAGTTAAATGAACATGTTATTGGTAAGCAACAACCAACCCAGCTTTAGACTAGAGACGCTCTTTTGCAAACCATTCGTAGTGCAGTCAGAAGAAAACAACGCTTGGTTTACCAATTCCTTTGTAAATGAAACTAACTGGGTAGGACTCGTATCGATGCGAGGACCACGTCGGACTGCCTTTAAGGATGGTGTCCTAAGACCTAACTATATACTCATTGTGTTCTTGCACGATAAAAAGTTGATACAAACTATATGAAACTAGAAAAGAAAAAGATTAGAACAGAAGAACATGGAGTATTAAGCGAAGCCAAGTTTGGTATTAGTGAATTCGATCAGGTACACATCCTAACAATCCTCAGAGACAAGCTCTACTCTAACAAGATTAGAGCATTCGTAAGAGAGTACTCAACCAACGCAACAGACGCTCATGTCTATGCAGACTGTCCAGAACGACCCATTAAGATTACTCTTCCAAGCCGCTTCGGCCCCGTGTTCTCAGTAAGAGACTTCGGTGATGGTCTTAGCGAGACTGACATCTATGAAATCTATGTAAGGTACGGAGCCTCCACCAAGAGAGAGTCCAACGATGCCATTGGGCAACTAGGACTGGGGTGTAAGAGCGCTTTCGCCTACACTGATGCCTTTACTATCAACTCATGGCACAAAGGCATACACTCCATCTACAGCGCCTTCATCGATGAGACTAATGTCGGCAAGGTAACTAAGCTGTCTGCCATGCCTTCTGCAGATCCTTCTGGTGTTCGCATTGATATTCCAGTAGCAATGAAAGACATTGATACGGTAAAGAAAGAAGCCAAGCACTGTTATAGATTCTTTACTGTTCGCCCCGAAATAAACATTCCTATTGTCCAAGAGAAAGTAATCAGCTCAGGCACAGGATGGAAGCTTCTCCAGTACGAAACAGGGGCGGGTCGCTATAAATGGCGTAACGGAAGGAACGTCTTTGTCTCTGCAGAACCAGCTTACGCAGTCATGGGTGACATTGGTTATCCTATTGACACTGAGCAAATCACTGGCTCCTCTGAAATGGTAGAAACCCTTATCGAAAGTCCCATCCTTATTCAATTCAATATTGGTGACCTCTCCATTGCTGCTAACAGAGAAACCCTTGAGTACACCTCTCACACTATTGGTAACATTAAAAAACGTCTAGCTGCTGTAGGAGAAGAACTTCGAACCTCTCTTGTTCATGAGCTAGAGTCTTGCGTTACCCCATGGGATGCACGCATCAAAGCAAGGCAAATCTCTACACTTGGACTTACTGGCAACACTAGTCTGATTAAAACTTTGCTCCACTCTTCTCCCAAATGGAAGCATATCGGTGGAATCACTGAGCAAACCGTTCACATCACAGGCTATAACAATCAGAAACTTGTTCCTCGTTTACTTCGTAACGATAGAACTACTGTTTCTCAAGATAACTATCAAGGGAAGTATGCCAAGGTTGATGAGTCTACCGTTGTCTTCTATGTAGACACAAAGAATGCATGGCTCCGGCGTGCTCTACTTTTACGTAGCGACATCAAGAACAAGCACGATCTAACAGAAGTCAATGCTATCATCATTAAAGGAGAAGGACGAAGCATCGCCTCCCAGGTAGAACTTGAAACCTACCTTAAGCACAAGAACATCGACGGTGTTCCAGTCTATAAACTTAGCGAAGTAGACTACACCAAAGTTACAGCAACAGGTAAAGTCTCCACTCCTCAAGGCGTCAAAACATCTGTTCTTATTCAAAATCCACAAGGCTGGTCCTCAACACGACAAAGCAGATGGAACCCAACAACGACTGACCTTGCTAGCGGGAAAGGAGTCTATGCGATCATAGATCGCTTCCGAGCCATTGATTACAAGAACAATGAAGGCAGCTACATCACTCGTCCTTGCTGGTCTACTGGATTTAAGCTAGTTGACTCAGAAAAAGAAGGACTGTGGGATAAAGCTGAACGATTACGTGCATTTACAGCCTACAAAGACCTTGTCGTTTATGGGTTCAAACCTCGTATTCGTGATAAAATAGGTAGTGGATGGATGGAATTCAAAGACTACTACAAGGTTGAATTCTTAAAGGCAATTCAATCAGACACAACCTTTTTTGAAAACCTTAGCTTGATGAGAACAATGCATATGCTTAATAGGCATTGCTCAGCTCTTCATCAAGACCAAGACCTACCAGCTCCTTCTGAAATCAAAGACCCAACAAGTCTAGTCGCTGAGTTCCTTTCGCTAGCCAAAAAAGTTACAGTATTTAGGACAACAGTATGGAAAGACAAGTCCATCCAGATCAAGCTAACAGATGCTAATGCTGAACTCTCTTCTATCTATGGTGAAGGCAATCCTATCGTTGGAATTGAATCAGACGAACTAGTTGAGAAAATTAACAATGCATATCCAATGCTCAGATACACTGGGCTTTCCTTCCAAGAGGAACGAAGGAAAGACATGATCGCCTATATTAATAAAGTAGACGGAGATAAATAAAGTATGAATACACGACCACCAATGATCATGACAGCAAGCAGCGTCACAGTCATTCTCCAAGGGAAAAGTCACACCATCTATCGTGACCATCCTTCTTGGCAGAACATCAGAAAAGCAATCGCGACTGAAGACTGGAACGCACTTCCAGACCTAATAGATGTCCAAGCAGCAATTGCTCGCTGGGCACAGGGGCGATACACCGTCACAGAAACAGAAGTTCTCTGCGACGGAGAACGTCTTCCTCCTGCCATCGAGACACGAGTGCTTGCTTTCCTTGCCGAAGGACTAAGTTTCGAGTATCTTCTCAAGTTCCATGAACGACTAGACGCTAACCCAAGTCATCGTGCAGTTACTGAACTGTATGATTTCCTTGAGAACAAGAACATCCCTATCGGTGCAGACGGATGCTTCTACGCCTATAAGGCAATCAGATCAGACTGGAAGGATATTTACTCTGGTACTATTGATAACTCTATTGGTACATCACCCGAAATGCCACGCAACAAGGTTGATGACAATAGGGACCGCACCTGCTCCAAGGGACTTCATGTTGGTGGCCTCCAGTATGTCAAGCTCTATGGTCGAGGTGACTCCAAATATGTCATCGTTAAGGTAGATCCAGCCAACGTTGTATCAGTCCCACGGGACCACAACGCACAGAAGGTAAGGGTAAGCACTTACGATGTTATCGAAGAGTACACCGGTCCACTTCCCGAGACTGTCTATGGACAGACCGTACCTGACTGGGTACAGGATGATTGGGAAGATGAGAGCTGGAACACAGATGAAAAGTACTGTCTCAAGTGTGATGATTGGCTAGAGGTAGCTTTCGATACTCTCGACTGCCCCACTTGTGGTGAAAGGTTTTAATGCTTGATCCACAATTCTGTTTAGTATAAAATAGTTGGAACTTGCTTAAGTCGCTGAGACCTTATGCTAAAAGCAGCTTAGAGGTTAAGACATATCAATATGATCGCCGTACTAGTCATGGCCTATCCAACGATCCTCTTTAACTAAGTCAATAGTAATCGTGTAAATCTTAAGCAAGTTCTAGCTTATACTTCGTTCGTCTAACGGTTAGGACATAGGACATTGGTTTTTCAAGCCAAGAATAGGGGTTCGATTCCCCTACGAAGGACCAAGCATCATGGGCATGTAGCTTAGCGGCCAAAGCACTGGTATTACAAACCAGACATCGTGGGTTCGAGTCCCCCCATGCCCACCAAACAACATGCTACTAATAAGCTCAGCTCCAGAAGCAGAAGAGAAAGCTTTCGCAAGCTCAGACTATGCACACACGGATGTAGCCGTGGCCGTAGCTGCTGACTATCGGAAGTTTTATTCGCTCTACATCCACCTCCACGAAAAAGTTCTCTACAGCTTTGCTCCCCGTAAGGTGGGCGATACTATCGTCTTCCGTTGGAGACTACCACCTACGATAAAGGGAAAACACTTTGCAAATTAAGCCAAAAGGTCCTTACATCCTAGTTCAGCTTGACACTGTCCCCGATCAAACCGCTTCTGGTCTTTACCTAGGCAGCTCAGCCCGTAAGATGAAGCAATGCAAGGGAATTGTTACTGCTATTGGCACTGCCGTATTTGATGTAGAACTAGGAGACAGAGTAATTCTCACTGTTGACTACGAACCTAGCTTCTGTGTCACCAACGATGAACAAGAAGAATTCGTTATCGTTGACGAAGAAGACGTCTGTGCAATCCTAACAGAAGAAGGGTCAAATTGATTTACTTTGCTATTAGGCATAAAACAACCGGACTATTCATGGTTGGTAGCTCTAGATATAGTTCATGGAGTCCCATAGGAAGGACATGGGCTAATCCTTCTTCAGCCAAAGGACACATAACTCGGGTAAGAAATCTCATTCCAGGATTTAAGAAAAGACTAAACAGGGGGGCGATGAAGTGGCAAATTGATCAAGCTAACCTTAACCCCAGTGAATGGGAAATTGTTAAGGTTAAAATGATTGTAGACGACACGGTTTAGTAGTAAGATAGACACGAACCCTGGATAGACCGGAGTTCAGACTTCCCAAAGGTGGAGGACAACATGAAGAAATATTCTCTCGGCGTCGTAATCGGACGCTTTCAGCCCGTACACCAGGGGCACATCGAAAACATACTGGTGCCTGCACTTGAGCAATGCGATAGAGTCCTAGTGACTCTCGGCTCGTGCCATAAGCCACGAACAATTAAAAATCCTTTCACTGCTATTCAGCGTGAAGGTATGATCCTTGAAGCTCTTCGTAGTCACTATGACTACCCCCAACGAGCAGAATTCACCAGCTTGTCGTTCAGGGACGCACGTGACTTCCCTTACGACAACAACAGATGGCGTGCTCAGATCCTGAGATTCGCTCATGAATTTGAAGACAACGACTCGAAGATTGCTCTCTTCGGAGCAGAGAAGGATCATTCATCCTTCTACCTCAAGTTCTTCCCGCTATGGGCTCTGGTTGAGCCTGAAGGGCTTGGTAACGGTTACAGTTCGACTGTTATCCGAGAGTACTTCTTCAGCGATTCTTTCAAGATGGATGCTCTTCATGCTCCGGCTGACTTGTTCACGAAGAACATGGTCAATCGAGGCCTTCCCTCTTGTAATATCGTAACTCTGAGTAACTGGGTCTTCACCGAGGAAGGTAAAAGACTTAAGACTGAGTACGATCACATCAAGAAGTACAAAGCTCAGTTCGAATCCTACCCCTATCCACCCATCTTCCACACCGTAGATAATGTAGTCCTATACAACGGACACATTCTCCTGGTGCAGCGTGGAGCCATGCCTGGCAAGGGCCTGTGGGCTCTCCCAGGTGGCTTCCTTAACGCCAATGAGTGGGCATTCCAAGGAGCAATGCGTGAGCTTGCCGAAGAAACAGGGCTCAAGCCCAAGCCCGAATGGTATAACCCCGAACCAAAAACGTTCGATCACCCCGGCCGATCTCTTAGAGGCCGAACGATCACTACAGCTTTCCTCTGTGTTGTCCCCTCTAGGTTTCCCGCACCCTCTGTTAAGGGAATGGACGACGCCGATCGAGCCTCTTGGATCCCAATGGATAGAGTACTTGGGGATTCCCCAGCTTATTCAAACATAATGTTCGAAGATCACATCGATATCATCAGAGAGATGGTGGAGAGGGCGTGATTCTAATAAGCAATGCACCTGAGGCTAGTCTTCAAGAACTTTGCTTTATAATGCCTCGGTTTTTGCCAAGAAAAAATGAACCCATCTTTCTCGCAGTCTACTTGCCGTGTCAAAAGAGGCCAACAACAGATGTTGAATGGTTTACTTTCAGCGTCTTAATCTCTAAAAAGTTTTGGAAAGCAGAAGACGTCCCTCATACCCAAGGCGATAGACGCCAAGGAGAATGACAAAAATGTTCATTCATGAAATCCCAATTGCAGTATTATCTGATAGTTACAAGGCAGGGCACCCTCGCCAGTACCCCGACAACATCAAGCAAGCAACAGCCTACGGAGAGTTCCGTAAGGCTATGTTCGGCAACGATCATCGGATCGTGTTCTTCGGAGGCCGCTACTATACAGAGACATTCCTTAATCGGCAGTGGACGATGGAAGATATAGATGCAGCAGCATTGTTCTACTCCACTCACAATGTTCCCTTCACCCCCTATCCCTTTCCAGAAGAACTGTTCAGAAAATTCGTCCGAGAAAACGATGGTTATTTCCCAGTTAAGGTGGAGATGATTCCAGATGGTACTGTTATCTACCCACACGTGCCTGTGTACCAAATCACCGCGTCTGATGATTATTCACGGCTCGTCACTTTCATCGAAACGGTACTTACGATGGTATGGCACCCGACCAGCGTTGCGACTCTCGCGGCCCACACCAGGAATGCGATTGTTTCATCGTTTGGACGTAGCGCTGACGAGGAATCGTCCTGGAAGATAGATTCAAGGCTTCATGATTTTGGTTTCCGAGGCACTTCTTCAATCGAAAGTGCAATATTGGGAGGTATGGGTCACCTACTCAGCTTTACAGGCAGTGACACCATGGCCGCCGCTTACTATGCTCAGATGGCATACAACGATGGGCGACCAGTGGCTATGTCAATCCCTGCCACAGAACATAGTGTAATGACAAGCTGGCCTGATGAACTCAGTGCCGTGCGAAACATGTTCAAGCGGTTCCCAGGAGGCTTGCTCGCCACTGTGGGCGACTCCTATGACTGGAAGGGCTTCCTAGACACAGTCGTTCCCATCATGGCTAAGGAGAAGCCTGAGGACCTCTTCTGGGTAATTAGACCAGACTCTGGTGACCCTCTTAAGTGTGTCCTTCAAGGGCTAGAAGCATTGGAGAAGAACTTTGATACTACTATCAACTCAAAGGGTTATAAGGTCATCAACGGAGCTGGGATCCTTCAAGGTGATGGCCTGGACATATCATCACTCCTCAAAATCCTATATGGAGTGGAGGCTGCTGGCTTCTCTGTCGAAAACGTCGCATTCGGAATGGGTGGTGGGCTTCTCCAGAAGCATAACCGAGACACGATGGCTTTCGCCACCAAGCTATCCCAAGTGGTACTTGACGACGGCACTATCGTGGACAAGATGAAGTACCCCAAGACAGACAAAGACAAAGCTTCCATGCCGGGTAGACTCAAGGTCATCACCATGGCTGGTCATCCCGTGACTGTTCCTGAAGAATTCCATGTCTGGAGTGACTACGCTATTGAGACTAATCTCCTTAGGGTTGTCTACGATCATGGACCAGTAGAGGTTGAGCATCTCACCTTTGATGAAATGCGGGCAAGTCTTCTCATCCAGTGGGATCGATGCAAAGATGGCTATAATGCCATCCACCCCAGCCTTAAACGGAAGATGGAAACAATCATGGAGGCACACCGTGCTAACGGAAATTAAAAGCCTTCTTAGTTCTAATCATAAGCTTAGTGCAACCATCTCTGGTGGTGGTATTGGTTTTTTCTCTAAACTATTAGTTCATGGAGGAGGGAGTGCTCTTCTTGTAAGAGGCCACATCCCCTACGGAACATCAACACTACACACAGCAGCTGCACCATGGCAACACGGTCAAGGGGCAGTCAGCCAAAGGACGGCTGAGAACGTTACAATTAATCTAGAACAAACATCTCATTGGCTTGATCCCAACGAGAGAGTTAATCATGTTTCCCTTTGTTGCACAGCAACTATGAAATCAGAAAGAGAACGTCAGGGAAGAGAGCATCGAGCTTGGATTTCCCTACGTGGAGACAAGAAGCCTAACAAAAGCCTTAAGATCTCCCTATCTCACTATCTCACTCGTGAAGAGCAAGAAGATTTGCTTTCAGAACTACTCCTAAAATTACTCGCTGAGTATGTTGGAGTTAGTTCAGAAGGTAATGCTCTTGTCGAAGCGAAGAAGCAAGACAGCAACATCGTAGAACATAAGTCTCTAGAATAGGCATCAGCGTAAACAATGGAACAAAAATATCTTGATCTTTTAGAAAACATTTTAGAGAACGGAACAGATAAAGGTGATCGAACGGGGACTGGCACTCGAAGCTTATTCGGGCGTCAGCTCCGTTTTGATCTGTCGGAAGGGTTCCCACTCCTTACCACCAAGAAGATGTTCATGCGTGGGATTAAAGAGGAGCTGCTTTGGATTCTAAGTGGCTCAACAGACAATAGAAAGCTACAAGAAAAGAATGTAAACATCTGGAATGAATGGGCTACTGAAGAACAGTGTGCTAAGTTCGCTAGACAAGAAGGAGACCTAGGTCCAGTCTATGGACACCAGTGGCGTAACTTTGGAGCTAACTGGGACCCTACGGGTGATCAACCAGAAAAAGAATGGTATGACTACAAAGCTCAGCGCTGGGTTAATCCAGTCTACATGTCAGATGGCATGGATCAGATAAGCAATGCCATTGATCTCATCAAAAACAATCCCAACTCTAGACGTATCATCGTCAACGGTTGGAATCCAAGTGAAGCAACGCAGGTCGCGCTACCTCCTTGTCATACCCTTTTCCAATTCTATGTCATTGAGGGTAAGCTTTCAGGCCAGCTCTACCAGCGGAGTGGAGATGTGTTCCTTGGGGTTCCGTTCAACATCGCATCCTACGCTCTTCTGCTTCACCTCACCGCTCAAGCGACAAACCTGGAAGCTGGTGACTTTGTCCATACGTTCGGTGACGTTCACATCTATAACAACCACTTCAAGCAAGTAGAAGAGCAGCTCAGTCGCACACCGCTAGAACTACCTACACTCTGGCTTAATCCAGAGGTAGATGACATCTTTAACTTCACTAGTGAAGACATTAAGATTGTTAACTACAATTCTTATAAGTCAATCAAAGCACCAGTAGCAGTATGAGATTTCAAGGTCAGTTGGTGAGTAGCCTCACTGGTCCCCTTCCTACTGGTATCACTTATTGCACTTATCCGTTAGGTAAGTTGTCGATAATGTAACCCATCTCAACTAGAGTCCCTGCTTCAGGAATTATATCGAAGAAAATCGTGTTAGTAGTCTCATCGTAATGCCAATATGGGAACTCTAGCGCATCTTCAAAAACGATAATACTATCTGGGACTGGTACAAACTCAAGCTCCCATGACTCATAAGGTTCTAACTGAACAGTAGCTTCGGCTACGCCAGGTGACCAATCAGTATCCATAATATCGATCATGACACCACCGAAGTGGTCTACTACTTCTACATACCCAGCGTTGTCGTTGGGATTAGTAATTGCTGCTGCAAATGTAGACCCCTCAGGGCGGAGTCCCTCATACCAGGAAATCCATTCATTTAAAGGCATTGAAGACTGATCGTACTCGTCGCTAACAAAAACGGTTAGCAGGGTAACATCATCGCGCATCCATTCCCAAGAAGCCGGATTATTCTCAATGTATTCGTAAGCAGAATCTCGTCCCGACTCCCACTGCCCTTGCATAATGGAGTTGTACATATCAAGAGCTTCGTCGATACCATCACCTGGTACAAGAGGGAACTGGAAGGGTTCGTTAGCCGCATTGGACGGGGTAGCACTAATCATCATTAGTCGCCAACCGTGCGGCGGCAAAGCATTTATCATTGCTTCAATACCTGCTAGGACTCTTCCGGCATCGTTGTTCATAGAGCCAGAGAAGTCCAACACCCATAAAATATCAGTGCCATTAGAAGTAGATGGTTGGATAAAATGCTCAACCCAGACATCACCTTGAGGATCACCATTGGGAATCTCAACTTCAACCTCAACAATTACCTTAACAGGGACCTCAACAGGCACTTCAATATATTCAGTTTCCCCACCATAAATAGCATAATCACTACAACCAATTAATATAAGAGGGATAAGGATTGTAAACAGTTTATTTAATAGACGCTTCATCTGACTGTGCCTCCTCGAGTATCTTTTCAAGCTCAATAATTTTTAGGACCTGACTTAAAAAGTCTCTAATTCTATGTGCTGGTTCAGCAATAGAAATCTCAGACCAATCACTACCATTGGTACTTACAATAGCGATAAGCATCCCAATTATTTCACCGTCCTTGATTACAGGACTACCTGATGAGCCTTGAGCAGCAGGTAAGCTTAAGAAATAATCACCGGTAAGAGGATCAACAAAGGAGAAGCTACCTTCCTTTTTAATGGGAAAGATACCAAAGGGTGCCTGAATACTGATGATTCTGTCATCAAATCGAGGTGTATAGTTATCGCTGATTGGGTATGCTGGAAGACTAGTTTCAACCTCAAAGATACATAGATCAGGGTTAAGGTTAAACCAAATAACCTTACCTTCAGAGGTTGTGTCTAGCACAGTACGAATCTCAATAAACTCATGAGCTAGCTTAGTCAAGGGATTTACACATACATGCCCAGCGGTAAGCATGAGAGTCTTGCCGTTAGGCTGTAGCTTAACAGCCGTAGCTGTGCCACTGCCTCTAAGTGGAAGCTCTCCTGGTATAGTGTTACTTCTTACACGAACTAATGCCGTGCTTAAAGCTAAAGGGTTGCTTGTAGCTTGGGTTAGTGTTAGAGTATCTTCTACTTTAGGGGCCATCGCCTGGACTAAGCTTTCATCTGCAATGAAGGCTAAGTCCATCATAGGGACCAAAAGCAGTGCTACCAACACGCTTAAGAATTTCCTTTTCAATTTCGTCTCCTTTTCAGGGGCGGTACCCCTTATACTTAGCATATCATGGTCAACCAAGAACTTACCAGCCAACTATCTTTTTGGGACAGTATCCACGATGGGTATTACATTGCTGTAACCAGCGGAGGCTTTGATCCCCTACATGTAGGGCACCTACGGTCTATCATCAATATGAAGCTCGCAGTTAGAGACTATCTTGTCCTTAAAAAAAAGAAAATCGACAAAATAGATAGGCCTATTCTTTCTGTTGTCATTGTCAACGGACCCAATTTCTTAGCTCAGAAAAAGGGATATGAATTCATGCCTCTTGTAGAACGCATGGAAATCATCAAGAACCTCCAAGGTGTAGATTATGTAGTCCCTTGGGATCAAGTAGGTGATGACTCTACTGTTATCAACGCTCTCTCCATTATTAAGCCTCACTTCTTTTGCAAGGGTGGAGACCGCACCAAAGAATCCGGACTAGCTGAACAAGCAGTGTGTGATAGTTTGGAGTGTGAAATCATATATAATGTAGGAGGCGGGAAGATTCAAAGCTCTTCCTGGTTAGTAGATGCTGCTGATAAGCACAAAACTTAGCTATCAAACCCTACCAAATGAACCACTAATCGCCTGGACTATTCGCCTAGATAAAGACCTTGTTCTTTTATTTGCTCGCCTTCATAAGGGGAGATGGTATGGTGAAAAAATCAGGAACTATCATATATGGAATAGAAAGCGGTCTAGACAACCAAGCTTGCTCCATGGCGACAAGGCCTAGGCCTAAAAGTGAATATCCTTCATGGATTAAACGCCTTCCCCTTGCTCATAGGAAAAGATATGCTGTTGATATCCCAAGAGATGAGAATCTCTAAGCCTTGGTACACACGAATCTCTTTCATCCTAGGGGTTGATGATTATTGGATAGATACTTGGGAAGTCAATGCACTCTTTGCCTTCCTAGATATCACCGTAAGATCAGAGTGTGAAGACTCCCCCATAGATGTGTTCACTCTCGTACTCGAAGAGGACCACCCAATTCATGCAAAAAATAAAATTAGTAAAGTCAACCGATAAGATTCTGTCTACTCCGACAGAAATTGTTACCGACATAAGTACTCAAGTCATTCCCTACATTGCCACCATGAGGACCATCATGAGACAAAACAGTGGAGTAGCTATTGCTGCTAACCAAGTAGGATTGCCTTATCGATTCTTCCTTGACAGGGGTGAAATTTATATCAACCCTACAATTGAAGTAATTGATGCTACAGAAATCCAAGGACAAGAAGGATGTCTCTCCTTCCCTGGAGGCGCCTGGCTTTGTAAAAGATTCACAGCCATAGCCTTAACCTATGAGACAACCAAAGGGAAAGAGAAAATCATTACGGTTCGCCTTCCTGATATAGTTAAAACTAGAGCAGATCAAGCTACTGTCTCTAAATTACTCTCTTTCCAACATGAGGTAGACCATTTAAATGGCATCCTCTTAACAAATCATGGAGAAAAAATTAAGCGCACCTTTGGTGAGCCTGAAGAGGAGCCTATCTCTTTGGTAGACGCTCGAAAACTTCCCGTGGTATCCTTGGCTCAGCTACAGAGGCTAATGGTAAGAGATAAAAAGCTTGCTGCACAAGCACAAGCAGCAGCAGCAGACAAAGACGAGTAATAACATCCCCGTATAGCTTAGCGGCTTAAAGCGCTTGCTCGACACGCAAGAGATCGGTGGTTTAGATCCACCTATGGGGAACATAAACAATGCTTGTCATTTATCTAGTTTTAGTTACACTACTCGTTGCAGTAAGCGGTATTACGATTTGGCTTCGTGAAGATACAACCGAAGAGGAAATCTTTTGGACCCAATTACTCTATTGGCAGACCATACTTTTGATGGTGTTGGCTATAGCATTAGCTATCGTGATATTGCTAGCCTAAACCTAAAAGGTATAATATGGATGATAAAGAAGAACTAGGTCCGAAGATACACAGTAGAAGAGCCCCTTCGGGTATGCGAATCTTCACTGTCTGTCGACAAGCGGACGAAACAGGCGTTAGCGGTGAAGGAATCATCGCTGAAGGAGTAGAGTGGGGAGACGGTAGTGTAAGCCTTAGATGGTTGACACCGTGGCCCAAAGGAAGCATCGTCTATTGGCATACAATGCAAGACTTTCTTTCCGTTCACATCCTCCCTCACATGTCTAATGGAACTATCATTACCTTTGCCGACGGCGAACAGGTAGTGTATGGAACTCCACCTAAAGAAGAAGTTCCTCCGGAAGAATAATGTTCCTAGTCTCAGCTCCAATGCCTCAGCGATCACCTAGAACAATCTTTAGGCCTATCATCGTTGATCTAAACTGGCTAAGAGCAAGGGTAGGAGACAATACTCCTTGGGTTAACGCCTCAACTAGCTACAGATGGAAAATCTTGGAGATTGATACAGGGGAAACCCAGGTTGATTTCCTTGACATTATTTTGTTAGCTTTTGAAATAGGTGCAGAGTTAAAGAACTGTACCTTAGAAATCGATGAAACCACAGAGACATTGGTCCTTGGAATTCACCGTCCTCCTATTCCCTGGCGTCCAGTCAGACATAAGTAGCTTTGCCCAAAGCAGAAAGAAGTTATCATGACTATAAAGTTTAACCATCGTAACGTCGCTGGTGGTTACATCACTATCGCATTCAACGAAACAGGCTCTGATACAGTTGAATATGGAGTTGCCTTCTGTTCTCCAGAAGACCATTCCAATTTCCGACGAGCTAAGGGTCGTATGATTGCAACTAATCGCCTTGAATCCCGCAAGCGTATTGGAATCATTCCTATTCCAGAAGACACTGACCTGATTGTTGAATCCATCATTCAAGACATCGAGTCAGGCAATTATCAAACTCCTGCCTATAGGGAAGGTGAAGACCTAGCTCCAAAGTGGTTCTTCGGTACATTTTAAGAGGCCGCCTAGCCCAACTGGCAGAGGCAACGTTTTCAAACAACGTACAGTCCGAGTTCGAACCTCGGGGCGGCTACCATTCTTTTAACTAGAGGTAATAGCCATGACCCGCATCGCCGTCTTCGGTGATGTCCACGGACATCTGCCAGTACTAGAAGTACTGTTTGACCGAGTAAATTCAAAGTACAAGCCTGATCAATGGTATAGCTGTGGTGATCTCTGTGATAGAGGTCCAGACACTCCTGGCGTGGTTCAGTTCTGCATCGACAATAAGATCGAAGCAGTCTTAGGTAACCACGATGAGTGGCTACTGTCCGCCATCCGTAATGGCTTCAATGATCATATGCTTACAAGCACATGGTTGTATCCCTCTAATGGTGGACGTGAAACCGTAACCCAATACGGAGGGAACATCGTCATAGGCGGTAACGCCTGGGGTGGCCTTACTTATGGGGTCCATGACTTCAAGGTCCCCTCATCACATGAAGAGTACCTCTTCACCAGACCCACAGTCATTGAGACTGAGTATGGGTATGTTCTTCACGGAGGTATTGGTCCACAGCATGTCAAGCAAGCAGCCAATCAGATAAGAATGAAGCTTCGCAACCAGGGGCAGATCATTGATAGACCAGAGGCTATGAAACTTGTTACTCCGTTTGATTGTGAAGAAGACACTATCAGATGGTTTAACCCAGGAAGGAACGCAGCCTACAAGGCTGTACACTACTGGCACTTCGATAAGCCTCAGATTGTTGGCCACATTGGGGTCGACAAGCCAGTAATCAGTGACAATCATATTGCCCTAGACACAGGCTGCTCCTGGGATGATGGAGCACTCACTGCCATAATTCTGCCCGAACGTAAGTTCGTGACAGTAACCAAGGAAGAAATCTATGGAAACCCCACAGCATAATATCCTTGGTAGCCAAGGAATAGATACTTATCCTCCCTATAAAGATACTATTCCACCCCTGATACGGGGAACCGCCAGTTTCGTTAAAGAGGCTGGCGGTTTCTTGTATCTAGTGGGAGGCTGCGTACGTGACCTACTATGGGACAAGTCTCCCTATGACTGGGACTGTGAAGCCTTTGGCCTAACCGAAGATCAGCTTGAGCTTGTCCTTAAGAACGTCGCCGCTTACTACCTTGGCAACATCAAGAAGCTCCAACGAGTAGGAAAGCTCTTTCCCGTATGGAAGCTAAGTGCCATGGACATTGCCCTTCCACGTAAGGAGCGCAAGATTGCTGCTGGACATACTGGCTTTGACATTGAAGTAGATCCTTTCATGTCTCTAAGAAGCGCAGCTGAACGCAGAGACCTAACGGTCAATGCTATCTACCTTGATCCTCTCACAGGTGAAATACATGACCCAGTTGGTGGGAGACAAGATCTCTTCAACCATCTGGCTAGGCCTGTGTCTCCTAGGTTTAAAGAAGACCCTCTTCGAGTCATGAGAGCAGCTCAGTTCTGCTCTAGGTTTAGCCTACTCCCAACACAAGACCTAATTGGATACTCTATTGAGCTTCAAGAAGAATTTGATTCTCTTTCTATAGAACGTATCCATACCGAATGGGACAAGCTCCTACAACAGGGAGCACACCCATCCTATGGACTTCTTTTTCTACAGAAATGTGGGTGGTCTAAGTTCTTCTGGAAGGGTAAGGTAAGCTATCAGCCTCCTAACCCATTCCACACTGCTAGAGATCATCTAGCTATGCTCTATGGGTCGGCTAACTCAGTCAATGTACCGTTCATTACTGCACGTACTTCAGATCTAAAGTTCATAACAGCACTAAGTAGTGCCTATTCAGCCCTTGAGGTTGGTGAGTATGACTGCAAGTTTGCTATAGCCCTTAGGCTTTGTTCTAAAGCCATAGACAACGTCTCTCTTCTGAAATGTTGGGCTATAGCCAAGGAACAAAACATTTCCGTATGGCTAGAGATGCTACATGAAGAAAAGATCTGGCGATCCTCTCACCCACCCAAGACCAACGGGACAGTTCTTGTGGACATGGGTTTCAAAGGGTCAGCAATTAAAAAAGAACTAGATAGACTCTATGTTCAGCAAATGGAGGCCCTCGATGATGTGTCAATGTGACTGTCTAACTTGTCGTGATGATATCCTATGGCTTCAACGAGCCGTTCGTCGCCTTGACGAAAGAATTTCAAATCTTATAGATAACACCTCTTTTACTCAAATTCCCAAAGGTGTACAGGCTGCTGCTGTTGAAGCACCAGATATCGGAGTAAAGCATGTGGACCCGTTCAGCATCCCCAACAAAGAATCCTGATCCTTGGGACTGTGGGGACTATGATGACACCACGCACTGGCCCATGGGACAAGACTTTGTTCTTGTCTCAGAGAACGATGGCATCTATACCTATCTAGCAGAGTTCACCCCAGGAATGGTATGGGACCCTACATGGATAGGTAAAAGACACCTCGTTATGGGCTTGTGGGAAACACTCTCTCATGTCACAGACAAACTGCCAGATAACCTATCTCTTAAGGTTATAGGTAATGCAGCAAACTCCTATGTCTTTAACTCTAATCAAGAGGTTCTAGACTTTGATGTGTTGTTGTACAAAAGAGTTAATTCTGATCAAGAAATCTCACTCTTTAACCTTGAAGGAATCATGACATCTGTTGCTAGGGGACTCTCTGATGAGTCAGCCTTCGTAAGAAACAGGGCTGTCAGTTGGACCAAGAGTGGTTTCGATGGAAGCTATGTCATTGAGTGGACGTGTAAGGGTCTTCCCCGACCCGTTCAAATTCGCATTCTTCCTCACAATGGTACACTTAAAGAGTACATGACTGCCTGTCAATGGGGAGAAGACTCCATAGCCTTAGCTATTAAGGAGCTTCCTCCTAAGGGCAACCTCTATTTCATGTCAACACTTAAAGTAGATGCACTCCTTCATGGACAGTGGCTTCATCTTACTGATGCCCACGAACCTGACCCGTCTGTGACTATTTCAGCAGGCATGGAACTTTGCAAACTATCAGGGAAAAGAATTCACATGGATGACTTCAATACCCTAGTCGGACTAGTAGGACTACAACATGACGAAGGACTCGAATTCATCGGAACCTAAGAAGCCTAACCTTCCTGAAGGAATGGAGTTGGTTCCGGCAGATGGTTTTACTATTCCCATACGAAAACATCTTGATGCAATTGATGACATCGAGTATCTCCTAGCAGGTCCAGGTTTAACTAGCGATGTCTATGACATTAGTGCCCTTCCAAACACAGGCAAGATGTATTTTCTATTCACCAAAGACGTGGATAAAGTAGTAACATACTTTAATGATCTTGATGAGTTCACAGCCGGTAAGACACGAGATATCTTTAACGCATTTTTCGCTTGCGATGCTTATGTTTTCGGAGTCTTGGACCCCAGTACGAAAATTCCTCAAGGCTTTAGGCAAGAGAATCTTAGACCAACAAGCGCTGACTGCCTCGCAAGATTCACCAAGGTTGATGACGTCGAGCAACTCATGGTCCTCAAGCCAATCACCATCCCCACAACTGTAGGGTGGTCAAACCTAGTCTTAAGTAAAGACTATCTTAAGCTATTCTTTATGTCATTTATTCAAATGACGATCAAAAGCTTAGCAAGGATGGGTTATGCCTTGGATGAAAAACTGTTAAGGGACATCTTCACCTATAGATGTTCTCTTCAGTATGTAGAACCAACCCCCAGGATGTGGCAAGCATTCCTTAAAGAATTTCCAGTAGAAAGGGTAACTCAAATTTCATGAAGCTTTCAGATTTCAAAAAGATCGCACAAGTCTGTATTACCGCTGATGTTCCATGCAGAGTGTGGGGTCCAGGCGGAATCGGCAAGTCACAACTACTCCAACAGCTAGCCGAAGAGCTAGGTATGAATTTCGAAGACCTTCGTCTCGCTACCCAAGAGGTAGGTGACCTTATTGGTCTTCCAGAAATTATTGTCATGGGTGACGACAAGCACGTCACTAGCTGGGCACAGCCATCATGGCTTGCTAAGATTTGGACCCTCCACCACCAAGGCGTAGCAACAATCCTAGCCTTGGAAGAGAAAGCACGAGCACCCAAAGAGGTAACTCAGGCAGCTTTCCAAATCCTCACAGAGAAGAAGCTTCACCAGTATGAACTTCCTCCCGACTGTAGACTCTTCGCCTTGGACAATCCTCCAACAGAAGAATACCAAGTCACACCAGCTGACAGAGCAGAGAATACTCGTTGGGCAAATGTCTACGTCACAGCAGACGCTATTGACTGGATTGAAAACTACGGAGTTCTCCATGCTTCCGAAGAGCTAACCGCTTTTATCGCAGGCAACAAGGAAGCCCTTTGCGCCAAGGACAAGAAGCAATGGAACGTCGAAACAGTCATCTACAATGTACCCAGAACGTGGGTACTTGCTGACCGCATCTGGAAAACCATCAAGCCTAATCTTGATCCAGATGACGAAGGACAACACATCCTTCTACTCACCGCTATTGGAGCTTGCGTAGGTAGTGGCCCAGCCACACTGTTCGTTGACTCTCTTGTCAATGAATGGGTTTCTATGGAAGAACTCCTTACTGGAGAAAAGACCTACGAAGATGTCAGAGACAAGCCAGAGCTGAGAGTTCGGGCCTTCCACCAGTTCCTTCACTTCCTTGACGATAAGGACCTTCTCCTAGAGAGTGGTCAAATGGATAAGGAACGTATCACTCGCTTTGGAGAGTTCATCGTTGGACTAGACAGCGAAGGGTATAGAGATCTATCCGTGAGCCTACTCAAGAAGTTCATGAGCAAGAAAACTACCGAAGGTAAGAGCTCTAACATCGTTAAGATGCTCTTCAAATATGGACCTAAGTCCATTACCAAGCTAGTGATTGACACTGGCAACGATATCTCTAATTCGAACGAGGACTACTAATGTCTTTAGACGAAGCAACAAGCAAGGTTCGATCTGCTATCGCGCAGCTCCTTATGTCTAAGGAAACCAACTGGTGGGGTTTCTTGCTGTGTAGTTTCGATCTAGAAGCAACCAATAGTTGTCCTACCATGGGTATTACATTCAATCTGAATACCCTTCGACCAAAAATCATATTCTCTCCACACTTTGTCCTACAGCTACCAACAGGAGAAGTGGGAGGTGTCCTCATACATGAGGCTCTCCACTATCTTCAGATGGTTTTCTTAAGACAAGGATTGAGAGAAATGAAAGAATGGAATGTCGCAGCAGACATGCCCATCAACTGGCAAATCGACACCATCCTAGGTGAACATGCCAAGACTGACTGGGGCAAGAAGATTCGACTGCCCAACACATGGACCAATGAAAAAGGTGAAGAATGCAAGCCAGTCCGCGTACCAGACTCTATCGCAAACAATGAGCGTTATGCTGAGTGGCTCTATGCCAACATGAATGAGCATGAAGACCTCAAGGAGACAATGAGCAAGGTGGGAACTGAATACTTCCTTGTCGATGATCATTCCCTATGGGGTGACTTCAACAAGATTCCAGAGGAAGTTCTCAAGAGCGGTATCGTTAAGTCAATCAATGATGCATCCAACACCGCAGGCACTATGCCAGGTGGAGTTAAACAAATCTTAGACCGTCTTCTTGACAGTAAAGTTTCATGGAACCAAGAATTAAAAGATTTCGTTGGTCAGAACCAAGTCATCGGCAAGAGACAGAGTTGGAAGAAAACATCCCGTAGGTTTGGTAAGAGACAGCCAGGGAAGCTTGTGCTTCGATCTGGGGTCATTGTATTCATAATGGATACCTCAGCGTCAATGTCAGAAGAAGAGCTCGAACAGGGCCTTGCAGAAGCTGATGCGCTATCAACGATGTTCGACGTATGGATTGTTGACTGCGACACCAAGGTTCAGAGGGTCTATAAATACAGGCGAGGGCTTGAACTATCAGTCAAGGGAGGAGGAGGGACAAACGTTAACCCTGCCCTTAAGCACGCAGACATAAAACTAAGAGCCGACATGATTATCTGTTTCACAGATGGCGGACTCTTTGAAAAGCCTATCGATACTAGAGCCAAGCAGCTGTATGTCATCACGAAAGGAGGCACTACTTCCTATGTCGAGAACAAGCGACACGTCAAAATTGAGGATGATTAAAAGTACAGAAGCTTTCCTCCAAGAAGACAAACGCCCCAAGAAGAGAACTCTTCAATTAGCTTACTATGAGAAAGTCGCTCTCTTTTCTGGTTTTGAACCAATACATGTATTAGACATGCCAAGCGCCAACGTCCAGTTAAGCATGGAGATGATGAATGATTCTGGTATCAGCTTCGATAGCTACACAGCTGTTGAATACGACCCGGCAGTCGCAAAGAGGATTACTAGGGAAGTTAATCATCTGGCACAAGACCGAGGGATTCGACGGGTATCCACACAGACCGGTGATGTACTGGAGGTACTTGATTCGAGATGCTGTACCAAGAATAATAATGCACCGATTGGATTCTTCAACTTGGATTTCTGCGGGGCGATGGGAAAGAGCTGGAGGTCATTCATGCTCCCACATCTTCTTGATAAAAATGGATCCGACAAGTTCGCCCTTGCCCTCACCTTTTGTCCTAGGTCGCCGTCTAGACCTGTCAAAAAAGCCGACCATGCCCTTAGGGTTATCGCCCCAGAGTTCTATGGGCTCGACTTAGTCTATTTGGAGCAAAATAACTACAGTGATACGTCTGCGATGTGTAGTTGGCTAGTGTTCTATAAAAAGAGGAAATAATGTCAGAAGAAAAGACCGATCTCTTGAAAGAGATCAAAGAAAAAGCAGCTTCAGAAGCCGTCAGCTCCATCTGGAACAGCAATATTGAAGTTCCAATGATAGGAGAAGAGGACGCCCATAGCTATAGACTCACCAATCCACCACACTATGCAATCATGACCTATGTGTTGTATAACGACACGGCTGTGATTGGTTTGTTCCCTAACATTAACCCTCATGACCCGGAGGATAAGACCTCTACCATTGCGGTGTCTCCCACCAATGTAAGTCATGAAGGGCTAGTAGCAATATTCGAAGCTTTGTTAGAAGTTAAACCTAATGAAGTAGTCGACGCATCCATCGTTCACTTGAGCGAGGAACAGCTTGCAACGGTTCTAGCTTGTGAGCTAGACCAAGACCAAGTTTTCAGTTTCATCTATGCTGGCGAAGGCGAGCGAAACAAATGTTTCGACATGACGACGCTAGTCACTGTGGTGAAAAATATAGAAGACATCCCCAAGGAGGAGCTTGATGCTATTTTGTCTCAACAACGTAGTTTACTCAGTAACATCACTGAGCCAAGTAGCTAAAGCCTTAGGCCTTGAGGATGAGGACTATACCATTGTCCTTAGTGTTATCTATGTGACAACGAGCAAAGCTCTTACAGCCAATACGGATACTCTATTGACCTTAGGAATCCACACCGGTGAACTAGAAAGGGAACAGGGTAACATCCTCACCGAAACCCAAGGCTTTAGAGAATTTTTAACAGCTGTAGAAGCTCAATACCCAACAGTACTTCTTGAAGCCTATCAAGTTATGGAGGATGCCAAAGACGGCAAACTCTTACTCGATGGCGGGAAGATTGTTGTTATATCGGAGAAATAATTTTGTCAAACTACAAGACAATGAGTGCAGGGCAAAAGGCTGCATTCACCCGAAAGGCACGGCAGAATGCGCGTGCTAACTACCCTATTGGTTACCAAGTTGCTGTACTTATGGCAAATGGAGCCGATACGGCTTCTTCAATCGTATCTACTCTTGGCCTTACCGACTACCAGGCCAGGGGTTACATGACGCGAGTTCGGAGAGGAGATTTTGACGACTGTAGGCTTTAAGCTGACTGTTGTCTTAATCTTAATGGCTGGCTTAGCGGCCTGGTCTGCATCAGACCTAAAACGCTAAGGCGGTAGTCACCGAGGGGGTCTGGGTATTTTCAATGCCCGACCCCCGACGTGCCCCAAGTCTGGTAGACTTTAAGGGATGGTCTGAGCAATTAGGCTCAACTCTCTATACATATGAGGACAATTATTTTGTCTATACAGGTTGATACACTGAGGACACTCGATGGAGTAGATCCTCAACTGATCAACGACTTGTACCACTCCAAGTCAATACCAGCTGAGCGCTTAAATGGGAACGCTCCAAAGTTTCCGCACTCTGCAATCATTCTCAAGAATGGTTCCCAGTCTGTAATCGCAACTTTGTCAGGAGATTCGAAAACGATCAACCTTCTAACTAAGGTACAGGTCGGAAGCATCGAACCTAGAAATGCAGAACAGTCAGTCTTTGCTAGGCAGCTAATGGACCCCACCATTCCTATCAATATAGGAATTGGTCGTGCAGGTACAGGTAAGACACTTCTAGCTTTGGCTGCTGCTTTAGAATTGACTATGGGAAAGGATAGAATCTATGATAGAATCCTTCTCTGTAAGCCACTTCACACTGTAACTGGACGAAATCTAGGAGCACTGCCTGGTGAGCTTAAAGACAAGATGGACCCCTACATGCAGTCCTATATGGACCAAGTAGAAGTCATTCTTGGAGCAAGAGGAAAGGGCTGGGTCAAGGGAATGCTTTTCCAAGGACAGTTAGAGTTCATTCCTTTTGAGTACATGCGAGGACGTTCTTTAAGAAACTCCTTTATCATTGGTGACGAGCTCCAGAACCTAGACAATCACGAGATGGAAACATTTGGTTCACGTCTAAGTGAGGGCAGCAAACTTGTTTTGCTTGGTGATTTGGGACAAAGAGACAATCTCAATCATAGAAAACCAGGAAGCCGCATCCTTCTTGAACATTGTGGACTTAACACAATGATTACCTCTCCCCATGTTCAACAGTCGAGCCTTAGCTCTGTCTGTGTATTGGTGAAGAATGAGAGAAGCGATGTATCTGATCTCATCTACAAGGTTTTCAACGAATAACGTATGGTGGGGTGTCATTCAACATATTAGAATGGTTCCTTGTCAATTTGCTTACGCTGAAATCGGCTTCAATAAAAAACCTATTGTTTTATTAACTTCTAAGGAAAGACCCCTTCACGAAGGGAACCTCATCCTTAGCATTCCAATACGGAGTCTTGTTAGAAATGCTATAGACAGATTTTTCTACGACAAAGAATTCACGAAAGGATAAGAAAGCCATGACTGCGAACCTCATCAAACTTAATAGGGTTCGAGTTCTAGTCCTTAACTCAACCTATGAACCGTTTAAGTTTCAAGACTGGATCACAACCATCCATAATCTCTATGAGGAAGTTGCTGTTCCTATGGAACTCACTCACGACGGCGAAATAATTGCCGCTCGTAGCGCGAGAAACGAATGGGCCATCCCTAGTGTAATTCGTCTGAAGAACTATGCACCAATCCCTCGTGGAAAGGTTGCTCCCTACACTCCACAAAACATTTACGTTCGTGATAACTGGCAGTGCCAGTTAAGAGTAAAGGATGTCTGTACAGCTCCTCTAGTAGGAGACCTCAAGTTCCAGAAGCGGACTATTGACCACGTCATTAGTCAATACTATGGTGGTGCAACTAACTTTACAAACTGTGTAGCTAGCTGCTCAGCATGTAATCAGTACAAGAAGTACCACCTAAGCATTAAGCCACGGAAAGTACCACACGTTCCGTCTTGGATGTCCATCTATCACAAGAAGTACATCAAGACTGCTACCGGTCCTGAAGAATGGGAAATATGGCTAGGGGATTAAGCATAAAATCAAGGAGAAGTGGAATGATAATGACACTTAATGATGCAATTAAACACGCAGAAGAAAAATCTGAAGAAGGCAACCAGCATGATCGTTAAGTTCAACGTAGATCACGCCTCCTATGTCGGGAACGACGAGGATGGCTGCTACTACCAGACGGCTGGAACTGATGAGAGCTGGTACGTCACGGTGATCGTCGATTGCAGGTCGGCAAACTTCACAGCTGATTATCTAGTCGACGAAGGTCCCTTCGACACCGAGCAAGAGGCCGAACTCGCAGGTGAGTCAGCCGCACAAGAGTGGTGCATCAACAACGAGGTGGATTGGAATAGAGATGACGGATAGCCAGAAGAAGCAGGCCCCTGTTGATGCCCAAACGATGTGCTGGGGATGTGGGAAGTGGTCGACAACCTTGTACTGCGAAAAGTGCTTCAAGGAGGCCAAGTGCTCCCATGACAAGAAGATCGAGGACTGTGACACCTGCTACGTAGCAGGTGATCTGGCCTTCGACGCAGGGAGAGAACGTGGAAGGTAAACAAACCACAAAGTTCGTAACCTTCACAGGCCGGAACGTCAGGTTTTAATACCTGGCAAGACCGAGATCGTCTGGGACGACATCATTTTCGCTCTGGGCAACGAGTGCAGGTTCAATGGGCACGTTCCTTGGACAGTGCTGCAGCACACGGGCTTGGTGATCAAATGGTCAAATAACTGAAATTGAGAGGCGCTTGTGTCTCTCTTTCTTTGTTTTAAGACTATCAATGTTTGAAGAGATGTTGTTTAAAATTAAGTTCGGAGGTTTGAATGGGGCTTTCTAAGAGAGAGAAGCTTGTAAATGTCATACATGCTATAATTAAGGATGAGCGAATGTCTCTACCAGAGGTATTGCTAGCTCTTAGTCAAGTCATGACAGACATTGGACTAACACTGTGGAACTTTAGAGGATCATCGCAAGGTTTGAAGACAACCTTAGACGTTGAGCTACTGAAGCACATAGAGCAAAAGCACTACGAGAACCCTGGAATAGACAGCGCACTTATACTACAAGCCGCACTTATGGTGACCTGGGCTGAAGATTGGATGAAGAGATTAAGAGAGGAGAAGAAGAAAGAAGATGCAGGCACTACAGTTCCGAAGGCTAAAGGTAAGTGATCAACTAACTCACTTGGTTGAAGAAGCATGTTTGAAGCTGGAAATGTTCGGCTTCACTGGTGTTAGTCTTATTGTCAAAATGGGTGGGCACAAATATCACATCGTAGTAGACAGTCTCTATCTTCATAGCATAAAAGACTCGTCCTACCTCACTAGCATTAGAAAAGCCAAAGAAGTATGTCTCCGTCGAATTAAGATCGATGGAGAAGACTGTAAAGTCTTGCAATCCAAACGTCTCAGTTGGGTGGAAACCAATGCCCTACAGCCATTCTGGAAGAAGGTTGGAGGGAAAAAGGAAACAACCTGGGGAATGTTCTTCAAACGAGTTAGCTCTATCAAGCTAGACAAGTATAAAGCTCGCGACAACTGCTTCCTTATTGTTAATGGCACCAAGTGCTATGGGAAAAACAACACTCGTAATGCAGTCATTGCATTGCTATCCAAATTTTTAGTTCAGCTAGACGCTGAAAAGTTTAGCTATCTCGTAGAGGTGGTTGACTATTACGACGCATTCATTGCGTTATCCGAAGGCAGCTTAACTAAACTGCCAAACTGTAAACTATCTAAGAAATATCTAGATCAAGGAGAGGAAAATGAGCGAAGACAAGTATCTAAAGGAACCAGTTAAGTACTGCATCTACAAGGGCATGGGCGGAAAGAATGGAGCAGCACAGTTCCAGCTAATTCGCTTCAGCCCTCGTCGTGAGTACAACGGTAAGGCAAAGCCTCAGGGCGGTGTCCTCCTAGAGATGGCCCCCACTAGTGGAAAGAACCTCTATGACTGGAGTAAGAAGGTAAGTTTCTGGATGACCCCAGAAGATTGTGCAGCCTTTCTTATCTTCAAGACCATGACCAGTGACGACCCCAATAACAAGGGAATCTTTCACAAGCATGGTGATGTAAACAAGAAGCTCAACATTTGTAAGGGCAACATCCGTGATGGACTACCAACTTGGATGCTAAGCCTAAGGTCAGGTGAACAGGTGGCCGTACCAATTAGCGCTGTTGAAATGACAGTACTAAGTAAGCTTCTCGAAGCTGCTATCCCAGCAATGTTGGGTTGGCATACAGAGGAATAGTAATGGCAGCATACACGGTCTGGATTCGAGAAGTCCAGGCGGTTCCAGTTAAGGTTGAAGCAGAAAATGTTCACGATGCAGTAAATAGCGTATGGATGGGTAGTTTTGAAGCCAACTATAACCGTGCTGTTTGGTGTAATCGTCTTGACTCCAAGACATGGAGTGTTGATCTTCCAGATGGAAGAGAGATTTACTGTGATAACCTTGACAACTTTGTTGAAGGAGATTCAAATGAGTAAGAAGCATCCATTCAATTGCTATTCCTTTATTAAAAGAGAGGGTGGTAATTGGGTAAGCCTAGGCTTAATTCAAGATGAAACCGTTGGAGACTTCCAAAGGTTTGACTACACGCTTCCTATGAGTGGTGGGCTAGACCGTACCAGAGCAGAAGCTCTTGCACTGAGCATGCTTGCAGACACCGCAAAACTTAGCTTTCCCGTACAGGGAATTAATAACATCAAGGTGTCCTGGCGAGTCAGCTCTGATGCAACCAGAAACTGCGTTCTTAACGATGGAGACATCCTAGCTAAGCTTGGAATGGCTTCCCCCTATTGGGATGTATGTTTGATGTCAGCTGAGCAGCAGGAAGTTTTTGAAAAGGAAATTTCAGATGAAGCAAACACTGACAGTGAAACGGAGTGATGGGACTGAAGTCAATCTTCATTCCCTTACAAAGAAAGTCTTAGAAAAGGCTTTAAATAATCCTCAAGATGAGGTAATGTTGCTAGCAATGGAATCAGGGACTATGGCTATGGGAGCTGTGATCTCAAAAGATCCAAAATTGCAAGCAGCCTTGTTACTAGGTGGGCAGGATCTCGCTGACTGGTTCCTCAATTTTTATTTGTTGGGGACAATGATGGCACAAACCATTGAACGTAATGGGTTAGACCTTGAAGTTGTCAACGAGGATGTGAATGAGCATAGTTCTAAAGAAACTAGTGACAGAGACAGTCAAACTAACAGTACCAGTACTGATTGATTGGCTATACAGAAAACATAAAGATCGTAAGTACAAAATGGAACACACGATCAGCTACAGTGAACTCAAAAAAGAGAGTAAGAGGTAAGAAAGATGAACGGACTAAAGGTAACCAGAGTTTTCTTCAAGGAAGTGGGCGGCAGCAGCTCGCTAAAGGCATTTGCAGACGTACAGTTTAACGGTTGTATGACTATTCGAGGATTTAAGGTCTTCGAAAGTCGATACGGACCCTTCATTAAGGAGCCTTCCGAGGCCTATGAGAAGGATGGCGAGACTAAGTACTCGTCTCGTATTGGATTCCCAGATGACTGGTATGGCAGGGATAATACTAACCCTGTGTTTGACGCCGTCCTTGAAGAGTGGACAGCACATTCTGGTTCAGGGGCTAAGAAGCCCGCTGCGGGAAAGGGTAAGTCCTCTTCCGGTAACAGCGAATACTCTGACATGCCGTACTAATAAGGACGAGGAGTAAAGTTGCCAGTGGGGATTGTAACAAATCCTCACTGGCATTCTTATCTTTAGGAGACAAACATGTCTGATACAGATGCCATTGGAGCTGTTAGCTCCGATCAAAAGACACTAAATGAACTTGTAAATCGACTCAAAACTGGTAAGCATCTCATGGAACTTGTTTCCGCACACATGGATGAATACTTTCAGGTTGACGGTCGAACACTCAAACAGTGGCGAATATATTTTGACATCAAGCTTCCCAAAAGCGAGATGCTCAACCCAGAAAACCTAGCTGAAGCTAATACAAAACTTTGTGACGCAATCAATGAGGCAGGGTTCTGGCATGCACGAGCTCTTCTTATCGAGCAGTCTATTCGTAGTGGTGCTCAAGGTAAGTTTGATGAAGCTTTCTCCCTTTTAGTGGAAGACTATCGTGCCAAGGGAACCGGAAAACTTCCAGCAGAAGCAACATTGAGAACTCTCTCACAAGCTAACGGTGGAGGTTTGAAGTCAGCAATTGCAACAGCCGCTACTCGAGCCAAGTTCTGGAAGTCTATTGTTGAAACTCTAGACAGTCAACGCAAGTCACTCGAACAGCAGCGTTGGATCATGTACACTCAGCTGAAGCTTGATACCGACGGACTTACAACTTAAAAGGAATACCAATGACAGATACCGAAAAGAAAGAAACAGCCTTCACCGTTAGGTTTGCGGAAGGTGAGGGGTTTAACCTCGATAACCTTGGAGCTAACCTACAGATGGCTGAGATGGTAGCTATGATGGATGCTTGTGGACGACAGATGCTACACAGCCGCCTATCTACAATAGAAAAGGCTCTCCAGCTACACTCTGGGCTGCTTAAGCAAGTCCTTGCCCTCATTAATCCTCCTGAGACTGAAGATGATGTCCTACCTCCTTCAGAGACTGAAGAGGTAACTAAGGAAGAATAATGGGAAGATTTGATGGCTTTCGTTTATCTGACAATTTCCTAGCAAGGTTTGAAGGCAAACAACCCCAATGGGGACCGCTAGGATACGTTACCTTTAAGAGAACCTACGCACGTAGGCTCCCTAAGGGTGGAACAGAAGAGTTCTGGCAAACATGCAAGAGGGTCGTTGAAGGAACCTATTCAGTTCAACGAAACCACTGCAAGCAGCTAGGTCTTCCATGGAATGGACACAAGGCTCAGCATTCAGCACAACGAATGTTTGATCTGATGTGGCAAATGAAATGGCTTCCTCCGGGTCGGGGACTGTGGATGATGGGGACTGAGTTCATTGAAAAACATGGCTCAGCAGCCTTAAACAACTGCGGTTTTATTAGCACAAGAGATATCAAGAGCGACTTCTCGTTTCCATTTATTTGGTTAATGGACATGTCCATGTTGGGCGTAGGGGTTGGTAGCGATACAAGAGGTGCAGGAACCGTAACTATTAGGGAACCCAAGCGTACCGATGAGATTTTTCTCATTCCAGATACGCGTGAAGGGTGGTACGAGGCAGTAAGAATTGTCCTCAATGCCTATGTCGGTAAAGGAACAATCCCAAGCTTCGATTACACCGCCATCCGTAAGGCTGGAGAACTCATCCACGGGTTTGGCGGAATTGCCGCAGGCCCAGGCCCACTAAAGCAGCTAATTGAGATTGACATCTCCTATGTCTTGGATCAATTGCCTGGAAAACTTATCACCTCTGAAGCTATCACTGACCTTCTCAACTATATTGGGAAGTGTGTGGTAAGTGGAAATGTGCGACGTAGTGCTGAATTAGTTCTAGGTAACCCTGAAGACAAGAACTTCTTGTCTCTTAAGGACCCCGAGACTAATGGAAAAGCACTAGCAGACAGGCGATGGGCATCAAACAATTCTGTCATCGTTAATACTTTGACAGACTTCTCGGATCTCGCTTGGCGTACCCAGAAGAATGGAGAGCCTGGTTACTACTGGCTAAACAATGCACGAGCCTTTGGGCGAATGATTGATATGCCAGACTATAGAGATCATCGAGTAATGGGAGCCAACCCTTGTGTTGAGCAACCCCTAGAACACGGTGAGCTTTGTAACCTTGTTGAAAACTTCATGGCTAGGTGTGACTCTCAGGAAGAATTCCTTGAGGTGTTGAAGTATTCCTATCTCTATGCAAAGACTGTTACTCTCATTCCCACACATTGGGAGATAACTAATGCAGTTATGCTTCGCAATAGACGTATTGGTTGTAGCCTCAGTGGCATCACAAGAGCAAAGAATAAGCTAGGCACAGGAAAGTTTATCCAATGGCTAGACAAGGGCTATAATCGCATCAGAGAGCTCGATAAGATCTACTCTGAATGGTTGTGTTGTCCTGAATCTATTAAGGTCACTAGCGTTAAGCCTTCCGGAACTGTGAGTCTGCTACCTGGTGAACCGCCCGGTGTTCACTACCCACATTCTGAATACTACAATCGAATCATTCGTATTGGAGTTCAGTCTCCCCTCATCCCAAAGCTGGAGGCTGCGGGATATTATATGGAGCCAGACACCTATGCTCCTAATTCTATCTGTGTTTACTTCCCTGTAAGGGAACAGGACTTTGATAGGTCTAAGACTGAGGTATCTATGTGGGAACAGTTAGAGCTTGTAGCATTGCTGCAGTCTTTCTGGGCAGACAATATGGTTTCAGCTACTGTTACATTCAATGAGGTAGAAGGCAAGCAGATGAAGCATGCCTTGGAGATGTTTAGTCATAGACTCAAATCAATCTCCTTCCTGCCATTGAAGGACCACCAATATGAGCAAGCTCCCTATCAGGAGATTACTGGAGAGCAGTATCTCTCTTTTATCAAGAGCTTGGATCGTTTGGATCTAGATGACAGCGTTCATGAACACACTGAACGTTTCTGTGATACTGATGTTTGTGAGATTAAGGCCTTTACATTACAGAATCGTTAGGTGGTTGAAAGAGTCTAGCTAAGCCAAGAGGGAGTAGGTTATGCCTGCTCCCTTTTGGTATGTTAAATGGGCATGATTATTTATGAAGGGCCATCAAGGCTCGATAAAAACCCCATCGTAGTTATAGCAACCAAGAAATCTAACAACTCCAAAACAGGTAATATGATTCAGACTTGGATCATTCGCTCAGACATTAAGCCATCTGAAGCTATTCAGCAGGGGCTTGACAGTACCGTTTGTGGAGACTGTCCTTCTCGTCCCATTATGAAGAAGCTAGACAAAGGTCCGGGCGATTGCTACGTTACCATGATGGCACCTGCTGCTATCTATAAAACCTATAAAGAGAATCGCTACACGAAAGCACTTCTTAATTCAGAAATCTCTTCCTTTGCCAAGGGGAGAGTAGTAAGGTTGGGAGCCTATGGTGACCCAGCTGCTGTTCCAGTCAAAGTTTGGAAGGCACTGCTTGCAGAAGCTAGTGGCTACACAGGCTATACACATCAGTGGGAAAACAAGGTTGCCAAAGACCTTAAGCCACTGTGTATGGCTTCTTGTGACTCATTCGAAGACTGGGGAAAGGCAACGGCTCAAGGATGGAGAACCTTTAGGGTTGTTCGAGACACTGCCACTATTGGCAAGAGAGAATTCCGATGCCCATCGGACCCACTACTAGCAACAGCCATTCCTTGCGCAAAGTGCAAGGCGTGCGATGGAGCTGACATCAACAAACCACTAAAAGGGTCTCCCTACATCGTGGCACACGGCTATCGAAGTAAGAAGGTCCAGAGAAGAACAGCAAAATTAATGGTCTTATGAGTACAGAAGAATATCTAAATGAACTAACAGGCCCTCTGATAAGGTCCTTCATATGGAACAATAAAACGTTCTATGTGGTAAGCGCTGAGTGTACGATTGCAGACACAGCAAAGCTTATGACAGAAATCATTCACCAAGCTGTGAAAGATTTTGAGCGACTAGCTCTACCGTCAGCCCGTAAGGATAAGGCTAGTCGAGAGAACTGGACCACAGCACGTGGACTCCTATTTGAAGACGACTACACAATTGACTACGGAGACATCCCAGTTACATTCAAAGACATGCTTGAGTTTATCTCAACAGACGGAAGCTTTAGCGTGTCTTCGATGAGAAAGTCTCTGATAACACAAACCTTTGGATACTGGAAAATTAAAGGCGAACAATTAGAGGAAGAATTTTGGAAACAGGAGCAACAGAAACAATGAGCCCAGCCCCATTCAACAACGCAAACATTATGAGAACCCCAAAAGAGGTTGCCCAAGACCAAGCTTCTATTGACCTTATCTTTAAGGTAATCAATAAGGAGTTTGGAAAAGGAACGATTGGAATACTAGGGAACTATGAAGTAGTCCCCTGCCCCACCATCTCTACTGGTTCTATTGGTCTTGACCTAGCTACCGGTGTTGGCGGGATTCCTAGAGGACGTATCATAGAAATCTATGGACCTGAATCTAGTGGTAAGACAACCCTATCTCTACAAATCATTGCAGAAGCTCAGAAAAGAGGTGGACGGTGTGCATTCATTGACGCTGAGCACGCACTTGATGTTGAATATGCACAAAAGCTTGGAGTTCACCTAGAGGGTCTCACTATCCACCAGCCAGACTGGGGAGAGATGGGTTTGAACGTAACCGAAAAGCTAACAACCACTGGTGCTTTCGACATCATTGTCATCGACTCTGTCGCTAACCTTGTTCCTAAGAAGGAACTTGAAGCAGACATGGGCAAGCAGCTACCAGGTCTGCAAGCAAGGATGATGGCCCAGGCCCTTAGAAAGCTTACTGCTATTGCAGAGAAAACCAACACCACTATCATCTTCATCAATCAGATTCGATACAAGATTGGTGTGATGTTTGGTAGTCCAGAAACTACTCCAGGCGGTAATGCCCTTAAGTTCTACTGTTCTATGCGTCTAGATATTAGGCGTACAGGAAAGATTCAGAAGGACGGAGAGTTCCTTGGATGTAGTACCAAGGTGACTATTGTGAAGAACAAGGTGGCCGCACCATTTAAGAAGGCTGAGTTCAACATTCTCTTTGGTCAGGGAGTCGATCGAACAGCTGAACTAATTGACTTGGCTATTGAAAACAATGTAGTCAAGAAGAGCGGTAGCTGGTTCTCCTATAATGGAGCACAGCTAGGACAAGGCTCCGAAAAGGTTAAGGCTCTCTTCCTTAGTCAGCCTGACATCCGTGAAGAAATTGAGACCAAGGTCTTCAATATCCTATTCCCCTCTCCAACAGGAGTGAGCAATGACAAAGAAGAGGCCACAGCGACCGGAAGTTAAAGACTGTTCAAAGTTGATATGTAGCTGGCTTGATGAATTTAGGGCTGTGGTTGGTGTCGAAGAAGACATCGCCACACACCCTAGGCCATTTTATCCTTCACTACCTATTACAGCATGGACTGGACCTATTCTAGGAAGCTGGTCTGACAGTCCAGAACATATGTTTTTCTCTATCTCTAAGCGTATGGTTAGGGGAAAGACAGGACGCATAAAGTTCCAAGCCAAAAGGTTAAAGGAAGTAACTGCTCGTAATTATAGGCCAACATGGATTCTAGAATACATTCTGGCTTCTCTATATCAAAATGAAGGACAAGCCCACATGATTAGACCTAACTCGAAGACTAATCTTCGAATAGGTTTGACTAAAGGTTTCAGCCTGACTGACATGTCCCTCTATATCTATTCTGTTTATGAAAACATGAGAGATGCAGAGAATAATGACTACATGCTAACCCTGAAAGAAGAATATGATGGACCACCCCGTAGCCCTAGAGTCTACGGTCACTGGACAATCTATCCTGCACTTCTTAATGACCACACTCACCCCTATGTTTTGGATGAGATTCGTAGAAGAGTTAAGGGGAGCGTAAAGCGTTTCATTCTCCTCCACGCAATCAACCTACACAGAACAGAAAGACGATTTTTTAATTGGATAGAGCGACACGGAGCTATGGAAGTTCTCGCTATGGATGATGACATCATCACCAAGACACTAGCCAAAGGTTTGAAGTCCTTTGTCGAGGAATGTGAAGTCTATGACAGACCGAAGTAATTGGAAAGAATAGATGTTAAATATTATTGATAAGGAATACCTTACTTTTGATGATGTCATGATGCTCCCTCAAACAAGTGATATTTCTTCACGAAGCCTAGTCGATGTATCTACTAAAGTAGGGCCGCTTGAACTGAATAATCCTATCATCTCTGCCAACATGGATACTATTACTGGACCAGTAATGTTAGAAGCAATGCAAAAGGCTGGAGGATGGGGCTATCTGCATAGATTTGTAGACGAGACTACTCGTAAGCAATGGGCCTGTACACGTCGTCGCCCCGTCACCGTTGGCGTAGGAGAGGGAGAGCGTGAGTTCCTAAGGCAAATTATGGACTTTGACATCAGTCATTTTCTTATCGATATCGCTCACGGTGACTCTAGGCAAACCATGGACATGATTAAGTTCATTCGATATGACTGGCCCGATGCAATCATCTGTGCGGGCAACGTAGCTACAGCTAATGCTGCCCTTATGTTAGCCGAAACAGGAGCTGACATTATCAAGGTAGGAGTAGGTCCAGGCAGTGTATGTATTACACGCTCTGTTACGGGCCATGGGGTCCCACAGTTAACAGCGATTGCAGACGTTGCTGAAGCCCTCAGGCCTCTCAACGTGGGCATTATTGCTGACGGAGGGATCCGGACATCAGGAGACATTGTAAAGGCCTTAGCTGCCGGTGCAGACGCTGTAATGATAGGGGGATTGTTCGCTGGCTGCGTGGAGACACCTGGTGAAAACATTATCACCCCTAGTGGAAATTTTAAGGTCTATCGAGGCATGGCATCTAAGGAAGCCTATGCTGATAACCCTAATCGTAAAAGTAAGCATCCAACAGCAGAAGGAATCAACACCATGGTCCCCTCCAATGGACCAGCACAAGAAGTAGTTAGCAGATTAGTAGGTGGTATTCAATCAGGACTGACTTACTCTGGTGTAGCTAATCTTACTGCCCTTAGAGAAAAGGCACAATTCATTCGGGTAACTCCCACTACATTGATTGAATCAGGAGTAAGACTATGAAAGTACCAATGAGTGTCGACACGCGAGGCTAAACAATGAAGAAATACACACTAGGCTTTGCCTTCATACCAAAAGTTGAGCTAATGGTGATGATTCATAAGAACCGAGGACCCCGTGGGGTAAAGGGACTATGGAATGGATTAGGCGGTAAGCTTGAAGAAGGTGAAACCCTACACGAATGCATGACTAGAGAGTTCCAAGAAGAGTGCGGTCTTTATATACCAGAGGAAGACTGGAGTCACTTCGCCACATTTGGTGACGGTGAAACCTGGGAAGTTTACTGCTTTAAGACGGTACTGCCTGAAGGGCATGCCAACCCACAAACAATGGAGGACGAAGAGGTCGATTATCAAGCTGTATGGGATGATGTTGTTTTAAATGAATGCATTACCACATCTCGACACTTCAAGTACCTAACCTTGCTAGCGAAAGACAGCAGGCTAGTTAATCCACCTCCATACTTTAGATTCAATTTCTAAGAGGAAAGATCATGGGAGCACACGATTACACCGTAACCTACGGACCAATGAGCAAGAGCAAAGTCAGAAAAGAATGGGCCCTACAGATCGAAGACGATCGTGCTGAGACTGGAGGCGGTGCTTACGCAGGAAACGCCACGACAATGCATGGTCCTGTTTGGTTTGAAGACCGAAAGTTTGCTTCCTACAACAGGGCCGTGGACTTTGTCCTAGACAACCACCAGAAATGGACAGGCCCAATTGCCTGCTCCTATGCCATTGCCTATGCCCCTACCGACAGAGAGCTAGCCAAACGGCAGAAGCTTAGCGATGCAGTCAGAGCCAGCCAGCAGAAACTGGTTGATATGAGACAGAAGATGACAAAGGACTTCTATGAAAGGAAGTCTAGGTTTGTTGGTTGTCAAGAGTGTAAGTCAAGGATAAGCATTGACTATATGCAGAAGAAAAAACACAGCCTTAGCTGTCCTGTGTGTGGACACTCATTCATTAGCAAGACCAATCAAGATAAACTAACCGCTGCCGATATTAAGGTAGCCAAAGCAAACGACAGACTAGCTCTCGCAAACAAGCCAAGACCAAGCAAGGAGTTTGGTTGGGTTGTAGGCGGCTGGGCAGCCTGTTAAATCATAACTAGCTGCCATCTAGTTTTATCAACTGGCATCAGGAGATAGCATGAGCTTCGTACATCTACACAATCACACAGAGTATTCTCTTCTTGACGGGATCACCCGTATCAGCGAGCTCCCTTCGGCTGTAAAGGAAATGGGAATGCCAGCCATCAGTATTACTGATCATGGTTCCCTAGCAGGAACACTCAGGTTTTATGACGAGTGTGTTAAGGCTAATATCAAGCCCATCATAGGGCTTGAAGCATACTTCAGTGAAGAGCGTTCCTTAAGGGCTGTTGATGAATTAGAAAAGTCATTCTATCACCTGGTGCTACTTGCTAAGACCGAGCAAGGCTTTCGCAATCTAATCAAAATGAACTCCCTAGGTTGGGAGACGGGCTTCTATAAGAAGGGCCGTATTGATGACAAACTCCTTGAAGAGTACGGTGATGGGATCATTGCTACTTCAGCCTGTCTGGGTGGACGGATAGCTCAGCTGTTCCGCCGTGGCTCCAGAAAAGCTGCAGAGCATAAGATTCTCTATTACCGTGAACTCTTCAGGGAGAATTTCTTTCTAGAGATTCAGGACCACGACATCCCTGAACAAGTAGAGCTGAATAAGTTCCTTCTAGAAATTGGAGCCAAGTATGACATTCCTCCTATCCTTACAGGAGACTGTCACTATCTAAACCGTGTTGACGGTGGCGGTACTGACTCACCCCATGAGTTACTGCTTGGTGTTCAGACAAACAAGACAGTTAACGATCCTAAGAAGTTCTCCTTCGACCAAAGGGAGCACTGGGTTAAGTCTCCAAGAGAAATCCAAGAGGTAATCGACCGTAATGGTTGGCCTCAGGATCTCATGACGAACACGTTATCTATTGCCAACATGTGTGACGGAGATTACTTCGGGACCATTCGAGGCAACTACATGCCCAAGGTGGAGGACTTCACCAAGTGGCCTAAGTTCCTCAAGAAGGATGCCAGTAAGATTCTAGAGTACGAAGCCAAGTGTGGATTAGTGAAGCGCTTTGGTGATGTTAGCTCTATTCCTGACAAATATAAGGAACGACTTAACTATGAGCTTGGAGTTATCTCTGAGCTTGGATACTCTGACTATTTCCTCATCGTACAGGACTATACCGAGTGGGCCAAGGAACGAGAAATCCAAATTGGCCCTGGTCGAGGTAGTGTTGGGGGTAGCCTGGTGGCATGGGCTCTTGCCCTTACCTCCAGGGCTTGTGATCCTATTAAGAATGGTCTCTACTTTGAGAGGTTCCTCAACAAGTCACGAGTAAGTCCCCCAGATATTGACTCTGACTTTCAGAGGTCTAGACGAGAAGAGGTCTTGGAATATGTCCGCTCCAAGTATGGAGAAGATTATGTTGCTCATATCGGGACAAACGGAACGTTCCATCCTCGATCCGCAGCTAAAGACATGGCGCGTATTTACGGAATGTCCAGCTACGACATTAAGCAGTTGCAGGACGGTATTCCAGAGACGTGGCGAGGACTCCCTCCTACTATTGAAGATTGTGAACGGCAGTTTCCAGCTCTCACCACCGGTAAGTTCTCAGAGATCTGGGCCAAGGCTGTTAGAATCGTCGGCCTACCGCGCACTGCGGGAAGTCATGCAAGCGGAGTTGTTATTGGAACGGGTGCACCTCTTAGGGATGTAGTCCCCATGTACAAAAGAGCCAAAGGCAAGATGATGATCACCGAGTTCGACATGAACGAACTCGAAGACCTAGGCTTTTTCAAATTTGACTTCCTTGGACTCAAGAACCTCGATGTCGTTGACAAGAGCCTTGAATTCATTGAGCAAAATCATGGAAAGAGAATTGATCTAGATGCTGTTAGTCACAAAGACCCCGCAGTCTTCGACCTTATGTGTCGTGGAAAACTCAGTGGGGTTTTTCAGTTGGAGAAATCCCTTCGTAATATCACGATCAGAGTCCAGCCAAGAAGTCTTGATCATCTTTCTGCTATCAATGCACTTGGAAGGCCGGGACCACGAGACGCGGGTCTTGTCGAACAATACGTATCAAATAGACACGCTGCTAGCTATGAACTCCCCTACTCTGAGAAACTCTCTGAAGTTCTTCGGCCCATTCTTGAAGAATCTTTTGGGGTGATGGCCTATCAGGAACAAATCATGCGCATGGCTCAGGAGATTAGTGGCTTCTCATTGGTAGAAGCTGACAATCTTCGTAAAGCTATTGGCAAGAAGAAGCGTGACCTCATGGATAAGATGAGGTTCCAGTTTGTAGAAGGTGCCGTAGATAACGGACACAACCGAAAAGAAGTAGAAACCCTTTGGGGTAGTCGAGATGAAGTCACAGGCAAGGGTAGTGGCATCGTTGGCTTCGCTGACTATTGCTTTAACAAAGCTCACTCCTTTGCTTACAGCATCCTCTCCTACAGAGAGGCATGGCTTAAGTGCTTCTATCCTGCTGAATTCATGGCAGCTCTTATGTCCTATGAAGAGAATCATGACCTTATCAGTGCCTATGTCGCAGAAGCTAAGTCTCTTGACGTAGAGGTGAGAGGCCCCAGTGTTAACATCTCTAGGAACGGCTTCACATTCGATAACCAAAGAGCTATCGTCTTTGGTCTTGACTCTATCAAGGGGCTAGGCAAGCAAGCCGTAGCCGCTATTGTCAAGGCTAGGGGGAAGAAGGGATTTAGTTCCTTCGAGGACTTCTACGGTAGGGTTGACCAACGTAAGGTTAACCGTGGAGTCATTGAGAAGCTCATCTTTGCAGGAGCTTTCGATGAGTTCAAGTACTCTAGGCAAACACTGCTTGACCATCTCGATGGACATAATAAATATTATTCAGACGTAGTCAAATATCATGAAAGACTGTTAGAGTGTGCAAAGCGTGATGATGAAGTTGCAATTGCAAAAGGTAAACTCTTTGAAATTGAGGCCGCTATGGCATTAATTCCAATGAGGAGAAAGGACAAGGTTACCAAGTCTCCAGACGATCAGGAAACCTTTGACGCCCTAAGAGCAAAGAAAATGCTTTGGAGAAAGGCAAGACCGCTAAAAGTTCCAGAGCAGCCAGTCCTTGAGACTATTCCTGTTCACTCAGGACCCAGACCAATCACCCTTGACCTATTGGGCAAGGAACGAGAGGTACTTGGGTATTATGTCTCTTTGCATCCAACTGACTTTATTACAACAGACAACCAAACTAACCACATCAACGAGATCCTGTCCGGTGACACTGGCATTTGTAACGGTGTGATTACAAGCATTAAGCGAATTATTACAAAGAGAACACGTCAACCGATGTGCTTCTTAACCATTGAGGATGCCACAGGGATGGCGGAAGTCGTAGTCTTCTCCTCTCTGTATGTGAAGTGTGCAAATAGTTTAGAAGTTGGTAGGGTAGTTCGGCTCATTTTTGATGCTGAAACTGAAGATATTCAGCCTATCAAGCTGAAAGCAAAGAGCATTCGCCTAGTGGAAGTGGAGGACTAGGGGTTAACCCCTAGTTCCTCCCAAAGGAATATATATGGCTAAAAGTAAGTTTAGATTTTGGACAAAGGAAGAAGACACCGTTGTTATTGATAACAGAGATACCCACACAGATGCAGAAATCGTGGTGCTCCTTGCATCGGAAGGCTATATGCGGAGTAGAGATGCAGTGGGACGCCGCGCAAGACGCCTCGGGCTCAATTCGGCCAGTGTCCAAGCGGTGGCTACTGACTCTGGATTCGGGGTGGCGGCTGTTAAGCCTCCTACGAAGCTCGAACTCAAAAGAATCGAAGTAGCCAAGGACATTGATGTTCAGTGGAAGAAAATCCTTGAGATGAGTAAGACCTTTAAGGAGTACCCAGTTAATAGGACGAGGGGATTTGCCCAGCCACAGCGACGTATCGTCAGCTTGTCTGATATTCACTTCCCCTTCCAGCATGACGAATTCCTTGAGGAAGCTGTCGACATGGCCAAGGGCTGTGACGTACTGGTACTTAATGGTGACATCTTTGACTGCTATGGAATCTCTACCTTCAAGAAGGCTAAGAAAATCCCTCTGCTTAGAGAGTATGCAATCGTTCTTGAGTTCCTAAAGGGCCTAGTCAATCAGTTCCCTATTATTGTTCTCAATGCAGGCAATCACGAAGAAAGGTTCTCTGGAACCTTACAGACAGCATTGCAGATGACAACTGAACCACCAGTAGGTGATGACCTTATGACTCGCCTAGCTCGTGGAGATATTTACGATGAGGACGGAACTCTTGCAGGAAACTACAACTGGGACAACGTCATCTACAATCCTCTACAGTCATGGTGGACTAAGATTGGCAAGACAATCTTCTGTCACCCAAGGAACTTCTCTCGTCGTCCAGGAGCCACCGTTAAACAAGCAGCTGACTGGTTCCATCAGGTAGATCATGTGGGAGAGTGGGACTCAATCGTAATGGGTCATACTCACCAGGCAGCAAAGTTCATCTATGAGGGACGTCTCATGATGGAGCAAGCTTGTCTCACCGCAGTCCACGCCTATCAGTGGGCATCACACATTCGCTATGTTGGACAAGCCAACGGCTTCGCTGAAGTCTGGCAAGACAAGGACGGCAATACAAACTATGACAAGTCTAGGATTATTTATCTTGGACAGCAGAGTCCACCAGCGACAAAGGTAATATTAGATGACTAAAGACGGATTTAAAGACCTCCTAGGCATGGTAAATGCCACAGATGAAAAGATTGATGACCTGGCCTTCGCCGTGAGGGAGTCTATAACTGCCTTGGGCGGAGACGCTGTGAAGATGGCTGTTCAGATTGTCACCATCTATCGTCTGCTATTGGAACTAGACTTAACAACGGAAGAGAAATTTAAGGAGATGTTCCTTAACACAGCAGCAACTATGCAAGAGCAAAACCTCGCCAACACAGCGCAGGAAACAGACGAGCTATCAGACATTAGTGTCTAAGGAATAAGGAAACATGGGAGAAATATTTGACGTACTCGACCAATCGAAAATGAGCCGTGGTCCCATCAAGGGGGACTACACAACAAACCTTTACCCAAGTGAAGGCGCGGCTGAGGTGGGAGGCGTAGTCTATGGCAAGTGTATGCGTGCCTGCTTCTTCCGTTACATGGGAAGTACCGGACAGGAAGTAAAGCTTGAAGACGGTACAGTGGCTGTTCCACAGTCAACAAGACCTGGGCCCAAGGCACAGTGGATCTTTAAAGCAGGCAACATGTTTGAGGATGCAATCCTTGAAGCTGCCCGAGATGCACGTATTCTTTTACAGGGTCATCTCAAAATCTCTATCCCTATTGCTGGACTTAAGCTTAACGGTGAAGTCGACATGGTCTTTCAAGATAAGAACGGAGACCCAGTAGGGATTGAAGTTAAGTCTGTTCATGGATCTATGGCTGAGTCTCATATCATTGGGACTGCAGGAATGAGGCGGAAGGGGCTCAAGGGTGAGCCTAAGCCTGAGCACGTCATCCAGACTGCTATCTATGCTTGGCATTTACGTGAGCAAATCCCAAGGTTCAAGCTTCTCTACATTATGAGAGGTAAATGTTTCAGGGAAGAGTTTGAGGTCATAGTTAAGAAGGACGCAGAGGGACGTCGTCAGATTTATATCGACGGCAAGCTCTGGAAGTACTTCAATCTTGACGATGTCTTTGACAGGTATAAGAAGCTTGCTTTCAACATCAATTCAGGTAAGTTGCCTGGTCGCGACTACACTCTTCTTTATGATGATGATGCCATGAACCAGCTACTCAAGGATGGAAAGCTTACTCGTGGAGTCAAGGCCGACTGGACCAAGTACTGGGGCAGAGAGACGGACCATGCTAAGTGGACCGAGGCTGATAAAGAACTAAGAGGCAAAGAGCCTCGCAGACTGAAGCGCCCCCTAAAGGGAGACTGGCAATGTAGTTACTGCGACTTCCAAAGCCTATGCTGGAAGAAGGACGCTTCACCAAGGAAATAAAGATGCTTCAAGCGAATGATCTACCTAGCCTCGCCCTTACCGTTAAGAGACCACAAACTCCAATCTGTCATGGAGGAAAACTTGTGGAATTCATGACAGGCAGAACGAGCTACTACATTAACGATGATCTTGTTAGTGAAGACACCTTCCGTAAAGTCAGCTTCTATGTTCAGGTAGCTTATGACTCTTGTGGAGGCGATGATAATGCAGAGACTTAGACGAACACAGCTTGTCTTTGATGATATCGAAGACCTAACAGCAATTATAATTGAAGTTATTGTTGAAGCTATGGATATCTTTGGTGAACTTGATGGTCGAGACCCAGACGTTGTTGACTTGATCGAAGACCTAACAGACCTAGAGGTGTGGGAGGTCGTTGAGATTTTCAAGGGACTGCTCGAAGCAAATGAAGACATGTTTTTGTTTGAATTTGAAGCTCTCACACGGTGGGAGGTTGTCGACCCAGACTTCCATGAACGGGTAGTTGATTGTCTTGATGACGAATAAGCTCCACTATCATGAAGTTTTATTTTATCGCCTAAAGTGGCCAGTTAAACAAGAGCTGATGCGTTTGTTTGGTTGGAAAACAGTAGAAGAAGCTGCGCAGGAATTTGATTTCCTACCTCAAGACTACCTGCCATACATACTAACAACTCCTCCCATATGGGAGGGAGACATTCTCTACTATGAAGGTGACATCTTCATGAGTAGGTACAAAGGAAAGACACATGATCTCACGCAATCAGCTGACAGATTATCTTCGAACACACTGGATTAATGACGTTGACAGCGTAGCTACGGGCATTCAGGCCTGGCTAAGCACTATTAACGTTCCCGCTAAGACAGTGGTAACACATACAACAACCCCAAGCACTTCTCGTTCTGAAGCTGGTCGGAAGGCAGCTGCAACGCGTACAGCAGCTCGAACTTGGGTCTCCAGAGACGGTAAGAGCTACGTAGTATTCTCTCGTGATGACACCAATGGTGTGAGAGTTCCGCGTACTTTTGTTCGGGACCGTCTGGGTGCAAGCCCTGGTGACAATGTATTAATCGTTGGAACTAAGGGAATCAGTTCAACCTCCTTAACCGTTAGACGTGATGGTAGCCTGTACGTAGGCTCTAGCATTATTAACGGATTTAAGAACTTGAGCTTCCGGTTCCGGACAGACAACGGTAAGCTTGTAATCAAGGCGTAATGACAAAGATTGGGATCTTCTTAGACCGGGATGGTGTGTTGAATATCAACACCCATTACCCACACCTTATTGAAGATTGTTACCCGGCACCTACGGCCAAGAAGGCTATGGAACGAATCCTCGCGGACGATAGGTTTATTCCTATTGTGGTAACAAACCAAGGAGGAGTGGGTCAGGGGCACTACTCTAAAAGGGACTGCTTTAGCTTTCAGCTAGAGCTAATGAGGCAGCTTGACTGCACGATCCCTCGAAGACAGTGGTATCACAGCTGGGCCACAGAAGATAATCACTTCCTAAGGAAGCCCAATCCAGGCATGTTGTTGAGGGCTGCCCAGGATCATGATATTGATCTTGGGCAGTCCGCTATGTTTGGGGATAAAGAGTCGGACATGCTAGCTGGAATAAAAGCTGGCTGTTGTGCGGTATACTTAATAGGAGAGGGACGACCGTCTCTCTTTTCACAAGTAGACGCATTCATGGAGGCCACATGTCAGACTACGAACGACCTCACCTCAGACTCCCGGTACCCGAAAGGAAGATTACCGAGGTAGCAGACAACAGGGAAACTATCCCTGATAAGGCTGTTATCGAAAAGAATACATTTGTTGTTGACCTTACAGTCGACTTCGATGCTTACGGAGAGTACGACGCCAACAATGGGAAGAACGTATTCGATATGTAGGACACACCATGGAAGAATCTAACGACCTTAACGTCACTGAAAAGCTAGCCGAGCTTGATGACGCAATGGAGAGCCTTGGCTTTCACCAAGCAAACTCAGTAGAAGAAGCTCTTGAAGCTGCTCCTGAGCAAGCCCCAGTACCAGAGAAGTCTAACTTCACACCTATTCCTAAGAAGATGAACGGTGTTTACTTTCAGCTAAAGAGAGTAAGCCCAAACCGAACTGAGATCTTCATGCATGGGCCTGACGGTGATGCATTCCCTACAGGTGTTGGTTGGGATAAGAGATAGTGAGTATCCTTAATGAGGTTAATGGGTGGGGTGAACCTGCTCCTATTCGCAACGAACTACCTGGCTGTTGGCAAGCTGTCATTGAAGACATGAAAAGCCGAGACAGGTTTGGTCGAGAAAAGTATGGAACACCACTTCAACCTAACAATGGAAGGAATGCCTTGCAGGATGCATACGAAGAAGTCCTTGACTTAGCTGTGTATTTGAAGCAAAAGATTATGGAAGAGGAGATGAAAGATGCTGAAAGAAAAGGGACCAAAGCCGTGGGAAACCCAAGTACTGATTGATTGTGATGGAGTTCTAGCAGAACTCATCATTCCAGCAGAGTTCTTTGCTGGAGATCGCAATCGGCCTGAACTCAAGCCACTAGACGAACCAAACTGGGCCTATGCAATGAATCCAGTAAAGGGGAGTCGTGAGCTTATCGACTCTATCGAAGAGATGGGGCTTGAAACAACCGTACTCACCTCACCCTGGGACACTAGCATGACCTGGGACTGGGACCGTAAGAGATGGCTACTTCAGATATATGGGATTGATAAGTACCACGTTATTTTTGCTAAGCAGAAATGGCTAGTGGGTGGACTAACCCTCATAGAGGACAAGGCAGAGAATGCTAACTGGTGGTCGGAACAACACAACCGTCCATCCATCCTAATCAACCAATATTGGAATGTAGAAGAAGAACTAGACCCTAGAGTTATTCGAGTGGATAACCTAGAGGAGGCTACTGCAGCCGTAAGGAGCCTACATGCTTGGCATCATTGTCGCAGTAAGCGATAACAACGTCATTGGGAAGAACAATGAAATTCCTTGGGACTGTCCAGAAGACATGGCAAGATTTGTTACCATCACCAAGCGCCACCCTATTATCATGGGAAGACGAACGTTTAAGTCTATTGGTAAACCTCTCCCAGGACGCATTAACATCGTTGTGACTAGAAAGTACATCGATTTGATTAATGTCCACTCCGTAAACAGCTTGGAGAACGCCCTAAGGGTTGCTGAGTCCTTTTCTCCAATGATGCCTTTCGTCATTGGTGGGACTAGGCTTTATGCCGAAGCTCTACCTATCGCAACACACTTGTTCTTTACTAGAATCCATCAAGAAGTAGAGGGAGATACTTTCTTCCCACCAATCGAATGGACTCACTGGGAACAAACAGAAGAAGAGAAGCATACCAGCTTTACCTTCTCCACTTGGGAGCATAAAGATCCATGGGACATCGAATACTAGTTGTAGGTGATCATATCTATGATGACTACATTCAGGGCACAATTGATGAAGCTAATGAGGGTGGCCCAAGGTTCAGGGCAAACGAATATCTAGCGAGAACAGAACAGGGAGGCGCGGCGTTCGTTAGAGACGCTGTGGCCTCCTTTTCTCATGTTAATCACTCCAACGTTGACTACATTAGAACGTCTATCAGTCGCATTAAGCGCTTTCAGAATCAAGAGACAAAGGAAACTCTCCTTACTGTTGATGACTTTGAAGATCACTACTTCGAGACTGATAAGTGTAGAGGTTATACACATGACGCAGCTATTGTATGGGATGACAGCAGGTGTGAAGATTCATACCCGTGGGGAGACGCCCTAACTACTCTTCACCCTGAGGCCTTAACCGTAGTTGATAGCGTCCGCGCCAAGAGCTGGGACACACCCTTCACCTGCTACATTAAGATGACACTAAGTGACTGGGATGGATACAGGCCCAAGCATGCAACATTAATTCTAACTAGCTCTAGAGCTGTCTCTCTTTATGAGCCTCGCAAACCTCTTCGAGTCTATAATGTAAATGAAATCGACCCCATTGATCCTATTGGAGCAGGCGATGTGTTCCTTAGTGTGTTTGTAACCATACTTCTCGAAGGATGGGGCGAGGATAAGGCAATTCGAGAAGCCATACATTATGCCAGTAAGTCAGTGACTTACCATGGCTGCCGTATCCCGAGGCGAGACCGTGCCAGAACATTTAGTACTGTTTGATTTTGACGGAACTCTTACCCTGCCTAGAGAAGCAATAGATTCAGCTGCGCTCAAAGCTCTTTATAAGCTTTGGGAAGCTTGTTCTACTGGAATCGTTACTGGTTCCACTATTGAACATGTTGAAGAACAACTAGGTAGCTACCTTAAAGACCCCAAATATACAGAAATGTGGGAAGACATGCTCTTCCTGCCATGTAATGGAACCCAGCAATGGGGTTGGGAAGCTGATGTTCAAGAGTTCAGGCTCATTAGAGGTGCCAACATGATTGATAAGCTAGGTGAGTATAACTATAGACGTCTCATTAGCTATGTCCTAGAGCTTCAGTGTACTCTCATCCGAAGGAATGAATCCGTACCCCTTACTGGAGAGTTCATCCAGTATAGAGACTCAATGGTGAACTGGTGTCCCATTGGTAGAGCAGCTGGTACTGCCTACCGTAAGCAGTTCAAAGAGCTTGACGCTAAGCATAACATCAGGACTCAATACCTCCGAGACCTTAATGCTTGGCTTGCCAAAAGAGAAATCGAAGTAACCTGTGCTCGTGGGGGAAATACTTCATTTGACATTTATCCTACTGGCTGGAATAAGTCTTATGTTCTAGATCACTTAGACGGTGGGGACTATGATATCTGGTTCGTAGGGGACAGATGTACCGGTGACGGCAACGATAAGGCCCTGTATGATGTCCTTCCAGAGGGTCGTCGTTGGGAAACAACAGGCCCTAAGAACACAGTAAATATCATCTTGAAAGAGATACTCCCAAGAGTAGAAAATAATGAAACAACATCCTTCGATTACTAGAGACGATAAGCAAACAAGAGTAAAGAAAACATGGGGAGAAGAAGTTTGGCTTGCCAACTCTCCCCTCTATTGTGGAAAGAGGCTATTCATCCGTAAGGGATATGGATCAAGCATGCACTTCCACGTACTCAAGACTGAAACTATAAGTGTAGAGAGCGGTTCTTTGGAACTGAAAATACTGGAAGAAGGGGAGGAGGCCCGGTACATCTTATATTCTGGTGATTCAATCTTGATAACACCAGGGCTTATGCATCAGCTTATAGCTAAGACCGAGGATGTCGTTCTATATGAGTTTTCTACTCAGCACTTCGATACGGATTCATACAGAGTCAGGCTTCATGCCCCTCTTGCTTCCCGTAACGTTAGCGCCGACTTATAAGGTTACACTTCCACTAACCCCACCAATACCAAAATCAGATTACTGTCTCGTTTACGTGGCCTGGCCCCAAGGGGAAAGGACAGCGGTGGGAGAGTATTACTATCTTCGGGTCGAAAGCGATATGCTCGTACCCAATGGACGATTACTAAGGGAGCCGTATGCGTATAGAAAACATTGATGAGGTCATGGGAAAGCTTAAGGGTAAGCTCTCCGAATACATGACACATCTCCTGGGCAGAGACCCAGGTAAGAGCAAATTCATTTGTCCACACCCAGACCACGACGACCACAACCCCAGTGCATGCCTGAATCATCATGAAGACTTTACCGAGGGGAAGTGCTTCACCTGTGGTGCTAACTTTGACATCTTTACTGTCGCTCACTGGAATGAAGGGCTCCCTGCAGAAGGACCAGAGTTCTTCGAGATAACCGTCAGAGAGCTTGCTGACCGCTTCGGAATTACTCTAGTAGAGGCAGAGCTGACGGACGCAGAAAAGAAGCTCTACGGAACCTACAGGGCTCTCAGGAGAGCCTCTGAATATGTAGCTAGCTTTGACCATGGAACATGGCCAGAAGCTACTCTAGAATATATTGAAGAACGAAACTGGACCAAGCAAGAACTCCATGACCAAGGCATTGGCGTAGGCGATAGAGAAGGTCTCATCAACTACATGAATGACTATGGCTATAGTCCTGAATACCTCCACCAGCTGGGGCTAGTTAGTATTGCTTCAGGTGATGGTGTTCCACAAGTTATTGACGATGGACGGCTTATCTTTACTCTACACAACCATGTAGGTAGGGTGGTAGCGTTTGCGTCTAGAGGATTTGGCGGAGTCGGTCCCAAGTACCTGAATTCATCAGCATCCATGAATCTCTACAACAAGTCAGAGCTTCTCTATGGATTGAACGTAGCCCGTAAGGTCAAGAGGAAGCCCCTCTACCTATTTGAAGGCTATGGTGATGTAGTCACCGCCCGTAAGGGTGGATTACAGAACTGTGCAGCGGTATGTGGCACAGCCCTTACTGTTGATCAGGTCCTACAGGCTAAGCAGCTTGGGTTCCAGACAATCATCCTTGCATTTGATTTCGATGATGCAGGCAGAAAGGCTACCGACAGAGCTGTAGTTAACATTTGCGACGTCGTTCGTGACTTAAGCCTTAAGATCCTTCAGCCAACTACCGACTACAATGACCCAGATGAATACATCAGAGCTAATGATATCTCTAAGTTCATCCTTGAAGAAACTGAAAGTACATTCTCATGGACCCTTAGGCGTAAGAAAGAAGAAGGCCTGGGCAATGAAGAACTAGCTAACCTTATGGTAAGCGTGATTGCTGCAGAGCCTAACGCCATCTCTAGAGAGGTCCAGATTCGAGAGCTTTCAGACGTTACGTCTGTTCCGTTCCATGCTATTGAGATTGAAGTCTTGAAGAAGACCGATATCAAGCTAGATGAGCGGCGCTTACGACAGAACGCTGTAGTCAAGCGGCTAGCAATGGACATCGATAACGATCCCAACGCAGCCCTTATGTCTACGCACGAGGCTCTTCTAGAGTTCGAGAAGATTAGTCAAGAAGTAGACGCAGACGCTGTCACTAACAAGTCCTTCATTACAATGATCGAGCTTCAGCAGAAGCAAGAGCAGGTAAGGCTTGAGGAAGGGGCTTCTATAGGTTTCAACCTGCCGCTTATGAAAGACTTCCAGACTATTCTGGATGGTGGTGACGATTGGTCCTTCCAGAACCTATGGCTTTTGGGTGGACTAGAAAACACTGGCAAGTCCAGCTTCCTTAGCTGGATGGGTGCCAACATCATCAGTGATGACATGAACGATGCTATGTGGATTTGTTTCACTATCGATGATACAGGTCAGCAGATTCTACCTAAGATTGTAACTTCGTTGGACTCAATCATCAATGGAGCTTATTTCCCATCAGATCCACTAACTATCGGTAATGTAAGAAACCCTAGAACCATCCAAACTCCAACACTTGCAAAAAGAAGAGCTGCAGCGTATGATGTACTGGAAGGCCTGGCAGCCGACGAGAGAATCATCCTTAAAGACGCCAAGGAGGGTAATACCCTGTCTTATCTTGAGAATGTCGTACGTCATTACAGACGAAGGTATCCTTCGAGAAGAATCTTCATTACAGTAGACAACACACACAACCTCGGTGACTTTGGTCACATGGATGATAGGTCAGAGCGCTACAAGCGTCTTGCTAACGTCGAAAAGGGTATTGTAAACAAGTATGACGCAATGATGCTTGCAACCGTTGAGTACAAAAAGGTTGGCCTCAGAGAGAATTCTGACATCCGTAAGATGATGCCCCAGAATGATGACATCGCTGAGACCAGAGCCCTCAAGTACTTGGCAAACTTCATTGGTCACCTTTACAACGATATTCATTCTCGCCCTAACATCTTTGACACTTTCCATATAGACCCAAGAACCGGACAAAAGCTCCCTCGAATCATGATGAACGTAGGTAAGACTAAGTTCAATGACTACAAGGGTGCAGTCTCGTTTGACTTCTTTCCAGGGTCCTCTACGTTCTTGCCTGTGAGCAACACAGACGTTAAGCTACAAAGAGAAAGGTTTCTTAAGGATAGAGACGAAGGCGACGAGATGAAGGACGAGAAATGGTAACGAAAGCTAAAGGTTTGCTTCGTAAGCCCGCATTCTGGCTTACTGTGGCCCTAATCATTTTCCTATCAGCTAATGCTGTACAGGCATTTGTTCACTACAACAAAGCTAGGTTGTTTAAAGATCAAATAACAGAGCTTACAGATTCAAGCCTTAACCTTTCCGAAAACCTTGCCCGAAGCAAGGCCGTACACGTAACCGTAGTAGACCTAAAGGATGCTATCGATGACCTCATTGAAGATAACCAAGCGCTTCGAGCAGATCTTGCTGAGCTTAAGGCAAAGCCGACGTCAGTCACATATGTCCTCGGCTCCACAGGTGAAGAAACTACCGAGACTTTCAGGCCTAACCCTGGTGACACAACCTCATCCGACCTACTTGCCTGGGTGCCGGATATATATGAGTACCGTACTCCTAACGGACTACCTGTTGCACGGCACGAGCTGGACAGAGAACGGCAAACGTTCGATGCTACAACGGCTGAGCTTCAATTTGAATCTACAACAGTTCTTTCAGCGAGAGAAGATGATAGTCAAGTCGCGCATACTCAGGTCCGTGTTGTCTCTTCACTCGACCCCGAAAATATGGTCACATTAGATACAATCGAAAGCGAGACTAAATTTGTCGATACTCTTAAGCGCAGCATGCGAGTCGCACCTCACCTTAATCTTGGGGCTTCAGTCGGGGGAAACTTCGCCGCACCGCCTGGGCTTACAGTGGGAGTCCAAGCAGGGGTTAGCCCTTTTGCTTATGGCAGAACTGATAGAGATAACACACTCAGGTTCGTTAACATCCGTGGCGAAGTGGGCAGTCAAGTTGGCGTGGGCGATGGACAGAGTAGGCCCTACATCGGAGTCGGCATTGATCCAGTCCTTGTTAACATTGGGGAATTCCTCCCACTACTTGATGACCTGTGGCTTGGGATTGGCCCAACCGTTGACATCATCCCTGGAACTGAAGGTGTACCCACCATCGGAGCCGGACTCAGCTTCGGAATTACTTCCACCATTTGAGATTAACTTCTTCAGAGGGTTTTATCATTGGGGGAAGGCCTCACCATGGGAGTTTCGTTACGCTAGAAAGATCGTAAAAGGAAAATAACATGAGCACTATCACAAGAATCGGAGAAGGAAGAGGCTACTCTCAAAGAGAGGCCCTTCTTGACTGGCTAACCAATGATGAAACCCTACGGGCTGAAGGCATTTCCTTTGGACAAGAGGCTCTCGTCACAACTGAGCCTATTACTGTAGAGGAGCTTGTCTCTCCCCGTAGAGCTAAGCGTATTCACACGGATACTTTCCCTCAAAAGGGACAGCGTAAGTTTGTCACCTCCTATTACGTATGGGACAATGTGGTTGAGAGCAAAGTTGAGTTCAATCTCGATTGTAATCTCCACCTCAACATAGCCACAGACAAAGTCAATACTGGTGTCTACTTTAGGCGTCAAATGGATGCTATTGCAGCGGCCAAAGAGCTGTCTAAGCACACTCACCAATCTTATGAAATCATCATTGCTAAGGTCCTTGTTAGCGGTAACTCAACCGTTGCTAAGATAACCCCAGGCAAGTCACGACCAGGAACATACAAGTTCACAGGTCAATTCAAATACTAGGAACCATATCAATGGGACGCAGAATCGTTAAACCACTACAAGGCTTACCTAAAGTAGACCCCCGACGTGGAGGTAAAGATATTACCAATAGGCTTGAGGCAGAGAAGCTTTTCTTCAAGGAAGGAAGCAAGGAGGCTCGCCTTGTTGTCAAGGCAATTCCAGTGTTAAGGCTACTTCAGCGCACTGAAACTATGCTGAAGTCCCTTGCGGGAGCTACTGCTGAGGAAAGACAATTAATCGATGAGCTCGGCAAGATGCTGGACTATATCGAATTCGGATAGCCTATGATCTACGAGTACAAATGTAAAGACATCACCTGCGGGACAATCTTTGAGCTTATTCGTAAGCTATCAGAGAAGGACGAACCTGCAGAGTGTCCTACTTGTGGGAAAGATGATTGTCGAAAACTTCTGTCTATCTTTGGGAAGCATTTAAGCTGGTCACAATGGCGAGCATTGGACTAGAGTACGGCTTCATACAGGGATTCGTTGGAGGATACAAGGGGACGGGCATTACCATTGGACTAGACATATGTTGGTATCAGAAACCGACCTCGCCCTCTTCAGGGAATGCCCTGCAGGGTATGAAAAATATAAAATGGGTAAGCCTAATAGACAATTGGGGAGCTTTTCGGCGGGCATTATCCTTGAAACTCCAGTCCAAGCAGTCACAAGATGGCTCTGGGCTAGCCAACTGCGCACTGGTTTCCAGTCAACCCTGCGCGCTACTAAGCATAAGTGGGGACAACTAGTTACACAATGGGGTACAGAGTGTGGACTAGCACACCGTCAAACGAGAGATTACCTGACATTACACATGTCCGCTCTCATTGCCTATCACCACTTCTACCTCACATCAGGATGTGTACCACTGTCAGTGGGGAATCCTACTCGGGTGAAGGTGGGAAGGCACACACTCATAACTCTACCCCAAGCAGTAGTCGCCTCAGGCGACACACCCTTATTGCTTAACACTAGCTGTGATTCTTCTAACAGGGATACCTCGAATAACTTCGTCTACAGGGCACGGTTGCACGCTGTGGTTCATTTATCAAAACGACCTATGGCAATGCTCAGCCATAGATTTGCAGGAAGACTGGAGTCTGCAGGATTTCGACACAGCCATATGTGTAGTGAGGGGTTTCTTAACAACCTTGAGCTTACATTGGACTTAATGGAAGCAGGTTTCAATGCACCTTCTGTTATATGTAAAAGTAAGTGCCCCTGTAAGGAGAGCTAATGAAATACCTAGGTGAAGCAGTGGTAACTGTAGCACTAGCAACAATCACCGGTGTCGTGACATGGATCAAGACACAACAGTACCAAAAACGGAGAGAAGAATACTATGCCAATAGAACAAATGATCAGCATTTGCGAATGCAAGAAGTGCAAGAGCACCCTGTTCGAATCAGTCGAGGCGGCTATTATCCAGCAGAACGAGAACGGGACGTATAACTCTGTTATTACCACCCTTGTCTATAGGTGTTTGGACTGTGGCATGATGCTTAAGCCTAAGCGTATCATTGGTCAAGGCCAGGTAAGCTCTATCAAGCGTACAATCCATGGACTTCTGCCCGAAGACGCTACCGATGAGCCAGGCTCTAAGCGTGTTGATTTGGGTGTGCTGACTGGGACGAGGAAGAAGCCTCTAAGAGTCCCTGGAGGCCTCACAGGAGCTAACATGGGCTTCCCCAGCGCCAAGTAATGATCTTAGTCTCACAGTCACCCCTAGCGAATAAGGCAAACCTAGTCTCCCACAAGTGGGAACGCTACATAGGGGGTAAAATAGCGCTTTGTATTGGGACAAATCCTTTGGGGATTCTCTTTAATGAGCCCTTCACTAGTCAGGATATGATTGACAGTTTCGTCAAGATGTCCAAGGTAAAGCTAAGGCCTCAAGCCACCATTATCCACCCTAAACAGTGGAAACTCTTCACCAGTGGCCTCTAAAAGACACAAGAAAGTAGGGGAACTCCTCGATTCTATACCCCTTACTGCCAACATGCAGAAGAAGGAAGAGGTAAGCGTTAAAGAGCTAGTCCCCAGCTTTCCAGGCGGTAGAAAGAAGATTGATTGGTATGTTAAAGAGTTAAAGTTAGTAATTGAAGTTCATGGTCGACAACATTATGAACCCGTAGCATTCGGTAATAGAGGAGACGCCAAGTTTCAATATGGGAAGCAAGTAAGACATGATATTGATAAGCAAAACGCCCTCCTCGGAGCAGGGTATCTTTACCTCGAAATACCGTACTGGATTAAACTCACCAAAGATTGGTTCCTTCAGGCGATCACAGAGCTGGAACACGAATCACGTACCAAGCCTGATGTTGGGCCTACAGCTAAGCCTGTTCGACAACCTAGAGTTGGTAATAAACTCCTATCTAGGGGGTTTGAACCTCCCTCAAAGCACAATCTTCTGTCAGGAAATCGTCTCAGATCTAGAGGTTTTCCGAAGAAAGATACTCCTAAAGACACCTGGAAGCAGGATTTAGAAAAAATAAAGGATACGCATGATCTCAATGACTGATGCGGAAGCGACAGAAACACTTCCAGAAGAAATGGACATCATGTCCTTTGAAGCTGGTGGGTTACCACCAGAACTACTCAAGGCTCTCAGTGAGAGCGGAAAAGATAATAGAATCATTGGCCTATTTGGCGATATTGGACCAGAGATCTCATCTGCTGTGTTAAGTGCACTTGTTTCACTACAGATGGAGAGTCCTGACGAAGAAATAACTATCTTCATTAATTCAGGTGGCGGTAATGTTACCGACGCTCTTGCTATATGGGATGCAATTGAAGCCTGTACTTGCCCTATCGTCATGGTTGGCGTTGGAAGAGTCATGAGCGCAGCTGCTTTCCTTATGTATGCAGGAGATAAGGGACGGCGCTACCTTTCCCCCAACACACTGGTTATGGCTCACCAAGTAAGTTATGGAGCTATGGGAACATACTCTGAAATGAAGGTTCAGCACCGTGCAGCAAGCATGCTCAAGGAAAGAATGATTGACCTCATGGCAAAGAGAGCTAACCTTAAGGGTTCTATTGTCTCTCGTAGGAAGAAGCTCGCAAAGGTTTGGGAAGATGCACATGACCAGTATTTCTGGCCCGAAGAGGGCATCGAGGCACTAGGCCTAGCAGATAATATCGGCCTGCCTCACTCGGAATAACACATGCACCTTAAGTCATACGTTGAAACAAGCCATGTCTGGGACGAGGACACTCAGAAGTTTGTCCCCGTCCCCACTGAAACCTACTATATCGATGGACAAGAAGTAACTCGTGATACCTACATGGAGAAAATCGCAGAGTGGGAGAGCACGCTTCTTCTAACCGATCCAATTGAGGATAATGAGCAATCCAAAGCAGATTAAGGTAGTCCACTACGGTGAGCCAATTACCAAAAGTAATGCTCACCACTATAAGTGGAACCATAGAAAGAAGAAGATGGATGTTTTCATCGACACCCCTAAGGTGGAGTATGAGAATGCCCTTCGGGAGACCGCTATCAAAACGGTAGAGGCCTTGGGACTGACGGAGCCAATAGCTGGACCAGTTATCATCTCTATCCGATACTTTCTAGGGTCACGACGTGCGAAAGACCTGACGAACCTTCCGAAAACAACCTGTGATGCCCTAAATGGAGTGGTCTACGATGATGACTCGATGATCGTCAAGGCTACCCTCGCCAAATATTATGATAAAAACAATCCGCGAGTCGAGATCGTAGTCACTCCAGCTAAGGACCTTAAAACACATGAATGGCCTATCGCAGAACGTTTCCTTGGTGAGAACCCAGATCGTGCAAAGTCTCGAAGAGCAACTGAAGTTAATTCTGCCCCCAAACCAGCCTATAAGCCCAAGCGTAAGCGAACTTATAAGCGAAAGCTTAAGAAACGTTAATACAGAGTCAGTTGAAGATGACTTCCAGATTATTGTAACTAAAATCTGGGAGCTGTTGTCTCTGTATCGAGGAAACCGAAGCCAAGCATATGAATACATTTGCAGGCATCTTTCTACCTTCATTTCCACATTTTCTAATTCTAGCGATCCTTGTCTCTGTGTTTATTCTCCTAGCGAGAGTAAAAAGCAATTGACACCACCTCCAATGGAGGCTATTATAGACCTATGGTACATGCATCCGTGGGATCAGTATCTTTTGTGGCAATACAACGTCGAAGAACGCAGTGTCCGAGACATTCAAAAACTAACTAGTGTTAGTAAAACACTAATAGCTAGAGATTTAAGGAATATACATGGCTATTCTGAGAAAAAACATTTCCAAGGGCTATGAGCCCCAGACCCAGGCAGACATTGTCGCCCAAAAGTTCCCACGAGAGGACACTAGAATCGCTACCTTTAAGGCAGAGCACAACACAGATATGGGCATTGGCAGTTTGCCAGCCCTGAGTGGTGATTTTAACGACGAAGACCAGTTCACGGCATTCACTATTAACACGATGAGAATGAGACGGTGCTATGAATGGCAGTATACGGCCTGTGACCCTGGTAAGGAGCTTCAGTGGCGATCTGTTTTGAATGCACGCTCAGCTTCACGACTCGACCTACAGGCACAGGCAGAAAAAGCAGCCGACGTTATCTTCTCCCAGGAAAATTGTTTGGGTATTAGAATTAGTGTCGAGAATGGAATTGAAGCAGCCTTCAGTAATGAAGTGCCAGCAGAGGACCCAACCCTGGTCCTCACATACCGTAGAATCTAATCCCCCTTAGACATCTACTACTCCCTGGAAGGTCATCTCGGCATAGCTGAGGTGGCCTTTTCTAGTTTCCTTTAGGGGTTCTTATGATAATGCTGAGCAACAAGACAGAATTTAGACCAGTAGTAGCGTTAGTCTGGGAGATGGGTGTGCAGCACGGTGCTGAAAACCCTGTCTCAGCAGCTATGTGGGTCATACCTACCAAGCTCGAATGCTCCTACCATTCATGGATGCCTAGCCCTCCTGAGAAGGTTCATCTATGCTGGGGAAATAAGGATCTTCACGAGGGAATGTGCTCTTTATAAGCCACAATCCTACCTACAGGATAATACCCCTAGAGGAGTGGAGTCGGTGGAGCTTCAAGGCTATGGGACTCGAACGCTACCTCTACTTTTACGACACTATCTACAAACGCCATCCTCTTATCTCTCATCTTTACCTTACATTGAGAGCCCGTGCTGGTTACGATCTTCTAGGTCGCTGGTAGAGTCTGATACACTATAAGGACATGTATGTTATTCATGACTTTAGATAAACCAACCTCTCCTTCAATCAGGCTACGATGGGGCCGCTTTGATTGGTGGGAGAACGATAAGATTGTATGGCACATTCCTTTGAATGAACATGGAGTCATATGCTTTAAAAACATCCATCTCAACTACGCAAAATATCGGTTGGTACTGGCCATATATAAATGATCTTACTGACTTGTGGGCGACCAATTTATACCCCGGCAAAGCTGGGTAAATTCACCTTTTACCCTGGCACAGCTAAGCCTCGTGAGTTCATCCACCGCTTTAGATTCAAGACAGATGTGTGCTTCGAGATCAATTCCTGTAAAGACATTGTCTATGATCAACACATCTTCACTTTTACCCGGCATTTGCATCTACGCTGCGTGAATGATCTTCCTATCTAACACACTTAAGCGCGCGCCGACGTTAGTCGGACGCTACACTTGGGCCTCAGGCTCATCTAGAGTTACGACTCACCACTTCAAGGCTCATGAGCACTGCATCTGCTGGGATATAGAGACTGAGGTTCAGATCGCAATAACCCTGGGTGCTCTTGTGCTTACTAAGCATCTTCACTTCTACCTAGGAGCCATCAATGATTGATTTATATACTTCCGAAGGTTACTTTACGCAGACTCGACGAGTCCTTGATCTACTATCAAAAGGAAACACCGAAGAGCTCGCGAACTTTGAGCTAAGCCCTCTCAATCACCCCTATTGGTCTCCATACTTCCTTCCATTTGAGGATGAAGTCTATGCCATCAATTTTGCCAAGACTCACACCTATATTATCCTCGAAGAGACTGGTGAATTTACTTGGGCTCAAGCGCTTTGGGAACATGAACTCCCCACACGCAAAAAAGCTCCCCGTACCCACGAGGAGCCTTGCTTTTTGTGCATGCCAGGGCTTACGGTCTGGTCGAACCGATGGGTTGCTTCAGACCCCGATCAGTGTGCCTGGTACATAGGGATAAAGATTATGTCCGATGATAACTTTCTAGAATCGCGAGGCGTGCCTCTGTACCCGTTAGGCGTACAGAATGCTCTGCTACCTCCGTCTGCCGTAGCAAACCTAGTTGGGTAACTTGGTCTACTGTTACGAACTTCGTGATAGCAGTGAGAATGCTATTTACAGCAGACTCTAGAGCCCTGACTCGTCTTTCTAAGTCTAGGTATTCATTAGTGGTTGGCATTTATAGTAGGTCTCCATCGATCTCCTCTTCAGTGATCGTTATTGTTGCGCCTTGAGCATCAAGGTCGGCGTTGTATTGATGGTCAGGAAGGAAGCTGGTATGCTTTTCAACAACATTAGCTCCAAAATAAGCAGCCCATAAAAGGGTAAGCACGGCAGCCCAAGTAGATTCCCCAATCAATACCCAAGTAAAGTTAACACCCAAAGCAACAGCACTAGCACTGGCTAACGTAGGAGCAATAAGCATAGCAGTAGCAAGGCTAGTTAAAAGCCAAGCTGCTCTAAGCTTTCTATTCCCTCGTTTCATAGTTAAGATCTATCGTGTTGGTCCTTCATCATCTGCTTAAGCTCAAGGAGCGTAGCTTCAATGTGAACAAGCCGAGAACTCACCTCTACAAAGGCTTCCTTTTTAACAGTGTGTTCTTCTAGGTTGGTAAACTTTAATTCAAGTGCCTGAATCTTTAGATTTATCTTATTGTGAGTAGTAGTAGCATCCTTTTCATGCTTGTCTAGCTGTGTCTCAACAATAGCGTCCATGTCTGCCGTAAAGCTTGACTTAAGCCTGTAGTAGATTGTAAGCAAGCCGCCAAACAGTCCGACAAGACCAATAGCGCTAGTTCCGATTGTAATAGGCTCCATCTAGTATCCCCTCTGTAAGACGATCAAGACCAACTCGAACCACATCTGCATGTTGTTTTCGCATTAGGGTTATTAAATTGAAACCCCTTACTGAAGGGCTCATCAATGTAATCAATCTCAGTGTCCTCTAACAAAGCATATGAATGACTATCCACACACACCGTCAGATCCCCGGCACTAAAGACTATATCCTCTTCGTCTGGCTCATCAAAATCTAATGCATAACTATATCCAGAACATCCACCACCCCTTACGGCTACCCGTAGGGCTTTCCCTTGGCATTCAGAATCTTCTTGCATTGTCTGTAAGATTGTTGTCGTTGCTATTTGAGTTAGGCTTATCATATAATTTTATTCCTTAAGTAGGCGAGAAAGCTCTTCTAGTCTTTTTTCTGGACGTTTTAAGCCAGCTACTACCGTATAGACACGAAGCTTGCCCCTACCAGATTCATAGATTCCTCTGTGAACAAGCGCATCTCCGACAATATTAGCAGTCGTGTCGAAGCCAAATTCAATAGCATCCATTAATCCCTCAACTTCTGCGAAAAGATCTCTACCTCCGACGACTACAGTAGCTACGCCCTCAGCCGTACTAAGGTCAAAGCCTCCTGCAAGCAAAGTCTTTCCAAGGTTATCCTTCAGTGCCTTACTAATAGAGGTATGAGAAGATACATCCCTTACGGTAGTAATGCCTAATAGCATACAACCACTTAGGGAGAGTAGGGAGTCGAAATCAGCAGGATCAAAAGACGTGTACTCACTGTTCTTGATTGTAATAACGTTAAGTGTATGGAAAAGTCCAGCCACAGTGTTATTGACGGTCGGCCAGAACTGCTTGACTGTCATACGAGGATAAAGCTTCTTAATCTTATCGTTATCAACAATTAATAGTGGAGCAATCTGACCTACTTCTGCCATAGTGCACAGATCAGTCACTAGATTCTTAGCATTCTGAGCTACTCTAGGAGAGGCACACTCTCCTGAGGTTGGTAGAGCAATCACTACGCCAGTTCTTCGTTCAGCATCAACATGACCAATATAGCGTAAATATCTCTGAGCCAGGTCGATCAAAACTTTACAAGATCCACCGCCAGATCCACCGCCTGCTCCAGCAGCCACGAAGATCCTATCAACCTTACCGAAGGTCTTAAGCATTAGGTTGTAGATGTCCTGATCACAGGATTCAGCGGCCAGTCGACCAGCTTCCATGTTCTTTCCAGCACCCTTCAAGTCACCACCTAGATGAACCTTCTGATTCTCTGGTAGCTGTATGTGATGAAGGTCGTGCTTAGCTGTGTTGACTACAAGAGCTTTCTTATATCCAAGCTTATAGAAAGCCTCTACTAAGCGACTACCACCCTGGCCACCACCTAGGAAGGCAATTTCAATAGAGCCACCATGAGTAGACTCAAGACCGATGTCCTCATCTTCAGGGATTTCAAAATCTTCAATAGGAAGATCAGGAATACCTAAATCAAAGTCATCTTCTTCGTTAAATTCTTCAGTCATAGTAGTGACTCCTTTTTGTAGAGTAGAGTAGAGCTCTTATTATACCAGATCAGTCTCTATCATCATCTTTACTAAGTCGTCAACGGTGTGCGTTGCCTCCCAGCCTAGTACCTGGTTAATTTTAGTTGGATTGCCTAACAGATTGGGGACTTCAGATGGCCTCATGAAACGTGGATCGTAATCCACATACTTTTCCCAGGCCGAATCGTCCAATCCAGCGGATCGAATTGCACTGCGTAGGAAGTCTCGAACTGAGATGGACTTGCCTGTAGCAACAATGAACTCGTCTGGCTCATCTGCATCCAGCATAAGATCCATAGCCTGCACATAATCTCCAGCGAAACCCCAATCTCTTCGGGCGTCAATGTTTCCAAGGCTGATTGTTTCCGCCTTTCCCTGTGCGATTGCAGAAATTCCAAGAGTAATTTTTCTTGTAACGAAGTCGCTCCCACGACGAGGTGACTCATGATTGAAGAGAATCCCGTTGCAGGCAAAAAGACCATACGCTTCGCGGTAGTTTTTAACAGCCCAGTAGGCTGCAAGCTTAGCAACACCATAGGGACTCCTAGGGTAAAGAGGACTGTCTTCAGTGTAGCCAGTAGAGGGACAGTCAAGTCCACCAAATAGCTCACTAGTAGATGCCTGGTAGAACCTAGTCTCGGGAGAGTTCCTCCGAATGGAATCCAAGACTACAATGACCGCTCTAGCATCTGTATCAAAAGTCTCTAAGGGTTCCTTAAAGGATTGCCCAACGTGAGATTGAGCAGCTAGATTGAAGTACTTCTCAGGCTTATACTCTTGAACTATCCAGTTGATAAATGAGGCGTCCTTTATGTCTCCAAAGCAGGAGATGAAGGATGGGTGATCAGCAAAAAGGGTTGTATTTTCCCCCAGCCCAACCCGGGTACTTTTTCTCCTGTCGATCCCGACGACCGTATAGCCCTTGGCTAGAAGATGCTCGGCCAAATACGACCCGTCCTGACCCGAAATGCCTGTTATCACAGCTGTTTTCATTTTAATCTCCTTAGCAAGTAACCAAGCCTTAAACTCCTCTAAGCCAGAGCATCGCTTTCGAGAGAAATGAACACTAAGCCCCTGGAAAGTAGTGAAATGCTTGCCACAACAATCAAAACCATCCTGTCCACTGACTCCAGTTACTATTGCTGTCTTCATTACTGACTCCTGTACGCTTCTACGGCTGCAATGACTTCATCAACCTGTTCATTGGTCATTGTTGGGAACACAGGCAGACTAAGGAGACGATCACAAAGATCTCGGGCCACCCTGAATCCTCCCTTATCCTTTGTAAGATAGGGAGTAGAGTCAGTGATAATCGATGGATAGTGTAAACCACAAGCAACACCAGCCTCACCTAGCCAAGCCATAAGGGCCTCTCTATCCTCCTTACTATCACACTTATACTCATACAAGTGAAAGACAGGAACAGCTATTGGATCAATGAATGGAGCCCTATTCCCAAAGGCTTTATCATAACGCGCAGCAACCTCTCGTCGCCTAGCATTCCATGAATCCAAAGACTTAAGTGCATGTCTGAGCTGAGCAGCATGAATAGAGTCCAAGCGATGGTTATGTCCAATAATTACATGATCATATTTTGAAGCGCTTCCTTGGTTAATGATTTGTCGAGCAACTTCAGCCAAACCAGGGCTTTTGGTAATAATTGCTCCACCCTGTCCACAGGTTCCTAAATTCTTAGCCGGGTAAAAGGACGTACAAGCTATATCACTTAACTCACCCACCCCATAGCCCCCAGACCGGGCTCCAATCGCCTGTGCAGCATCTTCAATAAGAGCGACGCCGTAGTCCTTGGCTAGCTCTGCAAAGAGCTTCATATCAACCATCTGTCCATATAGATGAACGGGCATGATGGCCTTAATACTCTTCGCATCCTGTTTAGATAGTTCCTTGATACACCCATCAACACTCATTAGGTAGGTAGACGGATCTACATCCACAAACACAGGCGTAGCACCTGCTGCGGTAATAGCAAAGGCGCTTGCAATGAAAGTGTTAACGGGAACAAGAACTCTATCCCCAGGCCCAATCTCCAAGGCGCGTAGAGCAACCTCTAGAGCTGATGTTCCACTACTACAACCAATAGCAAAATCTACACCCATGTATTCGGCAAACTCTTCTTCAAACTTATTCAAAAACGGACCACCAACAACCCACCACGATCGAAGCACTTCTAGTACATCGTTTTCGATAGCTTGCTGAATGGGGAGATACTGACCCTTAAGGTCAACGAAGGGAACTGTCATTATAATAATTCCTTAATATGATACGAACCTTCTCGATAAGCTCTAAGTTAGCCCAAAGCTTACCTTTGGTTGCATCAATTGCTAATTGATTAAAAGGTCCTCTCAAGGGCAAGTTATGTCTTAGATACTTGCAAGCCATATCGGCAAACTCAACCAGCAGAGCAATTTCTTCAGGAGTGAGTTCCAAAACTAATACTACTTCTTATAGTCCCCAGTTCTTCCGGGGAGATTTCCGTAAAGGCCGAACTCATATCTAAAGTCCTCCGGCCAATACTCTCGATCAAGCATCCATGTTTGTGCATCGGTTGAATGTTTAAAGTTTCGAGGGATAGGTGCTAATTCCATACCAGGACCTGGTCTACATTTCTTGGGACCAAAGCCATGATGGTAATGAACTAAATAATCATCAACAACATGGGCAGGAATGGTTTCCCCATCTCCCATATCTGATGTTGGTAGGCAATGCCTATTAATTCCATCTGGAAATCTTACACCATTGTAGGCAGTCCTATCAAATAATCTAAGCTGTGAATCTGGAAACCAAGTAGGAGCATAAGCCTTTCTTGAAAACAATGAATATCTAGGAAAACGATAAGCTGAAGATAACCCACTTAGGGCTAGGGTGGAAAGGTTTGCGCTATCACTAAGGCATTCGTCAGCACCTAGGAGAAAAACCCAATCAGTGGAAGACATATCTATAAGAAGATTTAATCGACCTGACTGATCCCAACTGTCATCATACATCCGGCGTACCTTTTGCGGCTTACTTATGTAGGTTACCCGAGAATCTTTCTCTGCAACTTCAGCTAGATATTTTTCTGTTCCATCTGTACTACCGCCATCCAAAACTATTACATGGTGACAATGCCTTGTAGCATTATGTAATGATGCCCTAATATAAAACATCTCATTCAACGTCAAAACTAGACCTGTAATTTTCATACTTGAGCCTCTAATATAGCCCACTCTTTGGGATGAGGGTTAATAGGAAACCACAAATCTTGAAAATGATTAGGGTGTCGTCCGTTGTATCTTTTAAGATTAGGTAAGCTTTTCTTCATCTCGTAGTCGAACTCATTAAACTTTTCAGGAAGCTCTACTTCAAATTCTTTATCGTTCGTATACCAAGCCTTTCCTAGGATGCGTCTCATTCCCATAGCGCGAGCTGACCGTACCCATCCATAGTGCCAAAGTGGAATAGATAGGCTAAGCATTTCTTTACCCCCATAGTTATGAAGAGTAATCTCTTTTCCGTTAACCCTTCCAACTACATCACAAACAGGTCTACGGTTATCGTCTGTGCGGAAGTTCTTAACAGCAAAACCACTAGAACGATGACCTATTCGACAGTGACGCTTATAGAATGCAGGCCCCTGTGCAATATAGCGAGGCGTCCCATAAAAATGAGTAACCGGAAGGGAGGCAAATTGTGTTCCCCCTTTTCCCAACTGGTCTTTAAGGGTAGCCATGTGGTCTTCATGAATACCCTCGTCAGCATCCACAGCAAAAACCCAATCACAGGAACTCATCTGGAAGGCTACATCCCAGGCCTTCTCTTGCCAGTGACGATTAAATTCAAATCCATATACCTTATAGCGAATGCGTCCTCGATACTTTGCTGCCAAATCTTCAACAATACCAACAGTATTATCTTGTGATAGGCCGACACTAATAGAAACCTCATCACAACCAACCAAGGCTTGCTCAATAGCAGCCTCCAGCCCGTAGTCCATAATTTCTACGTTCCGGGCTTTCATAATAGCTGTGATAGAAGTCATAATTAGATAGCACTCACTACAGCATATCCATGCTCAAAACTAATTCGGTTTACTTCCTCAGGATTAATCCCTGCAACTAGACTTAACCAAAAATCTAATTCGGCCCTGAGTGGCTCGGAGTGATCTTTTACTTCAAGAACCTTAAGAATACCAGGCTTATTTTCACCAATAATTCGTTGATCCCAGAAGGCTAACTCCTTAGGCTTAGACATGTCATACTCTATGATACCATCAGTTCCTAGAATACTTATTTTTCTTACCTTTTCAGTATGAGCCCAACTGTAGTTAACAAGGGCATCAACCCCTGACGCCAGCCTATACAGAGAAGAGCCGGCCACCGAGATAGACTCATTGTCTAGCGATGTTCTTGACAAAAGAACAGGGTTATCTCCTGTAAGGTACTGGATAATACTAAGGTCATGAGGCAAGAGGTCTAGCTCTACACCACACTCTTGAAACTTACCCCAGTTAAGACGACTAATATTAATAGCCTTAACCTTTCCTACCTTTCCACTATCTATAAGCCTTTTAAGCTCAAGGATCTCAGGACTGAAAACGAAAATATGACCAACACAACAAGTAAGGTGACTAAAGGTTCGACTTAAAGAAAGCAACTGACTAGCATCACTATCAGACGCAGCAAGAGGCTTCTCTACAAAAATATGTTTACCCGCCATTAAGCAAAGCCTAGCGATAGCTAGGTGTGTGGACGGAGGGGTAACAATAGCTACAGCATTAACCGTATTGTCACTAAGGATTGTTTCAATAGAAGCAACCTCCACCCCTGGATATTTGTCAGCCTGAGCTTGGGCTAGATCTGGGTCCAGATCGCATACATACTTAAGGTCAGATATAGTGTTAAGGTTTCGAGTAATGTTGGGGCCCCAATAGCCACAACCAATAACAGCAGTCCCTAGGTTTTTCATAGACTGGTAGCTCCTTTAATTCTGTATTTACGCAAAAAGATCTTCATCATAGCTGAGATGACATGAGGCTTTACGTGACGATTATCATCTGTAAAGGGATCTTTGATTGCTTGGGTAATAATGTCATACGATTCAAAATATGTTGTGTTGTTATAGCTTTGACAAAAATATTCAGCAGCGGTGCGTAACGTACACTTACTGAGCCCATTAGCCACCCAGGTATTAACGTTACGGCGGAAAGTTGCATGTAGAGGAACAGGACTTACACTCAAAATAATCTGAGCTGAAGGGTTGTGCTCTTTAAGGAGCTCACGACACCGATTGAGATCACCCAAAACTTCATCAACCGTTTGAATATGGAACTCATGTATTTTTGGATCATAAAGCCCTATGCTAACTGGAGGCATAAGACTAAAAGTAGAGTGATCTCTCGAATCCCTCCAAGTTTCCGTTAGTCCTAGGGTAAGAATAACTACCTTAGCTGTTGTAAGGGCCTTTCTAGAGGCACTAACATGTTTTTGGAAGTCAATCTCTTTAGACTCCCAGTCATAGTATGAGTACTCTCTAAAAGGATCAATAGCCCTTTTATCAGGATGTCTCCACCAACGCTGAACTGGATTAAAATTACCCAAAGAGTACTCAAAGATTTGTCTCATTGAAGCACTGTTGTAAACCCTATTCCATCCACAACTAGCATGGAGACAATTGTGAGGTTCAGTTATCAAATAGTTGTATTTGGCTTTGCGCAAGAAGGTTGCAATATTTCTAGCGAAACAAGACCCCATACTTGTAATTGGGGTTCGCTGATCAATTAGATGGCATCTTCCATACTTAGCAAACTGATGAATATCTATTTTCCCTGGATTAATAAGATCAGTCAACTGAAAACGACCACCAGAAAAAGGGACAAGCCTATTACTCAGCTCTGTCGTCAACCCACTCTCCTCGCTTAATTGTAGTTTCATTTGATTGTCGAATTAGCTCAGTTAGCATTGTTGCTGTTAGCTGGTCTAGCAGTGGAAGGTTCTGCATAATGCAGTGTCCGCCAATAACACCAGGGAACTTATTCTGAATATCATAATCGCTAGCTTGAAGCTTCCAAATCTGACTAACAAAGTCATAGTCCGCCTGTGCCGTGTCGCATAGTTGTTGAGCCATTTGAGTCCAGGCAATGAGGTACCCAACCAAAGTTGTTTGGAGGATCTTAGCTAGCTCTGCGTTCTCTGGTTTGTTACCCATCCATCGTGGCTTAAACCCAGCAGCACTTAGCTTAGCCATAAGGTCAGGCTTAAAGTGGGTTCCACTAATGAACTTAGGATACTTGAGCATGTCCGAAGTCATCTGATCATTAGCATGCTTTCCTAGTACTGGGGAATGGTATACGAAAGACTGGGTCTGTTCCTGAATACGACGCGTAGTTCCAACGGGAACAGTAGCGTGAATAACTGTATAGAGGGGGGTATAGGTTCGAATATATTCTGAAACAATATTCTCAAATCCCTTTAACTCTCCAGGGATACAGATATGCATGCAAAACACATTCTCATCCCTTTTGGGCGGATGAAAGCCCTGAGCTGGGTCGATAGCTTTTACGTCATCACAAGCAGCAGCTAGCAAATGATAAATAGGATTACCAATCTCGCCTAAACCAATAACAAGATGTTTCATTAATAGCTCCTTCTATTGGGACGCCGACATTTCTCCCACTCTGCTTCTAGTCCAGAAATGAAACTATCATCTCCACTAGGGAGATTCCACTTCTTAAAGCTATAAGTGTTCTGGCCTAGCGGCTTGCCGGGAATATATTTAGCAAGGGGTGGAATGTCTTTAACTATTGTAGAGTTCATAGCAGTCATACTATAAGCGCCCACCGTAGTAAACTGATGAGTTATAACCCCAAGCCCAACATTGGCTGCTCGCATGATGCGAGTCCAGCCTCCTAAGCATACGTTCGTACTTAAGATAGCGTATGGCTCTAAGTAACAATCGTGACTAATATGGCAACGAGCCATGACATAGCAATCATCCCCAATAAAGGTAAGGTCTTTCATTGGAGAGTTCACAGTCGTAAACTCCCTAATGACAATACGATCCCCAATAACAATCTTACCCGGAGATCTGTATACAGGATTAAGCTCATACTTATCACTAGAGTGCTCAGCCCATTGACCTATACTTACGTGTGGACCAATGTGACAATTTTCCCCAATGAACGTATTGCCTTCAATAACACAATAAGGACCGATATAGGTACTTCTAGGAACACTAATATGAGGAGCAACCAAAGCAGTAGAATGAATCATAGTTTACCTTTAGGCTGTCAAATCTACTTCTTTTGTATCCCACCAGCGAACCATTTCAGTTACTAGGCCAAGCTGTCCTACAAATGAACCAGTCTTCTTTAAGTCTACAGTGAGGCGACCCTCTACAACTTCACCAACTTTAAGCTCCTTAGGCAATTCGTATAACCCATAGCTTGGATCAGACGCTTCCTTTCCGTTCTTACCAACAGCTCTGCTGAACCGAACATGAAGCTTATTGTCGGAAGCGTAAACTTTTCCACTATCGTTTGTAACTTTGAAATAGATATAGCGCTTAGAGCTTCTCTTGGTAATCTTAATGATTTCGATTTTCATATAATTCTCTCCTTTAAGGATAGGCTTAGTCTCTTCTAAAATCACCAACCTATCTGGGACAGTGATATTCAGAAGGCTTTTAGCCGCTTGGTTATAGGTATTATTTTCCCGAATCCATTTCGCAGCAGCAAGCCCTACTTTATGGGCCTTGTCTTGCTCACGGTAAACCTGACGCATCTTCTGGGCCAGAGCGGGGACATCGATCTCTGCAAATTGTCCGAAAACTTCAGACCCATTATTCTCTGCCTGAAGCCAGCCAGGAATTCTAGCATCCTGAAGACCCTTAGGATTAACCCAATAGCTTACACCCCTGATACAAATGTCTTCTAAAGCACTCCACTTACATAAAATAACTGGAAGTCCAGTAGACATTGCTTCACGGGGAGGAAGGCCGAAACCCTCCCCAGAAGAAGCAAAGACCAAACAGTCGACATTCTGCAACAAGCTTAGCATCTTAGGCTGGGATAGCCTCCCATCTATGATCTTTTCATTAGGCCTTAATCGAGGAACGTTTCCCCCAAAAGAAGTCTTAATGATAAGCTCCACATTTTTGTCTTTAGGAAACGCTGTCCGAAAAGCTTGAAGGGTAAGATCGGCGTTTTTTCTAGGACAATCCCATCGAGTATTGCTATAGAGTAAAAAGCGAAATGGTCTATCCTTAGTGAGCGATCTCTTAAGTAGTGGCCAACGTTCAGGATCAACTCCAAGGGGTGAAACCTTAATAGGTATTCTTACTCCAGAGTCTTCAAAGACAGTCTTATTAAACTCAGCAGGGACAACAACGTAATCAAAATGAGAGTTGATTTTCTTAGGCCAATTAGAGGGAAGCTGTGTTGTTTCAAACATTGTCATCAACCCTAGCCTTAACCCTTTGGCTCTAGCAATCCTGCTCTTGGGTGCTTTATTCCAACCATTGGGAGTGTAATAAAGAAGATACTCTCTTATCGTCATGGACTGCTGCCTCTGAGACTCTTTTACTAAACGTAATCCATCTTTACTAGCTAGTCTTATAGAGTCTGGAAAGGACTCGAAGGCATCCCAATGCATTTGTTTATCTAGACGAGCCATAGCAACAGCTAACGCTTCAGCGGAAGACCCATACCCATCACAAGGATTAAACACAGAGGTAAAGCACAGACTAATTTCCTTTTCTCGGTTCATTGGGGAGTCGGAAACCGCTTCAAGCGCCGACTCTTTGATTTTGATCTTGAATTTGTCACATAGAAACGCCAACGCCGTCTCATACCATAGTGTTCTATGAGTATCTTTGAACACATTGCTCACCATCACTGTTGTTGAGAATCTAGAGGGTACAAACCTATTGGTAGGAATATAGGTAATGCTAAAGTTTTGCCTAATGGACTTCAGCATAAAAGGCTGGACAACAAAGACCCAAGCCATGCTTCTGTTTCCAAAAGCGACAATACACTCAACAGCTCGAGTTATAGCCTCAATCTGTTGAGCATCACTTCCGACAAAATACAGAGCAATCTTTTTCACTAGAGGGTCATCCTTTGATAGAGAGATGTGGCAATTATAGAAATACTTGGCTTCCCTAGATTCTGTAAACACCACTTGATAGTCTGCTTAACTAGCTCGTTTGAATATACTTTATCGTTTTGAAGCCATTCTATTGTTTCTTCTAGGTCACTAGGGTCTACCTTAACTAGAAGACTGTCTGGAATCAAAAGCTTTGCATCACTATGAACAATACACAGTGCCCCATGGACCGCAGCTTGAGCGATTAATGTTCCATCAGTGTTCGGATCAAGGTCCACAACAATGCCAGACATTCCCAGTAGGTTATTAATTGATGTTTCAGATTCACTACGCCAACTGGTGACATCACTAACTGTCTTCCTATCTAGTCTAATCTGATCTCTAAAGATGGGTAAGGAAACGATCTGTGTAGGCTTCCTAACTCCAGCATCCCAAATATATTCAGCTTCTTTTGGAGTAGAGCATATGATTACATCATAGTATTTAGCTAAGCGGAGAGCAGCCAGCTTATCCACCGGTCCCGGCACAATAGCATAAACACAATTTATGATGCCCTTAGGGGGTAGCTTAGCTTTGGGTCCAATATTGTCTGTGGAGATAATATCGATAACAATATCCTTCTTATCTATGGCAATTGCGTTTTCAAGGATTGTGTAACCAGCTTCTGTCAGTCCACGTTTTAGCCCGCGCTTAATAGCTTCAGCCCTGGGGTCTTGTCCTAAGCTGTGAAGAATAAGCTTGTTCTCAGCAAAGGCACCTTCAGGCAGTTTGTACTCAAGCTTCTTGAGGACATACTCTTGAACCTTGGCAACTGGAAGATCATTCATGCAAGCATGATTATAGCTACATCTAGCATACCAACAATACTGACATCCTAGCTCTGCAGTGACTGCAATAGCTCCAGGGTAGTGATTGATACGGGCTGCTGGATCAGTGGGCCCAAAGATAGAAACAATATTCAGTCCAAGCGCGCCAGCCAAATGTAGCATGCCACTGTCAGGGCCAACAAAAAGATCAGACTCATTAATTAACGCCGCCGCAGGCCGGAAGCCAAACTTCTCAGCCGTAGTGTTTGGCTGTCCCCAGGAATCGGCCCGTCCATTAAAGTCATCAATGATAATTCTCACATCAGGTCGGAAGGCTGTTATCTGGTTAATCAGCTGGGTAGTTTTATCCACAGGCCAAGAACGCCTATGGTCGACTGAAGCTACAGAGAGGAAGATAAGCTTATAGCTATCTCTTTCTCCCCACTTTTGCTCTAGCCATTTCTGCGCCCATTCTACCTCATCAACCTTGGGTTTGTAAATAGGAGAATACTGTCTTAGCTGAATTCCTACGTACTTGGCAAACAGGTCAATACGATTGATGGGAGGATTAGATGTCTTCTCATAGGAAGGACAAACACTAGTCACATCAGCAAAGTAATCATAAATCCCTGGATCAATTGTCCGGAAATCTACAATTGTATCAATGTCTGGATTGTTTTCTACCACCCTAAAAAGGGTAGGGTCTGTAGCATAAGTAATAATACAATTCGGATACTCTTGACGGATAGCCCTAACGGTTGGGGTTGTCATAAGAACATCACCCAATCCACCCAGCTTACGTTGAATACAAATTTGAAGAGCTGCTTCCTTATTTTCAAAGGAAAACTTTGAGTGGGCTCTGATGAGTTCATGCTGAGCACGAAACTTAGTCCGAGTAAAGCCACCCGGAACTCTCGACACAGGAGCTCGACTCTTAGGCTTAAGAGTTCGTGATCCCCGCGAAGAATTCTTGCGGAAAATATTGGGCATTCATTGCCTCCGATTTTACTTAAAGATTACCAGGTCCAATTAAGGCCTAGCCCAAGGAAGAGAGCATCGTCTGTGTAGGTGTCTGCAGCGTCTGTAGCTGCGAGGCGACTTATCTTAATATTAATAAGACCAAGGCCACTGACTCCATTCTCAAGCGTTTGAGTAGCGTATTCAAAGTTCTGCACATCGTCAGCATTGGCGATGGTGAAGACATTGCTTTCTGCCAACCCCCAAGTGCCAGCAAAGGTTTCAGCATCCCCTACCACATCCACATCAGTACCAGCTAAACCATAGTGTAGATAGAACGCAGCGCCACTGCCACCACCCGGAACGGAGGTTCCCATTACATAAATGGTCGCCTGAACGGTAGCAGGCAAAGTCCCATCCTCTCGACGGGGGACTTCGATTACCAGAGATGCATACTCATCATCCATACCATCATAGGCAAGAACAATAGCTGCAAAAGCAGCAGCTCCTGCCCCTTTGATAAGGCTAAGAGTCTCTGGAGTAGTAGCCACATGGGCATTAAACTCACGAGGATGCAACCACGAATGAGTTCTAGTCTGCTTAAGCCCAGAAGCACTCTTAGTAAGAGTATCTCCGTCAAGCTCAAGCTGAAACTCGGTTCCCACAAGCTCAAGCCCATCTCCATCAGCAGTATAGGTAGTACCTGAAGCAACCCTGGGCTCCCATTCAGAACTGACGTTGTTATAGGTGAGAACAAAATCAGCAGTGGGGGCTGCCCCACTAATAGCAACACCCTGAAGAGCACGAGCATTCCACCAGTTACCATTATTAAAGGCCGTAATTCCATTAGCACTTTTACTAAGAACAGTGTCACCTGTGGTATCAATCTCCAAAGAAAACTGAGTACCAGTAAGCTCAATGCCCAGGCCATCGGCTGTGTAGGAAGCAGAGGCTGTCATGGCTGCATCCAATGCACTGATAGCTGCCTCAAGGCTAGTGTTCTGGGTGATGTGGACAGTAGAGCTATAGTCAGGAGTACTATCGCCTACCCCGTCACTACCGATGAAGGCTCGAATAGCATCAAGCTGAGCATCCATTGAGCCTGGGCCAGACGTTAGGGTAGCATCAAATGCCTTTAACCCAATGTAGGCCTTGGTATAGTCTGAGATGGGGTCATTATTAATCTGGAAAAATGCCTGATTAATGGCAGTGATAGAGGCATCTAGCTGACCAGCCAGCTTTAAGATCGTTTCCTTGATGGTGAGTTTTCTACCACCGTCCCAGAAGAGCACACTGCTCTTATTGGTTGCAGTGTTGTCAGTCCAAACCTGGTCACCGCTAAGACCATTTTTAATAGCATCAAGAGCATCCCCAATTGGAGTATCTGTTGCATTGTCTGCATCAAGAATACCAAGTGGTAGCTGAGCAATCAAAGGCCTTAAGGTATTGTTATAGACCGACTGCAGCTCTTGTATATCACGGGAAAGCTCATTAAAGGTTGAGTTAATACGCTTTACGCTAAACCCACCACCTTCGGGGGTTTTACGTGACCTTGTGCGTGAAACAATAATTGGGACAGTAGACATAGATTAACCTAGCTTGATTGTGTAAGAGTCGATGAATGGCGACACAGAAGGGTCTGAAGTGCTTAGGATAGCCCTTAAGGTAATGTTAGTAAAAGTTCTTGTGGGGAGTTTGTACTCTACCCTGAAACGTTCACTGAAGTGATCACCAAAACTCTGTTGAGTCTTAAATATAAATGCAATATTGCCAGAAGCATCTACTCTTCGAGTATACACTCCGAGTTCTCCAGTGTCAGAGAGGCTATCGAACTCCTGCTGAGAGACAAAGACTATCTTCCTTTCTGCCCAGAACACCCCTCCAGTATAAATCTTCTCTCCGGTAAAGCCCGTAGGATATGGATAGCCTTCTACAATATACTTATGGTTATAGGGATAAAGGGAATCGCTTGCTTCTAGAAGGACTTCTGTGGTTAATGGAGTTGTCGTATCGAGTAGCTTCCAGTTCTCTGCATCTGTTTGGAATAGATAGTCCCCCTTGCTTAGGAGGATAGCCCCTGTTCGCTCTACTCCATCAATCTTTGCTGAAGTGGAGCCTAGGTTAATCTCATATCCATTAGGATCATCTACTCTAAGGATGGTTTGATAAACATTCGTCTCTACATCCAAAGACCAACCAGAGGATATTCCCCTAACGATCTCATCACGATTTCCTAGGTTACGATATACCACATAGGTAGTTTCATTAATGTCTCCTACAGAAGCCAAAGGAACAAAGGAGTTCAGCGCAACATCTGATATTCCATTCAGAGTAATGCCGTGAGCCGCTGTTGAGTCCAGAGCTTCAGCGTCCTTGGTTGCATCGAAAACACTAGTAGACCCTACATTGTTAACAGGGACAGAGTCTGTAAAATCAATTACCTGTGGGTGAGAAGGAGCACCGTCACCCAAGGATGAAATCGGAATAAAGGTAACGCCATCTGGGCTTACCCAGTAGTAGATATCAGTTCCCTCAGGCTTAAAGTCACAAGTATGAAGGGCAACCTTTGAGAAGGTTTTAACTACACCATCGTTGTCTTCTACGCTAAGGGCATTGGACTCAAGAAGAGTTCCAAGGGCTACATCAAACTTGGGGCGATAGAAGCTAACATTCTTACACCCAAATTCATACACAAAGTTATTATCGATGTCTACGTCATCATAGCCTGACTTGGAGATAATGAACTTAAAGAACCGAGCCTGAATCTCGGGGAACATCCATACCCCTGGACTGCTTACAAGGCTAATGCTTGGCTGACCTGGGACTAGGACAAAGTCAACCCCATTCTGACTATACATAAGACTTACTACAAAGGCACTCGTACCAGTAGAGCCAAAGGGAACGAAGGTTGCCTTGCTTACTGCCTTACTCTCTCCCATATCTACAAGTAGACTGTGGGTAATAACTTGAGCAGTTGAAGTTCTAACCACAGAGAGCCACTTAGAGTATTCATCATCGATAGCATGAACTACTCCCATTCCTGCTGGGGTCTCCTGTAGGACAAGGCTGTTTGCAGAGAGAAGTTGAGCGCTTGCTATCCATGCATCGTCTGGAAGAATCCTTGCCGCTCCATTAGGAATCCACTCTTCCCTCATGGCAGCAATGCCTGCATTCGTATCGATTCTTGCAGTCGTTAGGGTCTGATTGATTTGCTCCATGTTGACGAAGTCGTCAGAAACATAAGCAAAGTATCCAAGGGTATCTCTCTTGAGAAGAAGAAGGTTTTCAATTCGGTCTTCCAGGCTAATCAAACTTCGCCTTACTGACTCATAATAGGCAGCCCATCGTCTCTCTTGCTTAATGGTAGCTACACTCAGGTCTTTGATCGTGTCATACATTGCTGTGATGTCACGGTGCTGGCTTGTAAGGGTAGTGTTCCACTTGGAAGCCGAGGCGGTTTCATAATGGACAATATCAAAACTTTCTAAGGCGATAAGGGGCCTATCGCCCAACAGTGGATTGCTAGCTTCCAGCTCCACCACCTGCTCTTCCAGTTCATCCATATTGGGAACTGTTCCCAGCTTCAACTCCTGTAGGAGGAAGTCGGTAAAGAGAACGTTATGATATCTGCCCTTTAAACTCATACGATTGATTGGTCCAAGACCCTAAATCTAAGATCTCTTAGTACTGGGGTATAGAAAGGAGCTACCTCAACTAGGTTTTGGGTAAGCTCAGGAATATATCCATAGAGGTAGTCTACCTTACCAGAGAACAACTGCTCAGTTTCCAGTGAGATAGTGTTGTCCTCTACGTCAACAGAGAACATTGTCTCTGGGAGAACTCTAGCTACATTATACTTCAACTGATAAAGGGTATAGCGGTAAGAAACTCCCTTACCGTCTTCGACAGTATCAATGCAATAGATGATTCCGTTCTTATAGTCAACAGAGTATCGACCATCCGTAGAGGTAGCAAACCCACTACTATAGGTGTAGGTGGTTGATCCAATCTCTGTCTCGGAGCCAGTGTAATAAACCTGAATGATACCGGTAGCATAATCAATATTGTACTGACCCTCAACCCCCGGAACACCACCTACCTCCGTTACGAAAAGATCTGTCCTTGAGAAGACAACTCCAGTCCCCTGAAACAAAGCATTATCCGTACCGTGAGCAAGAGTAAAGGTAAATACTGGACTAGAGTCTACATCCGGAATAACCTCAGCCTGAACTCGTAGGTTTTGATAAAGCTCATCGTGCCCATTAGCAAAGACTACCTCTACGGGAGCTACTGCTGGGAGGAAGATATCATCAGGCATAATGACGCTTCCCTTAACGATATTCTTCTGACTAAGACGAATAACATATCCAGTATTGGTACTGACATTGGTCTCTTCCGTTGGCGGGAAAAAGTAACCATTAAAGCCATAAGGAGCTCTGATCGTACCGGTAACATCGCTACCCGCTCCTGGAACAAAGTTGTCAGAAGCAACGACAATCCTATCAAAACCATTCTCTCTTGTAGAGTATGTGAAACCGATATCTCTATAGATTGGGAAGTATCTATAGCTAACCATTGTGATATTCGTAGAGGAGGTAGCGTTAAAACTAGTGATAACTCCATGCTCATAGTCTACGTAATAGTCACCAGCTAGGGTTAAGTCATCAATGCTTGCAACTTCAGTTTGAAATATGCCAGAAGTGATTAGCGTTCCAGTAAGGTCTCGCTCTGTAATCTGGAAAGACCAATTATGAAGGGTTGCTTCGGTTGAGATAATCTTCTTATGCTGAAGCTGGATGTTTGTCTGACCTTTGGGAAGGATATAGCTAACAACACCAGAAGGACTGCCCAGCCTTTCTAGGGAACTTCGGCCCACAACACCATCTGAACTAAACTCAAGATTAGCTGCAAAGCCATTACTGATTGAAGCAAACGTAACAGCTTCGGGAGTAAAGTGCATCCTTACCTTAGCTCCAGCCGGAACAGCCTTACCGTTCGTCCCGTCTCCAAATACAATCTTAGCAATACCATCTTCGCTACCCAGTCTGTAAACCAAATCAGTTGAACTATAGAGAGAAAGGTTTCCTACAAGCCCCCACTCAACTCCATCCACAGAAACAACTAGACTACTAGCTGGAAGCTCATCGATAGCAAAGGGAGCAAACAATTCGAGCTGTCCACCATTCCCAGTACCAATAACAAACGGAACGCGCGTCGTTCCGTTTGGTCCTCTTGTTGCGATGGTTTCCAAAACGGTGACATCATCTGAGGCTAGAGTTTCTGTAGGGGAGATGAGAGCTGGAGTAATCTCCGGGTTGACAATAGTGCTTTCTGACTTACGAACTACAGACTCGGTCTCTTCTCCAAAGTTTTCATTGGTAGTAAAGGCTCCACTGTTTCTTTTCAGTACAGCTCTCCACAGAAATGAACTAGTCACAACCAAATCATCAAAGGTTAAAACCTCTGGAGTGTCGAAGGAGTCCCTCTTTAGTGGCTGAATTTCTTGCCAGTCCTGACCTTCGTCAGTTGAAATATAAAACTTTATACTTCCAAAAGCAGAACTCTTGGGACGATAGGCAGCAAGAAGGCCAACCTTAAACATGTCTAGGGTAATAGATCTACCCTTGGAAATAATCTCAGACTCTTCTGCAAACTCTACAGCCTTAATATCTATTGACCGAACGCCAATAGCCATTCGATACTTATCAACTCCAAGCTGAGTTGGATAGATGTAGGGTGTAGATTTTCTAAGGCGAACACTTACATGCTTTGCCTTATGGGGTAGGAAGGTATAAGTGAACTTACCATTCCACATAGATGAACTTGGGTTTAGGAGGAAAACATCACTCTCAGTCTCGTTTGCATAATCTTTTAAAGGGATGGAATCCTTAACGGAAGTCCAGGTTTCCCCATCACGGCTAACACTAATATCAAGGATCTCAACTTCGTCTAGGGTGCCGAAGTTGACTGGGTCAATGACAATTCTATTTACAATGGCAGGCTCCTCGAGAGCTAGCCTTAAGTTAACCGTGAGGGGAACAATGCTGGCCGCCTCATCAAGGTAATATGTTTTCTCAAACTCTGCCCATGTGTCGGCGTTGAAGTCTTTAATGGAATCTAAATTATTCCTAGGTGTAAGACTTGCAATTCCTTCGTTATTTCCTAGGACTCCCTCAAAGCTAGTAGTGTCTAGTTCTACAGAGTCTATCTGTATATTAGTTACAGCCGTTTCACCTAGGGTCACAATACCTTCGTCTAGGACAACACTCGCTTCAGTAAGACTCAGCTTACTAGACCCAATGTCTAGTAGGTCAACATTAGTAAAAGACTCACTGACTAACTCTCCAGCCGATCCTTCATAAAGCTTAAGGTCATCAAGCTTACTGGCAATACGTCGGATTGAGCCAAGGAGATCATCTCGCTCAATCGTTGTCTGGTTAAAGGTACTTACAATAAGTTCACCCAACAACTTTAAGCGGAGGAATAGGATGGCAATATCTCTACCAACATCACGCATCTCTTCATTGTGCAAACTTGTTTCAGGAGCAGAATCTGGGACAACTCCAATAGGGTCGAAGACTGCCTTCCCTACTGAGTCTTGAAACTCTCCAACTAGCTGAGACCACATCTGTAGGAGCTCTTCTCTTGTTTGAAATGCTCCCGATGCAAAAGCAACAGAAAGCTCATCAAGAAGAACCTTAAGTCGGTTTCTCTCTACGGTTAAGCTAGGAGCCTGTAGGGCATTATATGGCATCAGATTCTCGCACCAACAATGAGTAGTCGGAAATGATTGGGGTATTTCGTGTGGTGAGCAAGTCAGTGGACCTAGCAATTACCTTTAGATACATCTTGCTATAGCTGACTACGTCTAGGTTTGGGAGATATTCGAATAGCAATCCATTGTCGCCTACCCGGACTGTTCTCAAATCATTAAGCCACACTGGTTCACCCGTAAGGGTTGGGTGTGCTGTAGCTACAGTATAACTGACCGTATAGCTACTAGCGGATAGGTAATCATTTAGCCGCACATGTAATCTAATTGGAGGGCCAACAGGGGCTGTTGCTGGAGCTGGACCGTAGACATTACCACCATCAACACTAAAGTCATAATCAGTATCAAGGGTTAGTAGAGTGTGATCTCTATAGACTTGAACCGTTGAAAGCACTGGATAAAATCTAGTCTTGGCAAAGCCACTAGCATCTGCAACTAATACTTCCTTTTCTATGGTTTTACTCGTGGGAAAGATAGGTATTGTTTCTACGTAGACAAGAGCGTCATCTTCATTATAGTTGTACTTGGAAAGCGTGAACTCGATAGCATCCATCACAAGTCCAGTAGAGCTTTCACTTTGAACGATTGTGCTCTTGAGCGCAACCTCTGCTACGGCCTTATCTGTGGTGACTTCCCTTGAAACGTAGACTCCCTTGTGTTCAAAGGTTGACAAGTCTACAGAAATGAAGTCAAACCCTATTGTATAAAGATAACCCTTCGAGTAAACCGTCTGAGGCCCACTACCAAAAGAAACACCATAGGCGGTTGCCTGATCAATCAGATCAAAGATAGTAGTAGTCGTCTCAGGAGCATCAGCATAGGAGAAGTCAATCAATTCTGTATAAGATTTCTGAGTGAACTGTAAGATAATCTCTCGAGTATCGATCTTTTCAAAATAGATAACAGCTCGCTCTAGAAGAGTAAACGAATCTGAAAGCAATGAATACCACAAGCCATCCGTAGACAAGTAAAGAATCTGAGCTAGATCAAACTGTGTATCGGTGTAGGGGACTAAAGTTAGTGAATTAATTGAGCGATATCCACCCAGGTCTAGCCTAAGAGAAAGCTTAGCTCCATCTACTGGTGGACTGATTGGGTTTTGGAAAGCATCTTCATCTAGGCGAAGGATAGACCTTACCCAATAAAGCCCATCTCCTTCTGCCGTGATATTAAACAGGGAGTTATCATCAGGGTCAACATTAAGATCACTAGGGGTTGAGTCTGCCCCTTCGTAAAGCTGAATCCCTACAATGGTTGAGTTAGTTTTACTTAAGGTCGGTAGAGCTAGGCCTTCCTGATGGACATCAATTAGCAAATCATAGCTAGGCCCGAGCGGAGATCCCTTACGGGAATCATAATAGAGATCACTAGCTACAGGATGCGCACGACTAAGTCCCGTAGCTCCAAGCATGTTGAAGCTGTTAACGATAGCCAGGTTATAATTACTCTCGTCAGCAAGCAATTCAAGCGTCGAGATATTAGAGTCAAGAGCAGAGAGAGCGTTCCTTACATCAATGATATGCTCTTCCATTAGGTCACGATGACCAAGGACAGCATCCTGCAAAGCATCAAGCTCAGTAAAGACAGTCTGCATGTCAAGACGCATCATGCGAATTTCATGATTGAGCCGACCGTTGTCTACAAGCTCACCCCCCAACACATAAAAGAAAGTAAAGAGAGGAGCATTAATTGCTTGAAGCTCAGCGCTAAGCCGAGTCAAGTCATCGAGGAAGGCTTGCTGAGTAGCATACTTCCCACCATCTTCTCCTTCCTTTAATAGCTGAGCAACCTGAGCCCTTTGAGAGGCACTCATCGTTGAAGCAAATCGTGAGATAATCTTAGCCATTATGAATCTTCTTGCTGGTAGTCGAGCTCCAATTCAAAGAATAGTCTCCGAGCAACCACTGCAGCTGGAACCACTACTTGAATAGAAATAGTAACACTCGCTCCAGGCTCAACCTGATTACTGTCATCTCCAGTACCCACCGACAGAGCCACTGGAGTGGCCGCTGTGCCCATATTATAAGTACACTGAGTAGTGGCTACCCCCTGGACAATAAAGGCTCCCTCAGTGGGGTCTGCTTGTCCCCAGCCTAGGATGTCATACCAGTCAATAGTCTTCCCCAATGAGCTTGGGAAGTCCTTCTCTCCTTCGGTGACCGCCTCCTTAATATAGAAGCCAACGCTTGTAGCCTTCTTGTCAATAGAGGTGTTAGTAATAGTGAACTGATACAGGGTAGATCCCAGTACTGCATATGGCTCATCGATAAGACTGCCATCAGATGTAAGCTCAACGCTCCATGTCACTGCCATTAGTAAATCCTAATTCCCTGAATGCCACTCTTAGGCCCTTCGATGCTAGAAGGGCTAAGGGCTGTAATGTAGTAATAGTAGACAGCGCCAACAACAAGGCCCTGGTCAAGGTATTCGTTACACGCCCCACTACCATCTCCTGCCACAGTAGCTATAAGGTTATAAACCCCATTAATACTGTTGCTGCGATAGATTTTGAATTGATAGGATGGGTCTTCTCTATACCAAGTAAGCCGAGCTTCTGCCGGATTGTCATTGTATAAGCCTCGGTATTCTTTCGATAGAGGATGATAATCTGCACCACCACAACCCCATTCAGGGATGACTCCATCGAATCTAATGATAGCATATTCACCTGCGCTCATATGCTTTTGAACCAAGTCTCTAATCTGCTGCATTGTAAACTCTCCACCATAGTCTAGGTGAAGGGTATAGGGCACCTTAACAACAAGAGCACCATACCTTGGCCAAGGATATCCACCAGCAGGAGCAACGCCTGGAATGTAGGCGACTCTTGGCTGTGCCAAGATTGCATTGTCTTCCCAAGCAATGTTAATCCCACCACCCGGCACTCTCACATCCAGCTCTAGATCTGCTGCACCAATAGAGCAAGTAACAAAGATCTCTGCAAGGGTAAGGTATTCGGCAGGAAGACTTACACTACCTGAAGCCCCATCATTTATGTATAGAGATCCAATGATGTTGTCTGGATTGTAATCACCATTATCATCAACCTCTGCGAACTCAGGCTGACTTGCGAAAACAATAACATTATCTTCCACTAGAAGATACCAAATAGAGTGATTACCATCGGGCTGATCGGGCTGTAGGTAGATAACGATCTGCTTGCCCAGCACTGCTGGATTGAGGAAAGGATTGAGGTTCAGGTCCTTAAACTCATAAGCAACAGCCTTATAGTTATAGTAGGCAAGGATCTTAAACTTGTCGGCAATGAGGTTTTCGCTTAGCCGGACAATCCCACCTGGTTCATCGTAGTCAAGAATCTTATCTGTAAAGTCAATATCGGTAGTGCTGAACTTTGTTCCAATGCGAGCGGGGTCTGTAGTGAAAGCAAACTTTGCATCTCCTGTTGTTTTCTCTACAAGAATAATATCCAAGTGAGTATAGGAAACACTATCAACATAAAGGTTCTCTCTTTGGAGTTTAATCAAAGCAGGAGACATCTTTATTGCTGTCTCTGCAATGGCCTTTAAATATGGCTTTACTGGAGTGAAATCAAGATTGTCAAACTCACTAACAGAGTAGGTGTGAGGAACACCATCAATGGTTGCAGTAAAGAAGCCATCAGTAATAGAGATGTACCACGGATCAGAGATACTAGTTAGCGTAGGAGGAAGCACAGCAATCTGACTTTCTCTCTTTTCCTTCATGTAATAGGTAGCGAAGTGCGGCATACTAAGAACGAGATTAGGTTCAGTTCCCGTCACCCAATAGGCAGGAGCATCAGAATAGATAAGCCCAGTGTCTGGGTCAATGTCATCAATCGTCACTTCACGATAGGCATCCTCAGAGTTAAGGATTTCTTCATGGCTTGTCCCGTCTGCCTCTATCCACTGGACATAGTAAACCGTGTAGCGTCCAGTATCCTCATCGAAACTATTCTTAAGGTCTGTGTATAGATCACGTCCACCTGGGGAGAGGATAAAATGAATAGGGTCTACTACCGTTAAGGCTCCATCCCACTGAATAGCTTGGATACTAATTCCATTAGGCGGAACCACCATTGGTAATCTATGCCTGTAGAACAAGGGGATCTTAAGTCCAGCATTGTCTGTGGAAGCCTGATCTGTAATAAGAACATTAAGCGTAGCTACATCAAGGATTGATCCTGCCTCAACTGTAATTCCATCATCAAATACCAAAGAAGCATTCTCTGGAATAGATGCGCTTAAGTCTGTGATGTTCAACACATCCAAAGCATTCACTACGGGCCAGCCCAGAAACTCTACGCCCACACCAGTATGAGGCACGCGAGTGCTGTAGCGAATATAGTCAAGTCGCTTTTGAACAACCTGTAGCATCCCCATTGAGTCTGTATAGGATAAGCCTGTATGAAGTAGCTCCAGTGTGAGCATTAGCCGCCTCGGGTGATAAAGGTGTGGTTGAAGTTGACTTTGATAGCGTATAGCGTGAAGAAGGACGCGCCACTAGTCCATTCTGGATAGATTCTCAGGTAAATACGATTGTCGGACTTGTCGATAGTCTGAACAATATCAAAGCTGGTGGTGTGTGAGCCGTCGGCATCGCCCATTGAGTCGTCATCATCCATGAGTACTTCACCAGCTTGTGTCCATGGGTCGTGATATAGATCGACATTAACAACTCGGCTACCGCTTGCTGCTGATTCCCACCTGTATCTCATCTCAACACTGGTGATTGATGAACCCTGAGGAAGGTGTGCTCCTAGGTCAAGAATGAGTTTCTCGTCAGTCAGACTAAACTTAACCCCGGGCTGAGTGCCGGCCGTCTCTGCATACACAATGCTTGCGCCGCTAAGCCAGGTGGCTCCGTTCCAAGGCATAATGACAACACTGTCTGATCTCGCCGGGTCCCAACCGAAGTTGGTAGAGGCATCATCGAGGATGAGGTCCTTCCTATATACAGCGAGTGAGTCAGATGAGTTGTGATACCGCACGAACGGCCCAGACGAATAGTCACCAAAGAAGATGCCCATGCTGTCATCACCAACACCAAAGGTTGGTGGATTGGTGACTCCTGCATTCTTCCCGCTAGCCATGAGGAGGTCCCCAAGCATGGCGTTTTCTGAGTGGGAATCATCTCTTCCCCATCGCCCCAGATACTGAGGGTGGTCGTTGGTCCAGTCTTGAGAGTCGTCGTCGAAGAAGCTATAGCTATCTCCACCACCGTTGCCAGCTACATGGCCTGTAGCTGACTCACTAAGATTCGCATGCGGAATACGCATGTCCATATTGGTTCCATCGTGCTGGTGTTCTCTATGATTAGCCCTAAGTGCATCCACGGTTCTGGTTAAATCAGTACCCCCAGCAAGGATAAGACTATATCTAACATTACCTGCAATCAAATCTTCACCAACATATTCAACCACTGTAGCTGAAGTAAACTTAAAGCTACCAGGAACAAGTCTACTCTCTACTTCATCCCAAAGGCCTAGCAATCCATCAGCAATAATGTCTGTTGCTGCATACTCAGCAGTTAGCCAAGCTGGCAAGAAGAGCTGAACATTATGGTTAATATCATTCTGTGCAGTAAGGGCACTTGATGTATTTCCCCAGTCTGCTTGCTGATGAGTCAATACTGGAAGCGTGATTATCCCACCTGTGGTGGTAGTTGAAACGCTACACTTAATAGACTGTTGAGGTCCTGGATAAACATTAAAGTTGGCACCATAATAGGTGTCAGCCATGTTTGTCCCAGATGTATCTGCAACATAATCAACAGTCCCATTGGAGCCACTACCATCCCAAACAACAACCAAGCCTGTGAGCGGCTCAAAGTGATAGTCACCATAGGCTGCCACAAGAGCTCTAGTTGCTCGATAATTAGCAAACTTGCTTGCAGACAGAGAAAAAGTAAGCAGACCATCTGGAATAAATCTTAAGTAAAATTCATTCGCATCACTAGGCAAAGGCTCAGCTGTAATTGATGCAGTAACTCCACTTAGAATCCTTGGATTAAGCGCTGCCGCAGGTCCCACCAACCTAGCTAGATTTAGAATCTGAAGATGTAGGTCTGTGGTACTTAGTAGGGTTCCACCCTTACCATAGGCCCATCCAGATATAGGAGTATTAGTACTCGTGAAAAGTGGATGGAAGTCTGCATGCATATCTCCAAGTGCAGCTTCTAATTGGTTAAGAGCAGCATTAGTCTGGGCTGCCCAAGCCGTAAGCTTAGCAGCGGAAGGCTGCTCTCCGCTTACGAAGGAAATCGGCACTGGGAAGGTATCTTTAAATTTGTCTGGCATTACAAAACCTTATGGGGCACTAAGCAGGAATGATATGGAAGCAAATGGGTTGCTCAGTGCTAGGTAGCTTCCACTAATGGGGTTGATTGTGACGAAGGTACTTCCGCCAAGACCCGACGAGGCACTTGAAGAACTGTCAATGAACTTAAAGCCATATGGAATCTGGGAACTGTTTTCAAGCGCTACGCCTTTTAGATAATCAGGCAGGCTAACTCGTACTCGAACGATGTTCGAGAATACACGTTTTCCCGTAAGGATACTATCAGCAAAGGCCTGGAAGGACAACTCTGCATCCAGTGAGAGCCAATAAGCTCCTAGATTATTCGCGTCTACTGTTGCGCTTGGAATTGGAAGGATGAAATCAAAGACAAAGGTTGTCTTCCCTGCGGTAATCGAAGAAGAGATTGGCTGAACAGGGAAGTAGGCCCCAAGCTCACTGGTGGCTGGATGAACAGCCGTAGGATCGTATTCATAGATAACCTTCTTCTTGCCGTTAAGGTCAGCCTCTATCCAAGCAGTCCAACTACTGTCCATTAGCTTAACATAATCAGGGGCACCACCAAGGGTAAGTTCCTGATCTATATGAGCAACTCCGTCACGCCAATAGATAATATTAGCAAGATATTCAGTCCCCAAAGTATCAACGACTGTAATCGTTCCACCATCAAAGGTTCCGTCAGGGTATCTTGTCTTTACTGGAAGACTGCTTACTGTAGAAGGATTAGAAGCATCTGTAATAACGTTTCCGACATAGAGCTTAGCCGCAGCTAGAGGAAAGGCGCTTCCTGACGCATAGCCGGTAGCATTTCCCCATATGCCAACAGTCCCGATTGAAGGGTCATCCTTAGTTACAGCGAAAAGTAGAATCTCAGCAAGGTCTGGAGTTAAGATTTCTCTATCTACTGTGATAAGTGTTTGTCCTCCAGCAACAACTGTTGTTTCAGCATACATTCCAACAAGATCAAGGTCGGTCCCAATAGTAAAGGGGGCCGAGATCTCTCCATCTTGATTAGAGATAGAGGTGTAGTCTGCTGGGCTTCCATTAAGCAAGCCAATAAAGGGGTCGTTAAGTTCATCGATTGTAATCGTTAGCCCCGGAATAGGAGTTCCCAAGGCGGTAAACGCTGTTGCTGTAAGGATAGCGCTATCGCTTCCCACAGCTAATGGACCATATAGTCCACCACCAAGGCTAGGCTTGTCGATTGATAGAATGAGTTCATCTACTTCAAGAGGGTTTCTTCCAATATAGACAATGCCATTAGAAGATGGGTTGAGGAGAGGGTGTACGTTTGTTGTGTCGGCAATAATCCAGTCAACAAAGTCAAGAGGCTCATACTCAATTCGTGGTACAGCTACATAGCTAATAGCAACAGTTTCTCCAACGGAGACAGCCCTACCACACTGGACAGGGGTGATAGAGGCTCCCTTTGCATGAGCTGCTGCAGTCGTTCCATTGACTCCTCTGATTAACCCACCTAGGACATTGTTTTCTTTGGAGGTGTACTGAATCTCTTCTGTTCCTAGCTTAACTCGTCCACTAGCTGGGAGGAGCGTAGCATCATCTACAAGAAGACTAGAGCTCGTAGGGCTAACAGCCTCATCAAGGAAGAGAACCGCATCAACAGAGTTCCGAGCAAATTTAATGATTCCATAGTCATAGTCTACTTCAAAAACATACTCAGTATCTGAATGATTGGATAGGCTGTTGTCCGTTGCGAGAGTCCACTTCCTTGCTGTGGTTCCGTCATTAGTTATTACTTGAGGAACCTCTACGATGCCCGTAGGCAACATACTATCAACGGTCCAAGCCCAAAGAGGGAAGTATCTTGTGAAGAAAGCTTGGTTATCAGTATCACTACCAACTCCTAACTGCTCCATACAGGTATTAACTCTCTGAAGAGCGATCGTATCTGTTGAAGGGAAGAGTGAGCCATTGCCAAGCTCCCACACATTTAGCTCTCCCACAATCAAGTACATAGCACTGCTAAGGTAAGCCTCAGGGCTTCCTACATCCTCACGATAAAGAATCTCAAAGTTGTTGAAGCGCTCAATAGCACTATCGTCAAAGGGAGGAGTTAATAGTCCATCTCCTTCTCTCTCCCTAGTAGACAAATCAGCAATGCCAGTGAACTCGTCAACGTAGTCTGCATGCCAAAAGGCCTCTGCAGTCAGGTCTTCTGCCCGACGGAAGATAGTCGCATGCATGGGGGTATTGGGCTTTTTTCTATAGCTTAGAGGAACATTGGTATACTTATCAGTAGCGCCCCCGACGAAGGGGGTAGAGTTAACATAGGGAACGATAATGCTCTCTTCACTCCACAGATAATAGTCCTTCCAGTTAATGAAGTAATCACCATGGAGTACACGTGGGAGCCACGTACATGGATATTTGGCATAGAGGTCAAGATACTTACAGTCATCTCCTCCGCCAATTCCAGAGAGCCAATGCTGGTCTAGGGTTCCTTCAACCGCAGATAGCTTTCCGTTAAAGAGGCGGCTAGCCTGTCCCGTAGTGATATCATCTTCATCCTCCCACCGTCTGCGGTCATGCATGAAGCCTTCGATATCATGGTCTGTTTGCTCAAGCCTAGCGGCCCTTGTTCCCACAATAGGTAGCTGATCATTGGTCTCGTATACTTCTTGCTGCAAGGGAAGAGTAAGAACAACGATACGGTTGTTGAGCAGGGTAGGGGACGCACCCTGGGTTACAGAGATATTGAAATCTCCAGTAACGAGAAGGTTTGTTCCAAAGCCATGGATAACTAATTGCATCGGCGTTCCTCGTAATGGCGCTCTTCACATAAGGTGAGCCCGTTTGAAATCTCATATCTCAAACTTTCGCTGTCAACCCATCGAACGTAGCGTTTTTCTATACAACCAGTTAAATCTTTATTCACCATAATACATCGGGACCACACTCAAAAGTTCGTTGGCATAGTCTGCGCCAGTAACGCTAAGGATTCCGTCTTGGTTGTCCCCAAATACATCTAGGTTCTGTTCTGTAAGGATGTCCATTGTGTCTGGATCGGTTAAGGTGTTTATTTCAACTGTGCTCATTGGGATGATTAAAGGAAAGACAGAGAAGAGAATGTCTATTGTACCAACCATTGGTGGAGTTAGCGTATGAATAGTTCTTCCAAAATCAGGAACTGCAAAGTCTCCACATCCCTCTAGATCTTCAATATTGTCGACCTCTTCAGTGACTCCAGAGTCGCGAGAGAATACTGCACTAGTGATCCAATTACTATCTGTCATTTGAGTATAGAAGGTTTGGAGATTGGTTCCATTAACAGGAACACCGTGCAGAGAGCGGACTGAAGAAATCTTCTTGAGGTATTCTGACTTATCGAAACTTAATGCTGTTCCCCAGCTAATAGCTTCTAGCCCTGGAATAGCATTCAGTGCAATGAGCAAATCAATTAGGAAGTAGGAGTCTGTTCTTCCCCATGTAGCAATATAGTCGAACTCTGGAGTCTCCCATCTCTCGTCAGGCCATCCATCCCATGTTGTTTGGAAGTCTAGTCCCGAAGCTGACATTACTGAGTTAGCAAGAATGCCTCGCTCATCCACACTAAGGGCAAACCTATCGCTTACAATAGGAACACCATCCACTCTCTCTACATCAATAATGATTCCACCAGTGTAGGCAGCTTGCCCAAGCTCTCGACTAATTCCGTTATACAATCCTCCATAGGAAGCATTTGCTGGATGGATATAGTTATCAAGAACACGAAGCTTAAAGGCTTTAAGGCTCTCGTTAGGGAGTCGATGAAGGTTGATGAGCTGCCCAATCCTATCGAGAGGAGTAGTTACATTAACCTTCTGTGTTGTCTGATTAGTAGCTGAAGACATTAGGGACTATCCTCCCCAGTTAGTACCGAGACAGAGTCGTACTCTTCTCTGAAGTAGACCGTGTTGCCACGATAGTCTACAGTAAAGTAATCATAGTGCAGGTTAAGATTCCAGACATCTCCATTATCCAAAAGAACCAAAAGAGCCCCTTCACCATCATAGGTCATACCAGCAACCTTTCCCTGTATGGCTGCAGGAAGAGGAAGGTCTACGTAGACCCTTGAGAGCTGCTGGCTTAAGAGAATACTATCCTTCTGGATTTCTCCTCCTGCCAACTTCGTCTCCAGTACAAAGATTTCTACTGGCTGTCCACCATCTGGATCAGTAAAGGGAGATACCGTGAGCGTCTTCTCTTGCCAATCGTTAGCCGTTCCATTGGCAGCTGTGTTAAAGATGAATCCTTGGAAAGGGTCAGTCAATGGATTAATCTCATTCCCATCCCAATCCAAAACTGTTGAAACGATTTCGTTATCGCCATCGCTTAAGGTATACCGAGTAAGCCTAGTTGATGTAATTATTTGAGTATTGCCAGCATGGTGAGTATAGATATCCATGGAGGGGCCTTCGCTTAGATTCATCCATGTTCTATCTGCGTCAATAAGGAGTTCAGCATTAGGTGTTCGATTCTTATATAGAAGATCGATGAACAAAAGGCGTTCACTGTCATCCATAGTCCACAGGAATGGATGAGTCCTTTCTGCAGAGACAACCTTAAGGGTTGTCTGGTTAATCAGAATCAAATATCGGCTAAAGGGAATTCTCTCGATGGCAATGAAGCTAGGTTCAATTCCTGACTCACTGAAGAGGAGCTCTTCATAAACAACCTCTTGGTCATCAAAGCCCTCAGCCTCAAAAGCTGATGGATATTCTGGAACTGTCCACTGAAGAACGGCCATAGGGGTTGAGGGATCTCCTGGGTCTCCCGGGACAGTTAGATTTTCAAACTTATGAGCTAGCCTTTTCTCTGAAGTAGCATCCACCCATAGAGTATATGGGTCTACGATATAGTTCTTCTTAAAGCCCCGAGTAACTTCCATTGTAGTGTCCTCGGGGTTGTTGATGCCTTCTGTTCCCATAAGCCAGATAGAATCATAAATATTCTTAGTTGGCTGGATTCCATTTACAGGGAACGGCATATGTTCAATCCTTTCATCAAGATAGTCAAACTCTACTGGCTGTCCACTGATTACGACCTTAGGCTTAAGGGTCTCTCCGTCAGAAGTCTCTCCTCCAAATACGGTGGCTCCATTAATCTTGACCCACAGTTTTGACCTAAGCCTAAGCAGCTGTGCATTGTCAAAGCTAGAGCTTCCTAGCTGGTCTAGATAGGTTTGCGTAAGAAGGGTATCGCTAATCTCGGTAGCGAGAAGCCCTCCAGTAATTCGACTAGGAGGTCGCTCAAAAGGAGACGCCTTGGCCCATGTATCGACATGGGTCAACTCAATACTTTCCGCTCCTATTCTAGCTGTGATGGTTGGAATCTCGAAAACCCTTGAGCCAGGATCTAGGACAAACTCAAACTCCATAGGCAGCCTAAGAACATAGGCAAAGGCTAAGTCGTTTATGTTAACCGAAGGGACGAAGTAGTTATCCCGAACCATAAATTGCCGAGCATAGAGCTCATCGTACTTAACAGCAAAGGGATTCACCATTGCCTGAAGAACAGAGTCTTGTCTCGTTCGTGCACGGCTCCATCCAGGTAGACGATTAGCTATACGCTGTAGCGTCCATGGACGAGTAACTCCTGCTCGATCTATGGTGGGATTGCATGCCACTAGAAAGTAAATCCAAAGGCGACGGTAAGGCTAGGTTCAGGCTGCAGCACCTCCCATCCTTCGATAGGGACTTCATTCTGGTCAAGCAGTTCACCTCTTACTCTTTGATTATCTACTCCCTGCTCAAGCCTCCATCGGCCTATTTGATCGAAGAAGTCTGAGCCGCTTCCAAAGGAATCAATACGACTATCTGATCGGATTAGTTTTGATTTAAGTCTTTCAAGATCTAGGGACTGACCAATACGAGTAGCCGTTACCGTCTCTCGGGTGAGAGAAATAAGGTTTTGTCTCATTTCAAGTTGAGCAGAAGCTGTGAGTGGCTCTACGGTATTGACTTTTGTAGAGAAACTAATCCCCACAATTGGTGGGGTATAGGCTCTTACTTGGATTCCAAAACTTTTAACGGGAGCAATAGCTAGCTCTACCAGTCGAGTCATTGAATCACTTGGGGTATTGTCTTGTCCTACAGTAAAGATTCCAGCACTTCCGATTCCATCAAAGTAATTGATAAGCATAAGGTCAAGAACGCCAGGAACTCCAAGAGCAGCAAACCGAATAGCTGTAAGGTTTCCTGCTTGAGCTGCTGTAGCTGCAATAGAGATAAGGAATCTCATGTCTTGATCTGACTGAACGTTCTCTCCATTGATGATGCCATAGGTGTTGATAACCTTTAAGGTCTCATTGATTTTATCTGTGTAGCCTCTAAAGTCATGGTTCCGCAAAGACAGAGGACCAATTCGCCCACCCGACCCTTCAAGGACAGCCTCTACTGAAACGAACTGTTGGCTAGCAGAAGAGACAAGGACAACTGGATTAACCAGCTCATACTGGATAGGGTCTTGAGCTCCAGCAATAATGGGGATTGTCTCGATAATCGTTCCTGCAGGAATGCTGATTGGACTTCCTCCATTAATATCTCCAAAGGTTCCTGAGCTTACATAGAAGGAAACATTAGCTTCAGTTGAGTAAGACAAGCACTTAGAAGATTGTCGTCTTCGTACTCCGAACAGTACTCCCAACGCATCTAGGAATTCCCCACTAGCTCCGCTTAGGAAGGCCTTATCGAAGTTGCTATTGAAGAAAGCATAGGCTGTCTCGAGCTCCTTAGAGATGATGCTGGATAAAGCATAAGCCTTAGAGGAGCGATGGGTATAGGAGAGTCCTGTTGTTCGAAGCTCAGATAAAAGCTCCAAAAGAATCTCTTGACTTGATCTAGTAGGAAGTGCCATGGTTATCTCTTAGAGGGGGGTAGGGTCAACGTGGTTCTCACCATAGTCATAGTGAATAGTGGTGTTAATAATTCTTGAGTTCTTGTTCCGGGGAGTAGGTGCAACTTGTAGAGTGATGTGCCCAACAACCGCGTTAATGCTAGTGGGGAAAACATCAACACTAACATCTGTGAGATCGAATACACCATAAGGAAGTAGTGAGTTGAAAAGCCTTCGCTTTAGTCTCTTTCCGTTAAGTGCAGTGTTGGGTTCACCTGTGAAATCACTAATCGTTGCTCCCAACAGTGGGGCAGGCAACCAATCTCCAACATCAGACTTTCCTCGGTCATAGATATCCTGAGCAGCAGCGAGCAAGGGATCGAACCTTGTATCTGCTATATCTCCATCATGACCCATAACGAAGTCTCCGGTATTACTCCAAAGAAGATCTATTGCATCATAGTTCTTAGCCATTAATTATCCTAGCAGCGTCAGCATTGAAGCTGCCGTAGCAACTACTTCAACGATCCTTCCAATGAGTTCGATGTTGGGAAGCACCCCAGGGAAGGGGGTTGTTAAGGTACTTGGGACCATCATGAGTGGGGTTAGCTGAAACATCATTAACCCACCCATTTTGATTTGATTAGACATTCCCTGGAGATTAATATTACCAGAGATGCCAATGGCTTCTTCCCCAATACTGATCCAGATATCTTCATCAGCACCCGTAAGGGTAACTGACTCATCCATAAACTTAATCCCAGCATTCGCTTCGGGATTGGCCTTGAACGTTCGTACAGGTTTGTTAAAACTCATTTATTACTCCGATTATACTATCCCATGATTGCAGAAGTGAGGCTGTATGCCTTCTGGTCAAGGTACTTTTTGTTGTCAGTGACAGTGGTATCCTCATCATTTTCTGGTTTAAGGTTTCTTACTGATTGAAGATAGACACGAGCTGTGTTTCTAATGTTAGGCATCATGAACTTAACAGTACAGGGGGCTCCTGCAAGGCCATCACTGCCGTAGACAAGACCGACAAGAGCCGGGTTCTCCTCTAGAACAATGGGCAGGTCTTTGATTAGGGCGTCATAATCCTGATCAGCATCTTCAATGATAACAGTTACTCTGACAATGTTATCGTTCCATTCTCGGCTCTTAGATTTCTTTCGCCCCTTGCGAGTTCGACCCTTTGCGTAGGAGTCATCTTCTTCTTCAGGAAGCTCATCTCCTGGATGATAGACCTTATCAATGAAACCTTTAACCTCAGTAACAGACCCACGAGCAACGGCAGCACGGCCACGACGTACAGCTCTATCTTGTGCCTGTTCTCTCATGTTTCTGGCTATACGTGAGCCTGGGTCAAATGACATTATTCAGAAGTCTCCTTATCAAATCTCCACTTATCGTCGAGCGTCATATCGCCCTTATAAGCAGTAGCAACATTGTAGCCATGTAGCTGTGCAGCTAGAATCTGGGATAGGCGTCCCTCGCGAGCGTTCTTAATAGCTGACTTAGCATTCCCTGCAAAGTTATCCCAGCCAGTCTCAAACAAATCTTCTGGAATTCCTGCAATCCAAGGCTCTCCATTCCTCATAAGAGGAACAACATTAACAGCGATCTGCTGTTTAGCCCAGAACCAAAAGTTGTACATGTTAAGGAAAGTGTCAGCAACCTTAGGCTCAAACACGGAGGCAGCTGCCTCAATCACTACTTTAGCCCTTTCAGGCCTGTTCTCAATCTCGTTAGCAATACTGCCGGTAGTTACTCTTGGGACACCTCCAATAAAGTTAACGATGTTCTGCTGGAAGAAAGAGCCTGTGCTCCAGAGCCCGCTCCCCAACTTAGCCCGATTTAGACGATTAAGAATAACACCAGCAGATAGCCCGCTCAATACTGGGAAGCTGGCTACCTCATTGGAAATAACGACAGCGTCTGGGGTAATGACAGAAATGAAACCATTCTCTGGAGTGAAAATATGGGTAACTTCCTCGACTTCAATTGGTCCAGCGATACCGTTATAGTCATCAGCTAACATAATAATATCATAAGGCTTGATTCGAGCATTACCAATAAGGGTGATAGAACCCTTATACATGTCTCGTAGCCCTTTCATAATAGACGCAACACCGTAACGAGTGGCAAGCTGTTTACCATTACAGTTGAAGAAGTCGATATTCTCAGCAAGAACATCTTCATCAGGCATAGAGCTGTGAGCCTTCATCTCAAGAGTGTTCCACCAGTTAGCTCCAGAGTTCTTCTTACCCATTCTTGTTCTTGCGCGAGTGCTTTCATCAAAGTCAAATAGTTTCTCTGTGCTAGCGTCCCAACTCTTAGTATAGGTAACTGAAACAGCATTCCAAACACCATAACTTGAAACTGCAATGTTGTTTCCAACAAGATTAATGGAAGAGCTAGCAAGATGATACCCACGGAAGGGCTTAAATCGAGCATTCAGTCCTTCAATATATTCAGCAATTAACAAGTGGAAAGCTTCCTTATTTTCATAGCTTCGGTTGGTTATCTCGGCAAGGTCTTCATCAAGCCTCCTAAGAATACCTTTTCGAAGCGTGGTCATCCTTTCCTTATAGCTTGTGGGAACAGGACGAGCCCAGTATCTCTGACTTGGGACTCCAAAGAACATTGTCATACGCCGACCGTAGGGAACAGGAGATGCAATCCACCCAGGATGCCTTAGGGTCATCTCTTGGAAGACATCCCAAACAGTTGTGTTCATTAAGAAGTACATGATATCATTGGGGTGCATCTTCCCAGTCACGTCGAAGACCCCCCAGTCAACAATATCTTCTACCGATGGAGCAAAGACATTATCGTCTACAGGGTTGTTGAGCCTATGTCGCATTTTATACTTAAACTCTGCATCAGAAGTATAGAGGGCATCAGCTGCTTCGATTGCACCAAGGGCTAGAACTGCTCCGACTGAAATCGGAGCGGCCAGCGGCATCACCACGGCTCCAACAGCACCAGTAGCGATAGCTCCAGCGATTCTCCATAGACTCCAGTGAGGCTTAGAGTGAATCGTTGTGCGTGACTTACGTGGGCCAAAAATTTCTGGACGAGGAGGCCTGGTTCCGTGCTCTAGTTCGAAGTCAGCTTGCTGAGCCTCTCCTGGCTGGAATGTAGACCCATAGGTGAACCTGCCAAAGTGCAAAACCTCAGGCGACTTGAGCATTGTGTCAAGGAGCTCGGCAGTGTCTACATAACCGTAAGCTCTCGAGAGAGTCCTATTATTCATAACCTCATCCCCCTTCATCTTCTTACCAGAGACGCCCTTTTCTACAGCGACAAGCTCAGCTGCATAGGACTGGGCCATGATGGAAACATGATCGTTGTTGTCACCCCAGCTGACTTGAAGGACACGACCATTGAAAAGGTTCTCCATGTACTGAGGGTTGTTAGCAAACCCAAGACGGAGGCGAATGTCCATGCCCTCTCTGAGAACTATAGACTCAAATCGCTGCTTAGAATTATCTGCTTGGCGTCTTTCATCAGCTTCATTAGCCCTACCTGTAGTTGCCCCATTCTTAGTTTCCCTACCGATGTAGTCAATGTCTCGCAGTCCGGCAGGCATTGTTCCGTCAAGAACACCACCAACATTCTGAAGCTCAATAATAACCAGGTCTGCTGGGATCTTACGGCTGCGTGTACAGGTGATCTTTTTAACAGCGGAGTAGCCGTAGAAATCGCTAAGGGATCTCCACCCTTCGGTCCCGTTGTCATCAACGAATTCAATCTTAAAGGTTGGAAAGGCTCTCCTCATCAAGAAGATTCCTTCACTGAGCATCCCGTTAGCAGACTCAAGACATAGCTGCTGGATAGCCTCATCCCCATAGATGTGGTCTGTGTTTTTGTTCCCACTAAATACACCAGCCTCCTTAGAGGCCATGCGCCCAGTAGCCCCATCAACAAAGTCATTCTCTGCTTCCATGAAGTCTTTAAGGTCCTCGGATGGCTCATAAACCTTAATAGAAGATCGCGTGTTGCCTTCACCGCCATCTCCACTACCGTCTGGGACTGCAAGCTTATCTGCTATTTCTGTATCCTCTAGTTCTTCTTTGAGCTTCTTGCCACTTGAGAAATCCTTCAAACTCCCCCAAGCATTGCTAGCACAAGTACGGAGCTGGGCTTCCCATGGAACCCCACTAAGGTCATCCACTCCACCATCTTCGCTTGGATTATAGAAGTAAAAGTCAGGGTAAGTCATGACACGACTATGCATGATTGGGTGAGTGGGAAGAATAAGATCAGGATATGCATCTGGCATGTGAGCATATGCGCTCTTCCTTGCAAGGGCAATAGTCTCGGGGAAATGCTGGTCATCTCTGTCTACAAGATCTGCAATGATTTGCTGGATCATGTTTGCCCAGCCCCTCTTGTAAATCTCATAAATAGACCTCTCCAGTTCAGGAGAAGTGTGGGTTCCGAAAAGAAGACGGTCATCCTCGGGAGTGTAACGAACTATAGTCTTAGTTCTGTTCCGAGATACTGGGAGAATCTCCGTTGTTCCTCTGGCTCGAATTGCGGCAAGCTCCGCTCTTACACTTTCTGTGTGTTCAGAGCCAGTAGCGACTCTAGCCTCATAGGCTCCAATAGGCCCTTGAATACCTCGCACAGCATATTTGTTAAAGGTAAGATTCGCATACTCTTCCCAAAGAGCATCAAGCTGATCATTGTGCCAACCCTTGGTGGATTCTTGCTGAGCAAAGGATGATCTATTAGTAAGGGAATCCACCCAGGCGGTATGCTCCGGATAGGTTAATGAAAGGGTTGCCCCGCTTCCAGAAACATACTGTCTTCTATTCCCAAACATTGGGAGGATCACTTCTTCAAAGCCCCACAAATCAAATTCTGCTTTAATCTCAGCTTCAGTAAACCCTCCATACCACTTATCACTGAAGACATGACAACCTAGAAGGAGACGCAAAATCACCTGATTGACCATGTTTTCCGCATAGCTACTTTCTCCAGTTGGGTATTTGTTAGTGTAGTCTGCGTACCATTCTCCAGAGTTGTTCAGTTCAGGCCTATTGACAGCTACACCGTCTCGATGAACCTCTGTGCCAGGTCTTCTGTTGAGGGTGCTTGCGACGGTAAAGAACTTCCTCACCTCTTTGAAGAACTGACGGAAGACCTCGTCCTTGTCATAGGTTACGCTTTCGAGCACAACGTTGTGGAACTCAGCACTTGCGTCAAATTCCATTTGAATCTGATACAAGCCAGGAGAGCCTGGGATAGAGCTAGTACCCATGCTGCTGATAACCCAATTAGATGATCCGGCAAGATTGCTTCCAATGAAGTCAATGTTTGCGCACCATGCCATGGGAATGTTTCTAAACTTCCGAGCATTGTATTCAAGAGTAGCCCTCATGCTCCAAAGCTGACGAGCTTCTGGGGAGAGACTATCTAGCCTCCTATCTCCGTCATAGGTTCCCTTCTTAGCCTCACGTCCTAGACGGTCTACGCCTTCTTGCTCGAAGGTGCTATTAAGGTCAAGAGCCTGGAAGAAGATCCGCGCCTCCTGTCCTCCCATGTACTGAGCGGTAGGAAGCTCATGTCCAACAAGAGGAATACTAGCAAACCTGTTAAGGAGCTCAACTCCCCACACGGTAATGACTGTTCCATCCTTAGGCCTGTTTCCACTGGAAACAATAATACGCCTGGGACGATAGAGAGTAAGGGGAACATGAGGACTGTTATAGAGATGCCACCCTTCTTCCTGCAAGCTTATAGCTTCGAGCTTTGCTGCGTCTCGCTCCTCTTGAGTTGGCTCTTCATACTTGAATTCCTTAGATGGACTAACATCTTCTACTTCAATAGCATCAGCCCGAGCAACTACACCTCCAGCTGCATCCACAATGCCTGGGTTTACATTCTCGATATTCATTAGGCGAGGCTCGCCACCCATGTCAGGATTTGGAGAACCATTCTCCCATAGCTCAACGTGAGCGTGAACACCGTGAACTCCACTCGTGCCACTTCCTCTGTCTGCGTTAGACGTTCCGGCATTGCCAACCTGCTGTCCAACCGTAACAAAGGCTCCGTTTCTTGGAAGGCTGGCATTCTCCATGTGTCCTATGCGAACCCAAAGACCGTCATGATCGCCGGTTCCTTGGATTACAATATACCCACCAAAAGAACCAGAGGGATTTCCTCCTCCTGTTGTATATCGGATGACACCATTGATTGGACTATGAATAGATGTGGTTGTTCTGCTGTCAGTTCCACCCCAGGCAATGTCTGTCCCCTTATGGCTTCTGCTTCCGCCAGAAGGGGTCGAGCCTCTTGGCCCAACTCCATCACCCACACTACCGACATTGTTAGTAACGACCATAGCCGTACCAACACCTTCGTAGACCTTTTCATTTCCATTAATAGTTCCAGTGCCAAAGACACTAGAGTCGAGCCCAGGGATACGATCGGCTCCACTGTAGGTGTCGGCGCTGTGACGAATCTTTGCGAAGGACTTATGTAGGAGTTTACCTAGAGCAGTGTTCGGAGAGAGAGCCGTATATTCTCTATAGTCGAAGATAACATTTTGACCAGGACTGAATTGCCCGTAGCTAAACGGAATTGGATTAAACTGACTGGTATGGCCGCCGGTCACCCCTCCAACACGAGTGAGGCTATTGTCAGTTCGATATCTGTTTCTTTCGAGTCGGGAAGTCTTTGCACTATTTCTAACGGCATCAATCATTCCAAAACCATCAAAGTCTCGCTCCATGGCAATGGCTTGGAGATGATTCAGATAAAGAATGTAAATGTTTGATTCATTAGCAGAGACAGGATTCGTTGGAAGGTTGGGAACAATAGGAGGAGTAACGTCTGTGAACTCCATAAACTTAGCCTTTTGGATAAGGTCTGTTGGTTCATCAGACTGAGCTGTAGGGAAACTTGATCCTGCTGGAGGGCGAATATCGCTGCCTCCCCCGTCTTCAATCTCTAAGATGGTTACTTCTTTTCCGCTCTTCCTTTTAAAGCGCCAGTTTTGTTTGTAGCTAAAGAGTGGGCTAAAGGGGGAGTAGTTGAACCATGACAACATAAGCTGAACGGACAATGCATCAGGGTTCTCTTCGATAGAAGTGATGGTCATGGCTTCAGCACATACAGCCATAGGAACAGCATCAGTCGCATTGGCAAGCATGACGGACCGAATGTAGTTATTTTCTATTTCCCAAAATGGGGTGTACTTGAACTGCTGGATTAACCTATGAAGCTTCCAGACCTCTCCTGGGAGGACAATCATGGTTAGGTTGATTGCAGCTATACCTCGGCCCGTTTTCGTCTTGGACGAAGTTCGAGATCTTAGATAAGACGATTCATTAATAGCCCCACGATGAGATATAGAAATATCTGTAGGTGGAACGATAAACCCAAGGTCATTAAATCTAAAGTATCCTTCTTGGACCTGTTGATATGAATTAAATGCTGTCATAGATTAATAGTGATCAATTGCTGATGGGTAGAGGGGCCGACGGTTGTCGTTAATTCGTGTTCGAATATTTGCCCCAGGACGACGTCTGCGATATTCAGAGATGGCTCTATCCATTTCGCTTGACTGCATGTTCGCTCCCGTTCGTGCGCGACTTGTTGTCCCGGTAGAGGTGACCCTGGCGGTGGGAGAATGGGTCACGCCACTTCTTCCAGGCATTGCAGACTGAGGAGCTACTCCCTGTGGGGTGATATTGGCAGCAGGCATGTTAAGCATACTTCCATCTTGAATGTGCTGTAGCAGTCTAGGATCAAGCCCAGCCTCATCTCCTAGGGGAGCTCCACCATAGCCAGGACCACCCATTACACCCTGCATTAGGGCTGTTCCTGCAAGGCCTATAATCGCTGCAGTGCCTAGTGTTCTCTTGTGTTTTCCGAGTTCCTTAGTAGAGACGTTAATCTTTCCTAGCATCTCTTCGACAAACCCAGCCATAGTGCTTTGGCGATTGACTGTGCTTACAGCCCGAGCCAACTGATCTTCACCAGCCATGCCATGCTCTATAGCATACCGAGCAGCCTTAAGTGTATCATCTAAAGACATATTGCGCTTGGCTCTGCTTAAGTTGAAGACCCTTCTCTTGATGCCACCTTCTTCATTCTGGTAGTTAGCCATGACGGTCATGAGAGCTTTTCTGTCAGCTTCACCCCAGGCGAATCTCTGAGACTTTCCACCAATCTCAATATTGTAGCCTGACCTAATGTTTCCCTTGCCCATGAAGATGTCTTCCATAACCCCAATGAACCTGCCAGTGTCCATTTGAGCTTTTGTGGAACCTTGTGGTCCATAGAGAGCTTTGATTAATTCATCTCCAACATTCATAGCTTCAGGAAGATGACGAGATTTTAGAGTAGCTGTTTCTTCAACAGCACTAAGGATAGAGTAGATTTTAGATCGCTGCTGCTCTGGCATATCCTCAAGGAGCATAGCGTATTTGACTTCCTCAAGGGTCCTCGAGACGCGCCCAACATCTTTACCGTAGAAGAGCTTTTTGGATTGCTGAATACGTAGATCACTGACAGCTTCTTGACTGTAGCCCTTTCTTTGCCCATAGTCGATCATACTATCAAAGACATCTTTGTTAACCTTCTTCTGCCAAACCATTGCATAGTCATATTGCCGGGCGATCTTTTCCATAGCGCCTTTTCTGCGCATCATGCGAACACCATCTGGGTCGGTCATGAGCTTAACGAAAGCCCTATCCGCGTCATAGTCCATACCCATGCCTGGAGCAAGGCCTAGCTCGTAGTCGCTCTTCACCCCATTAACGGTAACGCTAACCAGTCTTTGAGCAATCTTGATGATCTCTTGATCCTTAGAGGATCCTCCAGTGTAGACAGCAATTCGAGCAGGCTGAATAGATCCCTGATAAGCAGCAGGCATTCGGCCAACGATACCCGACCAAGAAGCCTCCCCTCTAAGAAAGGCTCCCTTCTCAAGCTTGCTAGGCAGGGTTCCGGCATCTTCCATTTCGCCAACAAGTCGCTTTGCCAGTTTCTGACTAATGAAGGCCGTGTTGCCATCGGCTAAGTCCATCCCAACCCGAGTATTAATTCCTTCCCTAGCGCCAATCATGCTATCTTCAAGGATGTCACTAATAGCTGGCAAGCCAGCAACCTGAGCATAGGAAGAGCCTGCCCCAAGCTTATTCTTAGTGAGGCTCCTCTTCGCGGACTGGTAAAGGCCAACAACCCCTGCCATTCCGCTTTGCTCATGTCCACTCATGATCCGAGCTAGGCGGGTGTCCATGTCAAGATCCTCATATCCATCAGGAGCCAACAGCTGGAACATCTTTTTAACCTGATTACGGTAAGCCTTTTCCTGCAGCTCACCACCCTGTGCACGAGCATAGCCAGCTGTGCGGATCTCTGCCCCTAGCTCAGCGCTCACAGACTGCATACCAGGGACGTGCCAAGAGGTAGACATACCTCTAGCCTTAAGGGCTCCATGCATTTCCTTTGGCATTTCTACTACAGCACCCCTGCCACGGAACCAATCTTCCTGAGTAATGTCTGCAAGACTCTGGGAGGCAAACTTCACTCTAGGTAAGCTTTCATCTATCTGGGTAGCGTCACCGGTCATGCTCCAAAGCATCTTGCCAATAGCATTGAAGTCATCAATAGTCGCAGCAGAGGAGGTGCTTCCATAGATGTCCCTAACAAGTGCTTCTGTTAGGTTCTCCCCACCAGACATGATCTGCTTGCTAAGGAGCATGTCAAAGTTACGAGCCTCAACACTTCCCATACGGCCCTGAGCCAGATGGGGAAAGTCACCTATAAACTGCGATGAGCCTCCAATAGCCATTTTAAGTCTAGCAAGGCCGGCTACGTGACCGGAGTCTTTAAAGACACCAGTAAGCATTGACTCATAAGCAGCAACGGCTTCTGGACTACCTTGCTTTCCGCCATAGAAAATGCTACCGCCACCAAAGACAAGTCCAATTGACTCGCTTCGACCTAGCCCCAGAAACTTCGCTTTCTCAGCGACAGCACGTAGGATATCGGGAACTTCCTGTCCCGCAGCGTTGAGTGTCTTTCGTGTAGTATCATAAAGCTTACCTTGATCTTGAGCTAGGAACTGCTTAAGCCTAAGCATCTGTGGAGTCTCCCCCAAGGTTGCATTCAGCTTATCAAGACTGCCTCTGGCAGCAGCGAGGTCTGCCCTCCATGAGGCTGGTGAGCCATAATCGATAAGTCGCTTCTCTAGACCACGCTTTTTATCTACAGCAGCAAGTGTTTTTTGAACATCGAAACTTTCAATTGGTGCCGAACTTAGCTTTCCTAACATAGCCCTTGCTTTCTTATAGTCCTTTCTAAGCTTATTCAATTCTGGATGCTTTAGACCGATCTTCTTCTCAAGATTAAGGATTTTACCCTTTAGCTTAAGCAGGTCCTCGGCAGCCTTAGAGTTATCAAGATACCTCTTCTGCTGAAGCCCTTCAAGCTCTTGTCCTGCAACAATCCTAAGTCCACTAACTGCCTGCTCGTGTACAGCGAAGAGGTCCTTCGTGAGAGGAGAGGTGTTGGTGATTTGGTCAATATGCTGAGCAAGCTTACTCATTTCCTTTACAGACATTCCCATGTGCTTTGCTAACTGAGCTAGATTCTTATCCATTATCTCTTCGGAACGAATCTTCAAAGTTGTTTTTGTTCCATGGAAAACCTTCATATGCTCAACAGCATCGATATCCTGCTTCACATGGAGACGTAAATATCCTTCATGGGAAAGCGTTGCCCCAACAAGAGTCTCTGACACATAACTTTCACCCGCAGCTCTAATGACCTGCCCAGACTTAGTTCCTGAACCAAGGCCTAAAGCCTGACCTCGGCCTAGACTAATTCCACCTTTGGTTTCTGCAATACGTGCTCGAATAGCTTGAGCCATTTCTTCTGGGCTAAGGTTCCCAGCCGATAGCTTCTTAAGGGTTGCTTCTCCAAGAGGCAGACTAACAGGGGAGCCAGGCGCAGCAATAATATTGTAGCTCTTTGTCTTTTGAGCTCTTAAAGCTTTAGAGAAACCTTCACGAATAAAAGACTCACCATCCATCATCCCCCATCGACGCAAGATGCCTGGGATTTTGCCTGGCTGACCATCTGCCCTAATCCCATCACCCAGGACATGCAAGGTAATAGCAGAAGGAGTCACATAACCGAACCCCTTCATGAATAGGTCCTTATACGTTGCTCCAGCATTCACTGGAACAAATCTCTTGAGAGCGCTGACAGTCTTGACTGAACGACGACCTGTCCCCTTATCAAAGGCTCCCTCAATTTGAAAGCTTGGCCCCATGCCAACACTTTGGAGATGCTTAGAGTCCATAAGGTCAAGGACAAACTTCCCATCGTGTCCCTTCTTTCCCCACTCCTTGCGAGCTGTCTCTGTAGGAGTCCAGTTTAAATCTCTGACAAGCTGGAACAGCCTTCGACTTCGGTCAAAGCTGTGCTGGTCTTTAAACAAGTTCAATAGATTGTGAGAAGGACCACCGGGGGCTATTCTGAAGTGAGCCATATCGACAAACCCACCCCTGGTCAAAGTACCAGGACCAATAGCTTCTACGCTTGGGTTCTTCCTCATAAAAGCTTCCATCATGTCTGCAGTGTAGTGATCGTCTCCTAGAGCGGCTGGATCAAAGACGGTATTCCGAGCAAAGGCAGCGCGTAGCCTTTCCCCTGGAGTGGAGTGACTAGTTTCAAACTGACCAATCTTTCTCAGATCTGAATAGAAGCCTCTATAGGACATCGCTCTGTCTGCTCCAGACATACCTCCCATCTTCACAATCTGTGCGGCTAACTTATCATTTACAGACTGATTCGACCCAAGAACATGACCCACAGAGAAGATCGACATACCCTTAGGAGAAACAACTCGCTCTCCTGTTGGGGTTCTTTTCCCTTTGGGGCCTAGACTCTCATTCCCAAAGATAAACCTAAACTCTCGCTTGCTTCCTTTATACTTCACATTGAGTTCGCGGAAGGTAGAGCCATCTCTTCCTGTTAGCTTATGCATCGTCATGTGAGCATTAACCTTAGCTAGTCCAGCACTTCTTCTCCATCCCTTAAAGCTTGCAACCTCTTCTCTTTCAAAGAAGTCAGGAACCTTCATCTCGCTACCAGCACCAAGGAAGCCCATGTTGCTATAGAAGCTACTAAGCCCATGCTTCTCCCAAAACATTCCAGTGCCAATAATCTGTCCACCCTTAGCTACACCTCCCCTGCGGGGACCGTGTTGTCCTTTAATGTCGATATACTTACTGGGATCAAGCATCTGCCACTTCTTCCAGAGAATGCTTGCATCACTACTGGACATTCCGGAAACAATTCCCTGCATTCGAGAAGCATAGGCAGTACGGTCTCCACTTGATCCTAGGGCTTGCTTGGACATTGACTGTGCTTCAAAGAGCGCCTGAAGCATGTTCTGTTTGTTAAGGCTTACTGCTGGGTCTGCAATAGCTGCTGCATAGGCAAAGGCTAGTCTCTTGGCTGAGTTGGGACCGAAGCTTCCACCCAGAGATTGCTTGAGCATTTTACGAGCATCCAGCACATTACCTGCAGCGTTCCTAGCAGCCAGACGCATACCCTTAATAGACCTAGCCGCCCTACCTGCTGCATCTGCTGCGGTAGTTCCCTGAGAAGCCTGGTTGGATTGAATGTCCCTATACACAGATAGTCCACCCAGACCCACAGCGCCCAACAATGGAGTGTAGGTGAAGACGGTGGCAAATGGGTTTCGACCCTTTCTGTTTTTATTGTCAGACATTCTTATAGGCCATATCTCTTACGGAACTGATCTTCCTCGCCCATGCGAGAGTCGTTTACTTCAAGATCAAGTGTGTGGCTTGGGTTAGCTGAAGAGTAGCTAATGGTCCTCATGTTAGTAGAGCTGAAACCATTGGCCCCAAAAGCTAAGTGACCCAAGTCTCGGTCATTGGTGGGCTCAAAGTAATTTCCCTGAGCAATCACCTCATCTGTTAGATAAGGTTTTCTAGAGAGAAGACGCGACTGGCTTTCCCACATTCCATAATCATGGATGTCTTTCCCTTGTTGCTGAACAACCCTTAGTTTAACATCTTCAAGGTCAACAGCAGGGTTAAAGCCAACCCAATCTACAGCAGGCATCGTGTCACCAAGCTCAGCCTCAGTACGCTGCAGCTTTTCGAAGTCGCCAAACGACATCCAGCTAGGGGCTTCCTTTTCATATCTCGAATATCTGGCTGTGCTGAAATCTTCTCCAGCAGTAGAGCCCCAGTCTTGAACAAGCCGACCTAGCTTTTCATCTCCTGTTCTAAGATAGTCAGCCTTAAGCCATTGTGCCTCATAAATGCGATGGAGAGACTCGGGTACTAAATCAAGGATTTCCTTTCGTCTTCGCTCGCTAGTGGTGCTAGCAAACGCCTCGAAGAAGTCTTGTTCCTCACGAGGCAAAGCAGCTTTCACAGCTGCAAGTCTATCAAATGGGTTGACTCCAGTTACCGTCTTACTGGCAAGCTTCTCGTAAAGAGAAGCGTTCCGTGTATCTCCAGCTTCATGGGCCTGCTCTTCAAGCATCTTCCATTTATAGTATTCAAGCTTATCGTAGTGGTCATTGAATCCACGAATCGTCTTAATGTGTCCAGGGATGGCATCTACACCGAACCAGTCATGGAGGGTCTGGTTAATGAATGGTCTGAACCAATCACGCCACATTTCCTTAAGTCCCCAGAAAGCGAACCGAGTACCATACACAACAGTGTCTTCATACTCTGAGATTGGGTCAAGATACTTGAACAACTTTTCGACAGGGCGGAAGCCAAGAGGGATAATCTTAGAGGGACCAGAGAAGACATCATGGATAACTTCATTGAAGCCCTTCCATGCCATGCCTGCTGCTCTGCCAACTAGCCCACGTCGCTTGGTGTTCTCGTTAAGAGCTGGAAGATAGCTTTGCCATTCTCTCTTAGCTCTCTTCTGCTGCATGCGAGACTCTGCTGCTTGAACAAACTTAAGAGCCTCTTCTCCAAACTGTCCCTGAGCTGTACGGAACTTGACTGCTCTCTGAACTTCTCTGAATTCCTGAGACCATGCAGCAACATCACCAAGAACGGCATACTTGTAAACTAGCGGCCAACTTTCCGGATCCTTTCCTTCTAGTTCGGGGTGCAAGGCAGCGTAACCCTTGCCAGGTAGTCGATACTCTCCACCCGCTACATTGCTATAGGGATCACCGAAGCGTAGTTCTTCGGGCATCCAGCTAGGCATGTTGTTAGGGATGGGGTTGTACTGCTGTATGGAACTAAGAGGACGGGGGAAGAATCGACGGATTGGCTCAGACAAGAATCCAAAACCACCTAGGTTCTGTTCCCAGTAACGCCTAGTCCATGAGTCAATAGCATTCGCTGACTGGAGCTGTGAGCCTTGAGTTCCTGGTACGTCTACTCCAGCAAGATGCTTACCAACCTCTCCCAAAGTGAAACCCCACAGACCGGGGCCTTCAACAAGGTTCTGATAAAAGAACTGACCCAGTCGACGTTTCCCGCTATAGGGACTGTCTGGAGTTCCTGGCTGCAGGCCACCCAGAGAATAGGCTGGCTGAATCTCCAGGGAGTTAGAGATGTGCTTCAGCTCTAGGCTACCTGTTTCTCTGTTAACTCGAGCCCACTCTCCTACATGCATTAAGCGAGCTGGCTTAATCAGCTTGCCAATAGGATCGAGGAAGAGCTTAGCGAAAGGAACCTCTTCAAAGGCCTGCCCAGTAATTGGGTATGGCCTATCTTTATAGTTTCTTTCTTCTAGCTCATAGGTAAAGTGCTTACGATAGAACTTGCCAATAGGAGAGTGCCACGCACCACCAACAGGGTTCCAGAAATCAAAGTCTTCGTCTTCACCCCATACGGACTTCTCAATAGCTCTCGACTTAGACAACGCCAACCAGTGAGGCTTGAAGTGACTAATAGCGCCACCTTCCCAAGCAGTACCACCGCCTTCCCACCATCTACCCTTACGGACTGGCTGAAGCTTTCGTCCTTCATAGATCGCACTTAACTCTTCAGTAGTCTCAGACGTAGCAAGCTTTCCGGCAAGCACCGACCAAGCAGCAGCAGCTGTGACGAATCGCATACCCCAAGATGAGCCAAAGGGAAGACTCCACTGTTTGATGTTCTTTATTCCACCAGCACGCCAGAACTTGTCACCTAGCTCAGAGCGAGCAATGACTCTCTTAGGGTTAGCCCCAGCCCATGCAGCTTGAACCTGAAGCCCCATTCTCTTCCAGGGGTTCTCTTCTCCTACAATCCTAGTAGCCCAACTGATGTCGTGGTTGATTTGCTTGGTCATCCACTTCGGGATCTCTCCACCCTGGATGCCTTCTGTTACCGAGTGTCTCCAGGCAGAGCGTTTGGAGATTTCGTTAATAGCATAGACCGAGTCACGCATACGCTGCTGACCCTTACTAAGGACAGCTCCGCCGGACTTCTTAGACTCATTAACTAATCCACGTTCATTATAGATGTTCCAGAACTGAGTAGCATACGTTCCAGTGCTAGCATGAATTCGCTGAAGGATTGTTCCACCCTTCATACTTGGACGCATTTCCTTACGAAGCATACGGTCTAGGACATGACCAACTCCCACACCAATAATACCCATACCAATAGCTGTTGAGCTATCAGTGGAGCCTGGCATGTTGGTTTCAAACCATCTTCTCCAGCCACTACCAATGAACGGGACGGGGCTGAGGGCATTCGTAACTGTTGATCGAAGCTTGTTTGCAATAGCTCCAACGTTTCCGAATCCAGCGAACAAGCCATCCCTGAAGGGAGGAAGCAGACTACCTACTGCACCAATAGCAGCTCCGCGACCAATGTGAGACCACTTCTTTCCAAAGATGCTTCCAAAGTAAGCGCCAGTAATACCAAAGGCAGCTGCTCCACCGACAGTATCATGCTGCTTTGCCCAGCTTGCAGAACTTAGGAGAAGCCCAGCCATGCCGACAGTCCCCGCCTTGCGGGCATACATGAATGAGTTCTTTAGGAAGCTTCCTTCTTTTCCATAAAGCTTAAAGGGTAGCTGTCCACCAATGTCTGACAGGATAGGGATCTGCTGCCAAATAGTACGGATAAGCTCGTTGAGCCGACCACTACCAGCAGCCCCTACTAGGCGTCCCATATGGATAGCGGTGTCTGCTGGGCCTGCCCCTGTTACTGTGGGGATGTGTATTGGCAAGAACTCTAAGTTTCTACCAACAGCCTTAATGGCATCGTCCTCCATAGCAGAACCAACATGGTAACCAATACCAGCACGAACCTTGGAAATCTTCATCTCCTGTCCTGCAGTAGCTACTAGGCTGGGGGCTGTCTTGTGACTGTAGGCTTTGGAAGAAGCTTCACCGCTTCCATACTTCTGGCGTTCCCAATCTGCCTGAACCCTAGCCAACAGGTCTGGATTCTTAATAGCAAGATCAGCCTGGATCATTCGCTGAAGCTCTCTAGCTCTACCGCGCTGACCCAACACTAGACGGTCTTGAACGAGCTCTCCTGACTTTGCGTTATAGGCTTTGTAGAAGACACTGTCTGCGGATTCTCTCTCAAGCCTTAGCCCGTGCTGTCCTGCATCAATAAGCTTATGGGGCTCTACCCCCATTACCGAAGCCATCACCTCGCGGATGAACTTGTTCCCTCCATCAATGTTAAAAGCTTCAGGGGGCAAGAATGGCTTGAAGAGCTTCCCAGTAGCCTCCATAATCCGCTCATGATCAACAAACGGAGACACCATAAATGGTAGTCTGAAGGTAGCCATCATGCCACCAGGCAGGACGAATCTCTCAGCTACTTGAAGGGTTCTGTAGGCTTTCGTAAAGCCTCGCTCTCCGCCATGGCGGAGCATCCCTACCCCAAAAACACCAGCGCCCACAGCAGCGCCAGTAGCCCAACCAAAGAGCTGCCTTCCTGTGGAAGGCTGTGTTAGCTCATCTTGGCGTTGGCTACTCCACGTTGTGTGCGGGCCGGAGTTTGAGTACAGATTGGACATGGTTATTCTCTAAGGGCTTTCTGTGCTTGCGCAATTTCTTCAGCGCTTACAACCCCATAACCAGTCTTTTGATTAATTTGCCTTGTGGTTCCGTCAGGATTTACTCCAACGGCAGGTGCTCCCTCCTCTAGGGAGTAGATAATGGCAGGCTCTGAGATCAATCCTTGATCAAGAAGAACACCTTCTGCCTGAGTAAACACCTGGATTATTTCGGGGAACGTAAGCTCATCAAGCTTATCCATAGTATACCCTGAAAAGACTCTGCAGATAGTTGTCTTCATCATTAGGTCTATTTGCTGTGACTTAGTTCTGCAAGTCACAAGCATGGCGTTCTGATAGTTAGTGTCTCCAGGAGAAGACAGCTCTACGATGAGTAAGGCTACTGTCTGGACAATACCTGCTTCGAGAGTCTCTCGATAATCTTTGTAGTAGTCTTCGCTGACACACTTATCAAACAAATAATCAAACAGCACCCAATCATCAACATCCTCTGAATCCAGAGCGGAGCTGATGACTTTATATTCTCCATAGTTCAGAAGCCGAAAAGGGATCACACGACTATCAAAAAGCTGAAAGCCATAGAGATCCCCTTTGGCCCCAATCCTGTAATCAAGCATGGGGTTTTATTATCCTAGCAGTTAAGGATTATAGTCTTAGAGTCTGACGAAGGGCCTGCTCTGTTGGCATGAAGTAGCTTCCAGCCATGATAACTTCGTAAAGAAGATTCTTCAAACCTGCTGGCTGCTTGTCTGCCTTAACTGGATCTAGAATATTCTCTCGTGGCCACACGATACATCGTGCCAACACCTGAGTCTGAATCCATTCCTCAACCTTCTCTGGGTCAACGGCTGCAAGGCCTGACTGGATATCTCTCCACTCTCCCAACTCTAGATAACGCCAGACATACCAGTCGTCGTCCCTTAGGCTAAGGGCATAAATGGAAGTGTATCGTTCTCGCCATTCAGCGATTTGTTCTAGTGTTGGTCCGTCGACAAGAGACGTTAGGAGAGCCTCTGGGCCGTCCTGTACGGCCTCTTCTACTGTGGGAGTATCTGAGTCTACCTCGGGCTCGTCCAGAGCCTCCTCGGTTGTCTCAGCGGCCTCTAGTTTGGCCTCTTCTTCTCTCTGCCGCTTAGCGGCTGCTTCTTTAGCAATTCTTTGTGCTGCAGATGACATATTAGGTTACTTCCCTGCAAATAAATGGGTATTGTTCTAGGACAGGCTCACCTTCTACAGTGATCGTTTGTCCAAAACCCGTAAGTTGAACTTGGCGCAATGTGCGCACTGCGGAAAGAGTAAAGCTAGGTTGGTTATCCTGGCTTCTCAGTTGATTACCAAACGCATCACCATAGGTGACGATAATATCGAAAGGTAGGTAGTGATCGTCTGGGCGAGCAAGGCTAGTGCTACTTAACACATCCTGCCTAGATAGCTCGGAGCCTGCGTCTCCACCCCAGAACCTTCTTTTAAGAGTGTCTCTATCTTGACCTGCATGATCGGGGTCGCTTGGGTTTACCAAAGCCTGGGCACTCTGTCCCAGCTTCTTTTCAAACTTGTTTGTGTAGAAGTCTGATTCTACATCAAGACCATGGGTTCGTGCGATTAAAGTTGGAAGAAACTGCGCATACTGAAAGTTAACCATGAGAAATCCAGAACACTGGACCGTTCCCCAGGCAACCCCATCCCACAGTTGGGACGCATATCCCCACACTGGTCGCTTATTTTGGACTAGAGAAAACTCTATGCCCACCGCCGTTCCGATTAGGATCTCGCGAATATAGAGGCCGATATTGGAACCAGTAAAGTAATCATAGGTAAAATGAGAGGTATCATTATTATCATATCCGCTACGGTAGGTCTTTGTCATTGTTAGCCCCCACCCCCGCCCCGGTCGGGTCGCCTAGCTGGGAGAGCAGCTTCAGCTCGCTCCCGCCCACTAGCAAAGCCAGGGTTCTGTACAGCGATATGCTCTCTTGCTCTTTCGAAAGTATAGGAGATCTCGTTCTCAAGGGCTTGACGCTGTACGGCGCTAAGGTCACCAGACTGAAGCCTCGTAGCTCCAAGTAAAGCATTAAGCCTTTCATCGTCCGCGATGTTGGTGTGTCCACTCCTGTTAGTTGATGTCCTATATGAATGTTTAGGATCACGAGAGTTTCTGTAACCTTCAAAGATGTGCATGTCCCGGGCTACATACTGATAGGTGTTTTCAGTTAAAAGGTCATCAATAGAGGTGACCATACCATCGTTCGTTAGCGTTACTCCAAAGATTGTCAATGTCCCCCAAGTTGGAAAGGGAACCCTTCTCGAAGCGTTTTCCTCAGGAGTGATCCTGGCAGGAAGCTCCGCACTATAAACAAGATGAATATTAAACGGTGGAATTTGATCAGGGAAATTATGACCATCCCAATAACCAGTGTCATAGGAATATTCATAAATCCATGTATCTAGTAACTTTCTAAGTGGATGCTCGTCAATAACGGCAAAGATCAAAGAGCCAGCAATCGTTCTAGTACCTCTCGTATGTCCTCGGACATTACGATACCCGATAGCCCGAACTGGGCTAACATCTCTATAGATAGAAACTGAAAGGGTTTGTAGGTCTTTGATCCTTACGAGACCAGGGTGTCTAGCACCCCCGTCTCGATCATAGGCACCCTTAAAAAACATATAAGGGATGGTTGCGTAGGCTTTGACGTCTGCCCCACTGAAGCTCAGTCCAGCGATACTGGCTGATTGGCTCATAGGAGAGAGTTCCTTTTGCTATTAGTTTGCGTTAGTAGCGCCCTGACCCTCTTCATTTGCTTCTAACTCAATCCAAGGTACGAGTTCACGTGCGATGAAGGTGTACTGGAACTCAGAGACTAGGTCGTCAATGGAGATTCCATAACCTTCGTTTACAAGCTCAACTCCAATCACAGCCATGCTAACTACCGCACCATATTCGTTAGAAGCGGTGAGGGTAATGTCGAATGGAGGGATCTGGTCTGGGTACCAAGGGGTAGTCAGAATCTGATCGTTGAAGCTGTTACCGTCTGGCAAAATGTCGTTACTACCGATAGAGGTTGGATTTCCTACCTGACTAATGTCGGTGATTGGCCTGTCCCCGGTAAACATAATGGAAGGACGAATTTCTTCTTCATCTGCCCAGAACTTATTTGCATTTTCATCTTTAGAGAAAATAGGCTGAGTCGCAGAGCTAGGGTTAACTGGCCCTACTAGAGGATGCTTATTAAACATCGCAAAGACTAGTGTCCCAGCAATGCCTCTCTTCCCTCTAGAGAATGCTCGTGGGTTTGCATAACCCATTGTGTAGATAGGAGCCTTCTCACGCTGAACAGCATAAGAGAAGGCCTGTAGCGGTACAGCTACTGTGCTATTAAAAACAGCCTTAATATCGATTCCAGTGAACGAGTTATACGCGTTCGCTCGACTTTGCTGTCCTGCTGGAAGTGCCATGTTTTACTTATCCTCCCTGGATAGTTTGGTGGGGCCATATTTCAGACCCCACCAAGTCTGTTGTCTTACTCTGCAGCAAGGGTAATTGTGAGTGGGATGAACCTTACTTCGAAACTAGGTACGAGTAGAAGATCAATCACTAGCTGCCCAAGGACTCTCTGCTGTGGAGTAGAAGAAACCTTAAGGTCGAATCTCCTTAGAGACCCATCAGAAACTCTTGACTGAAGAGCAGTCTCGAGGATCGTCTTAAGAGCCTGCTGCTGTGCAGGACTGTTAGGTTCACCTAGGAATGGATCAGCTTCATCACGTACTGTGTTCACAATGCTCTTAACGATCCTAACCGTAGACAGTCGCGTATAGTTACTCGTTGGACGAGCAGCTGTTGGAGCGTCAGTAACAACAACACCCTTAGGCTTGTTGGTTAGAGAAACGATCCTGACTCCAGCCATGTCGTCCAGCTTTCGCGCCTTGAGGTCTCTAATGAGACGAAGGTTCTTAACTGCCTTGTTGGTTGGTGCTGACTGAGGAGCCAAGCTGGCAATGAAGCCACCATAGGAAGCCTCGATTCCTGAAATGTAACCGCTCGACTGGTAGTTGTTAGTGTGGATTGCGATTGCACCGCAAACGCTAATGTACTTACCAATGTCAACAACGTTATCTTCTGCGTCAGTCAGTTCGGCTCCGTCGAGGAAGCCGTCATCTGTAGCGATAAATCCACCGCCGGTGACTCCTGCTCTCCAATCGTCTTGCCCAGCAAGGAACTTATTACCTAGCATACCATTACCATTCGCTGAAGGTCCAGCAATGTACCGAACTTGTGTGATTGGGTTAGTCGTATAGGTAGGAAGCTTACCGACCCAACTAGCTAGCGCAGCCAGACTAAAGCCGGTTGGAGCTAGGAAGCTAATCACGCCGACAACGAACTGCCACTTGTCTGTTGCGTTGTGGCAGAAGTTGGCTAGCTGGTAGGCAAAGTTAACTTCATGGAAGTCGCTTGCAGTAAGAGTTACGCCATCTGCGTCAGCAGAAGGTCCAGCACTACCAACATGTGGAACGATCTCAGCAACACCGTCGCCGTCCATGTCCCACCAGAAGTAGTTAACCCCGGCGACCTCCTGAACGAATACCTTTCCAAGTACATCCTGTGCACTATCTTCGGTTGGATAGTCACTAAGACCACCAAGGGCACGTGTGACAATTTCTCCAGCCGCTAGGTCTGCGACGTTTAGATCGTCAATGAATACACACATTGGAACGACAATGTCAAAATCAGCAAAGTCTAGAAGCTCAAATGCATTGTAAAGATTCTCATACATGACAGTCTTAATGCAGCTAATACCATCCGTACCTGCGACGTAGGTGGCGCTTCCGCCTGGAACATCTTCCATTGCGACAGGAGCAGAGACCGTACCAATGTCAATTCCACCTGCGGTGAAGCCAACACTAGCAAGAGTAACTGTTACGCCAGTGGAGAATGGTGCAAGGACACCGACTGAGTCATGGACCCAATCCCCAAGAGTGCTATCGAACACTGCAAGACGTCCAGTAGACGCTTCGTACCAAATTAGATATTGTGCACCAGCTCCGTCGTCAAAAGAATCAGTAACAACTGACCAGCCTCCGACACCACCGATACCTGTTAGTGAAGCTGATGTTCCGCCAACTCTTAGAGCCACAATGTTTCTTGCACCCTGGGCCTTGGCCTCATGAATTCCTCGAAGAAGAGTTCCTGCAACACCAAAAGTCCCCCTGGCACTAGATGTAGTAGTGACTGGAATTGGCTGGAGTGACGGCCCCTTTTCTGCTGTTCCAATAATTAGGACTCGTGGTGACGGGTCCTGACTATCGATAACCAGCGGGGTGTCAATCAGCGCAGGCTGTACGCCTGGTAGAAAATTGTAAAAAGCCATATCCCGTTAGATCCTCCCTAGTTAACCCACACCCACGGCTATGTTGACCAAAAGGTCACGAAGTGTGGAGGCACTGATCTCAAAAGTTCGATCAGTTCTTACATAATAATGCATGGACCTACTCTTTAGCAAGTTGCCACTGGTTCGCGTATCTTCCCAATACTTGTCAGCCAGTCGCTGCTTAAAGACAATTTCCTCGACACCCATATATTTATAATACCAGTGTCGTGCATCCATAAATTCTTCAAACCATAAAGCTCTTGCATCAACAGCTTTGTTGGTTTTTGCCCAGCATGTAAATTCTACCACGTTATCAAACTTCTGTCCCATCACCATAATGCTTTGGAGAGGTCTAGTGGCATCCTTTGTAACATACCTAATGCGCGGACGCCATTCTCTAACGACCGAGTCATCATTTCCAAGAATATCAGGTAAACGTCCGGAATGCGCGCCTGGTCTTCTTTCAAGTACTTTAAATGTGATTACCTCATTTTTAAAGTCTGTAGGTGGCCCCTCTTCAACGAAACTAACTCTTTCGGCCTCAACCGTATTACAGCGGTCTTGAAAGTCAGTTAGTGTTGTATTGACAAGCTCAAAGAACCCACGCAAGTCTCTTGCGGGATATCTTTTCATCTGATTCCGTAGATTGACAGGAATAGGCCATTCACTATCAATCGTTACAGATTCCATAATCTGAACACTAGTGTGATTAGCCCATGCCAAGGTCTCTGGAGAAATGTCTCTTAGTTCGTCGGCCATTACTTCATGTATCCGTCTTCATCAAGCTGGATAGCATCCTTTTGAGAGACAAAGACGGAGTAATACTCGATACGCCCTATGTCGCTTCGGTGCTCAACAACAGCCTGTGGCTTATGTATCTTCCATCTACGATATGGCTTAACTGGAGCACCCTCAATATCATGAACCATTTCAACGATACGATCATAGTGCTTGGGAAACGCAGTGTACTCCATATAATACACAACGGTGTCAATATTAATGACTCCGCCTGGAAGATGCTGGTTCTTAAGTACCAGTTTTTTCATGTTGGACCCAATGTCCACTTTTCGAACCCAGGCCCAATCCTCATCCCAAAGATAGCCTTCACCCTTACAAGTGGGGCACCGAGTGGTTGCTTCGTTAGTTAGGGAATCTACACACTCACAGGGGATAAGTTTGTTGTCACTAGTCCATCTCATTTTACGAAATAGAATCCTATGAGCTTTGGGAACTTCGTAGTCGTTCCCAAAGAACATATCATTGAGTTCTTTTCTAAGGTCAGCTTCAATCGAGCCACTTCCCGTATATGGGTTATAAAGAGACACGATAATCAGTACCCGCTACCAGAGCCCCACTTGCTTGGGAACGGATCTCTACGATCAGTTCCTGACTTGCCCTTGGTTCTCCGACCCTTGTAGGTCTTGGTTTTTCGGCTACCCCTGTTCTTATAAACATAAACGTTTCCGCCACCACGCTCTCCAGCAACAAATCCCCTACCAAACTCTGGGTAGTCGGGATGGTTGAGTCCCTTAATCGTTGTACTCAGAGGCAGTGAAGAACCGGGACTAATGTTGCCGCCAGCCTGAAGGATGGGTGTAAGTTCATCAAGACAATCTTGAAGGTCATCAATCTTTGCACCCCAGCTTAGATCATACTCTACAGTCAAGTCAGCAAGCTGCTTCTTCTTGACCATATTGCTGACAAGGTTAGTCATAACAAGTCGACTCGCCATACAGGTTACCCACCTACGCTTAACCCATTCATAGTATTCACTATTGGGTCGGGTTGTTACAAAGCTCAACACATCAGCATCAAGTGACGCCTGGTAGATTGCAAGAAGGATAGAGCTTTCATCTACGCCTCTCAAATACCCACCAACCTCTGCCATTACTAGGGAGGTCGACGTATAGACTGGAGTGAACTCTGTCCAGAACCTAATCTCGACATCACTTCCAAGAGTGGTAGCGTCTTCATCAACGATGGATGAGTCCAGGGTGATGAGAACACAACTGTTGAGATTGAGGGTTGCTGACTCAATACGAGATCTTGTTAGAACGTCAAATGTAAAATCAACAGTAGTAACTACACTATCCTGAGTGAAGGTCCATCTATCTGTCCAAGTGCCAATAGTAGTGTCTGCAAGAATGGGGAAAATATATGAGTAAAGCCCGATGGACTCCCTTACCAGAAGATTAGTTCCCTGCTGTCCGGCGTCTCCTAGGCTTGTAGTAGATGCATTTAATACATCAGCAAGAGTATCGTCTGAAGTGTCAACAGAAGGCGCAAAGATATCTACTACCGGTCCAACAGCTGGATCGAATAGGTTGTCTTCTGCATCCCTAAGCTCAACAATGAGCTTGAAGACTGAGTTGTCTTGATATGTAATGCGCATTCAGATCCCTTAAGGTGCTGGGGTAAAGGTCATTTGTAGGTCAGAAAAGATCGCCTCGTACTCTGCAGCAACGCGAATCATGTCGCGCTTCGGCTAGCTGTAGACATTAGACTGTATCCGTGACGACTGGGAGATCACTTAAGTCGACAATGCCTCCTCGCCAAGTGACGCTGGTAAAGTTAGGAGCTGCTGCTATAGCAGACCAACTTCCAACCATGTCGATTTCAGCTACCGTTCTTGATTCATTCATATTGAGAAGCTCTGTAGAAACAACTCGTCCCCTTCCATTTGGATGGAAGATAGGACTGTTGACTTCAAACCTTGGTTGTCCCAATTGGTTAGCGTTAGGGTTAACGGTACGTCCCGCCCCCCAATTAGCAAACAGACTCTTTCTGAGAAAGAAACCACTCATTGTGATTTCATCAATTCTGATTGTGTCCCCTGCTGCGTTCTTGTATTGCCTCAAAACTGAGAAAAATGCTAGGTCTTGACCCATTAGTCGATCCTCCCTTAGATCTGGATTGTCAGTACTCTCCCACTGACACTTAGGATTTTGGGAATATCAGACTGACCAGTAACGCCAGTATACAAGCCAAGGGCTGGCAAGATATCTATCGCCACCTGATCTGGAGTGATAGTACCCAAATTATTTGTAAAAGTAATTGTAATTGTACGTTTGCTTCGACTAATGCTAGTCGCAAGATTCACGGGGTTAGATGTACTAACCTCAAAGATCGTAGGAGCAACCGGGGTACCCACATCACCAATAACGCTTGTACTGGTAGAGCTAGGTACGGTTGTGATGTCACCACTGCCTGTGGTAAAGACCCACGAGGACGTAGTTGTCATATACTCAGGAGGGTCTACCCTTGTCGTAAAGCGATCTCCAACACGGAAATCGCTTCCTGAAAAACTTAGATATACTCCTTCATTGAGGATAACTTCATTCTGGCTCACTGTTCCTGTTCTAATATTGAGAGGGTTGGAGGTTCTCCACCAACTAAACTTCGCTGTACCAAACTCACCAGCAAGTGTAACCTCAACAACATACTGATCTTCAGCTGTTCCAATGTAGCCACCAGTAAAGCTAGCTCCACCAGAGCCTAGATTAGTCCCAAGCTCAGTGTCTCCAACAGTACGAGAAGCAATGCCAATCCTAACGGTATCAGAAGAGTTTTCATCTCCTGCAACGTAGACCCTAAACTGAACCCCAGGCGCCATTATCTTGGTTGGGGTAAAGGTTAGTTTAGTCTTAAAGGCACTAGCATCAGGATCATAGGTGGGGCTTGAGGTGGAAACACCCAAAGCTGTGAGCTTCTCGTAGGTGAATGTCCCTTCAAGGATTCCCTTATAGCCTGGAGTATCTAGATAGAAGTCAGGAGTTGGGGTAAGGGGTCGATCATATAAAATCAAATCAGGGCCAGTCCAACGATCACTATCATTAGCCTCAACCAAAAAAGCTCTAGCCACTGAAGCTGGATCAATCTCTTTATCAAAGATTACCCAAATAGGCGAACCAAGAACCACTCCTGTTTGGAGGTTGGCCGGGTTTACGCTTTCAATAGTTGGAGCTGCCATGTCTTAGATCCTTCCGGTAAAGAGGAACACTAGGCGTTCCCATAGAGTCATTTGATGATACTTGGCAACCTTATCTTCAAGGGAACGAATCTCTTGATCCTTGGCGTCAAGCGCAGCTTCGAGACTATCTCTATAAGCATAGATGACTTTCATCTCTTCAAGCTGATCGTCGGAGGGAAGACCTTTCTGTAATGCTACAGTAACTTCTTCTTCCTCTTCAGTAATAGAAAAGAACTGAGCTTCCTTCTCGGACTTGGCTAGTTCTTTCTTCATAGCAATCATAAGCTGCTGGTGTTTCGCCTCTTCAAGACGCTTCTTAGACTCTGGGTTACTTACCCAGTCATTAAGCTTACCTAGATCGAGGGCTTTTCTTTGTCCTGACATATTTGTGTTCCTGTGTATTACTACTCCACCCCTGATAAGGAAAGTGTTCTCTTAGTATACCACTCAAAACAAAAAAAGGCCGAGGTCACTAGTTATGTTCTTCTAGATAATCGGCTAGTTTTCGTAAGGCTAATGGGCTTTCTGAAGCTAAGCCAATAGCTAGATTACATCCTATGCACAACAATCCTCTAACCTTTTCCGTCAGCTTTTGACTTATCCTTACGGAAACAAGAAGGACTTTTCCTCTCTTTGCATCGCGAACAGATCTTTTGCTCTAATAACATGCTATCTTCCACAGAAAAAGGCAGAGCCTACAGATGTAGACTCTGCCCAATTTCTTTAGGTCAGACTACCCGAATTATACGACTGCGGTCGTCATCGGGATTGCTGCAATGGAGTTACTTACGTTGTAAGTAGCGGTTGCCGGCAGTACCACCTGGTTAGGCGTGACCTTGACGTTCTTCGCGACCATGATTCCCTGGCCTTCGTCATAGATTGCAACACCGTATCGTTCACGGAGCTTAATCTTTCGAACATCAACTCGTGGGTCATTCCACTCTTCGGTCATCAGCTCTTCGTCTACAAGAAGGGCACCAAGGGCACCAGACTGGAAGACGAACACGTCAGTCAGTAGAGTCTCAGGATCGAAAGGCATAAATGGACTTACGATAATCCTGAATGGGAATGGGAAGTACGCGCTTGGTAGCGATGGACCAGAGTCCAGAGCGTTTGCGTAATCCGCAACACCGGATGCGTCAGCGCCATGAGCGTTGCCATCAGGCAGGCCTGGGACGATGTCCCTACCCTGACTAATACCGGTGCGGTCACCGTTGTTGAATGGATCTTGGTGTGCAACTCGACCCTGCCACTGCTGGAAGAAACTTCCTGCACCGTTCTGAAGCGCGAACGCTCGCATAACGGGGTCCTTGACCCACATGAGCCAAGTAAGTGGGTGGCAAAGAATGGTGTCAGGCGTATAGCCGTTGTGCCATGCTGCTGCCATCAGGTCAAATAGGTCATCCATAATCATAGAACCGTTAGCGGTTCCGTCTAGTGCACGACCGTGCGTTACGCCGAATAGTGACGTGGTTGGGTCAGCATTGTCATAGGCGACAATACCCAGACCAAGAATGTGCTGCCAGATCTTGCTCTCCTTATGGCGAGCCATTGCCTTACCAGCCTGTCGCATGTACAGACCCATCAGATCCCAGTCACTGTAGCGAAGCATCTCTTCGGTGAATCCGAAGGCCATTCCGACCTTTCCGACATTCGCCGTAACAGTTGCTCCACCCAGGTTTGGCTGGTGCTCTGGGTAAGGACCACCCTCAGGAATGTCATCTGCGCTCATAGCACCAAGTGCTGGCATGACAAACTGAGTGTATGGCTTGAACTGAACCTTGTCTAGAAGGCTCACACCAATCATGAGAGGCTCCTGGGCCTCCTTGATGATTGAGACGACGACCTTAGGAAGAAGTGGAGAGGCATTACTCGTGTTGAGAATATCCTTGATATCCATCTTCTTACCGTTCGTGAAGTCGAAACCGTCATTCAGGAACACATTCTTAAGTCGAAGGAAGTCGCCACGGCTAGCAATTGCTTCGCCATTTCGATCCTGTAGGCTGACGTTTACGTTTTCGTTAAACCTCATTGTTTTTCCTTTCTCCTTAGAATTACCTGTTAATCAGGCTGACTAGAACTTCCTTGTCTGCGCCTTGTGCATACATGACGGTTGAGGGAAGACCTTCGGTAGCGGTACCTGGCATTCGGTTTACGTTACCCAGCATTGTGTACTGGGACTTAACTCTATGCATGAGGTCCTTGGGGTAGGTCTTGAATCCGAACACCTGGCCTACTCGGAAGTTAGTCCAAGTAGCATCGCCAACGCCCGTCTCGACCGCAAAGTTACTATCAGAGTCACACACCAAGAAGTCACCGTTGCGGATCTCGCGACCAGCAACTGGAACAGCAGATGCGTAAATGCTAACTGCAGCGGGTGGTACGTCATAACTGAAGTAGGTAATGGTGCCAGTTAGGTTGGCTCCAATCACTGTCTGAGATGCACTGTATAAGAACAGTACACCAGCTTCTGCGTCGACATAGTAATCACCAAGAACGGAAAGAGCGTCAGGCCCTGACCGTAGTCGAGTGAGGACACCAGTTCCTGACTCAGTCAGGGGCGCAAATAGCGTAGTAGGTCCAGCAAGGGGATAATGATCAAGGAACATAGCAAGCCATGTTCCTGTAGCAGATAGGTTATCCCACCGCTCCATTGCAATAACAGAAGCTCTGTCTTGAAGACGGGGGGTTCCTAGTACTGGAGCAGTAGCCGTAATGGCACCCGGAACCGATTCCGTGGCGACAACCCCAGGAATGTAGGGTAGTCGTAGCTGGTAGGAGACCAGGACCTGAACCTGGTGCTGAAGACTGAAGTTGTGACTCTTTCGCTGAAGAGCGTTGAACTTCTCGCCGTTGTAGTTAGACCATGCCCAGAATGCCTGTGCAGCAACCCCTAGTGGGTAACTGACGAAGGCATCGCAAGTCTCACCGGTTTCGATGAGTCCACGATCAATCAGGGCTGTAGTAATATCAGCGGCTGTGTAGGTAGTTGTACCGTTGACGTCATATACATCTCCGGTTGTTAGGTCAATAGTCTGCTCGGTGAAATCGTCAGCCGTGTATGTGAGGCCGGTTCCTGCGGCAAACAGGATCTTAAGACCTGCTGGCACGACGTGCTGACTATCTTCCCAATCGCTGACTGCACTCTTAACTGCTTCTGCCTGACGAGTCAGGGAAACGATCTTTCCGGGGCTTACAACACTCCAAGCTTCAAAGTGCTTGTCGTATCGTTCCACTGGTAGCCATGGAGCAGGAATAAAATCCCCTGCCAGACGACCGTGAGGTCCCTTCTCAGAGTGCTCAACGTTAGGGAATAGATTTTCAACATGATCCCACTGACGGTGCGTTGCACTATATCTGTTAGCGTAAGACATTTAGGTTCTACTCCTTGTATTAGTCCCCATCAGTAACACCTGAAAGGTGCTTCGTGATGTCAAAATCCCTAGGTAATACATCGACTTGCTTCATTCGATGTAGCCAATTGTTAGCGTGCTCTTTGCTCTCGTACTCTTCTAGCCAACGATAACGCTGGATTTGGGACTCGTAAAGCTTAGATTCTTTCTCAGTGGCATCCTTAACGGAGTGCTCAGAGTTAGTTCCTGCACCTGGCAGGGTAGGGTCATCCACTGCCACGTTTGTTACAACACCCGAAGTTCCATCGGGCCTCAGAACCATGTTATCAAAGTTAGCTTTCTCTCGCAAGTCATTGAATTCACTTTCAAGCTGAGAGATAGTTTTTTCGGACTGAGCCTCCTTCAAAACATCGAAACTATCTTCCTTGCTATCAATCATACGGAGAACCGTAGTAAATTCAACAAGTACGTCATGAATTCTAGAAATAGACTCATCACGCTCTTCAGTTAGTTTCTTCTGTGCGGTAAACATTTCAGACAACTCAGAGCGCATAAAACGCTTATTGTCTGTTGCATCCTTAAGGGTCTGACGCAGATTATCTGCCTCTGTCTTAAGTGTAGTGAACTCATCCTGAGCAACGTAGTTACTCAAGTCAACCTCTTCCTTCTTAGGTGCTAGCTCGTACCCCTTGACTACAGCTGCTGATAGAACAGCACCGTAGAGGGTCTTGAGGCTCGCATCGTCAGAAAAGGCTGGGATAAGCCTTTCAGCTACATCATTAATAGAATGCCCAGAAAGCTCAGAAACAATGTTCTCAACAGAAGCTCCAGCAAGAGTAAGCATATCTTCTAGCTTAACCTCTTCCTTTGGCTCTTCCTTGACATCGTCTTCCAGCTTTACAGCGGCTTCTGGTTCCTGAGCATCGTCCTGAAGTTCGACTTCAGTCTCCTCAGGCTGATCGGTATTGGTATCTGCCATGCTCTTCCTACTCCCGTAAGCGTCCGTAAAGGAGAGTGAAATAGGGTAGGTAAAGAAATCTTCCCGTAAACTCTCCGTCATAATATTGGTGACTTCATGACCGTTATCGTTAACGATCTGGAAGGAAACACTCTGTGCAAGAGTATCACCAGGGTTAACTACATAGGAGAAGGCCTCCTCGTAAGTTAGTTTGCCAGGAATGACAAAGCATCCATCGGCTCCAGGCTCATGATCACACATACCGTCCTTAATAAAGTCAGTATGGCATTCAGAGCAATAGGCTTCATTTGAAGACATTCCAGTAGACACTGTAAGCCACCGCTGATCGAGGATCTTTTCAATAGCATCCTGATCATAGATCATTGCGTCAACTACAAGATGCCCAAGTCCTTCCCAATCTCTCTCATAGAGGAGACCTGTTTTCTTGAGATCCTTAACTGCGTCAAGCCAGTAACCCATTCCCTGCTTACCGTTATGGTCAGACAGTCGGAAGGGAGACTTCCCAAAGCGATCGGTGTGTTTGTTTGTTGCAAAATCATATGCAACATAGTGGTTACCGACTGCCCTACCTAGAACACGCCCTTCACCCTTGCCTCCAAACATACTAGGAGATCCGTCATCGTGACCAACAAGAACTGGCTTGTCGTATCCGGCGGTTCCACCCCTAGCCCTAGAAAGCATAGAGCCACGTCCCTCTTCTACCTTAGCTGGTAGATAAAGAGCGTGGTTACGCGTGATACGGGCTGCGTGCTGTGCAATAGACCTCACAAAGAGGCCTTTGCCAGACGATAGATAGCTATCAATAAACGCCACCTTAGCCTTAGTGTCTTCGGGGACTCTAAGACCAACTGGGGTTACTGTTCGTGAATCGCGAAAAAATGCGACCTTAGACATTCGGCTCTCCTGCAGGAATCACTTCACATCCGCAAAATGGATGGTGAGGTGGAATTGAATCAATAGTAACAGTATCAAGACGTAGTGTCAATTTAGAGAGCTCTACACACTCTTGACACGGATCTTGAGAACGAATCTCAAACCTAAGTGTCTCTACACCTTGAATCTTGTATGCTGCAATTCTACCACGACTGTATGCTGCTTTGCGTTCAGTAATGTAGATTGCATTGATACGATTCATGCTGATGTCCATTGCTGCCATGATTTCGCGGTTACTTTCTTCTGGATTAATACGACTAACATGACTTGAGATGTCGAAAGCTAAACGTCTAATTACAGAGTTAACACTACTCTCTACGGATCGAAGCTCATCGGTAAACTCGTGTTCCCATCGATTTAATCCAGTAGAAGAAGCTCCATCTCTAAAGCGTGAAATAGCCAAGGTAATAAGTCTGTTGGCTGTGTCATTCTGCCATGCCTCGATGACCCCTTCAATCCAGCTAATAGGAGAGCCTACAACAATATGGTACTTCACATCCTTAAGAAGACTAGAGAAGGCATTAGAGATGAGATGGTCCTTAAAGGCTACCTTGGAGGGGAAACAAAGGGCTTCCTTCTTCTTAGCAGCCGCTGGTGCCCTGGGAAGCTGCGGCTTAGCCTTGATCTCTCTTTCCTTGTTCTTCTGCCCAGCTTCAATGTCAGACTTCTCAATAGAGGTCATAGGGTTGACAGCAGCAGCACTAGCCATTGGGCTCGTTGCCATGCTTGCTTGCTTTAACATCTCTAAGGGTTCTACATGTAGCTTAGCGAAGCTTAGTTCTCGTCGTTCGTCGTCAACTTCGAGTGCGTCAAATCCAACCATTTCACGAGCTTCATTCTCCATGATAAGGTGTTTGGTGAAGATATCTGCTGCGTGCTCTTCCATTTTGATCTTCTTGTCGATGTCAATTTCTTTGAACACGAGTGAAGCATCATTGCCAGCCGCCAACGGATCATAGTCAAACTTACCCTCTGCAAGAAGCTCATCTAGAATAAGGAACTTGAACTGACAAGCGAAGTCATTCTGAACAGCCTTTACTGTATCGATTAACTGAATAGACAGCTGCGCTGCAGTTGCCTTGTTTGCAGTAGCTCCCTCACCAAAGTCAACAGCACTCATTCCAAGTCCAGCAAACACACGAAGCTTGAAGTGGGTAAGGTAGTTTTCTGCTCTAAGAGCTCTACCTTCACTGCCAATCAGTTCAATCTCGTGTCTCTCTGGAGTAACCAGTACACCCTCTGGGGGCATGTAACTAATCTCAGAACGGACCACGTCAATCTCTGTAGAGCCATCTGGATATACTTGAGCCGGCCTGTCGGGAGTTCCTACCTTGTACTGGAATAGAGGGAATAGGTTTTGGTAGATAAGGAGGTCGATGTTTTCTTCAATACGACGTAAAGTCCGGATGTCATCGATGACAGGAGTTACCGTAGGAGTGCCTACGGCCCAACCGGCTTTCTTGTTAATGTAGAAATGAACGATATCGTTCTTAGGCCAAGTCTTCTTTCGACCGTCTTCCATTCGCTGCTGCACATGAGTAATGTGCCCCATGTTGTTTCTCTTAAACTCAATGGTCTCCATGGGAACATGGAAGTATGCAGCAACTGGCTCAACAATAGTAAAGGTTCCATTAGCCTTGAAGACTCTTCTAGGGAATCCACCAGAGGCTTTACGGTCTCTAGACTTAACCAGAATAGCATTGCTAAATCGGTTAAGGTCTCGACCAATATCTTTCTTGAGGTGAGCCCAGGGTTTTCCTTGCGCCCGTTGGGTCTGAGCTAGGCGTTTGTCAACATAGGTTTGGGTATCGGGGTTAATAGAGACAACCTTATACCCCTCCTTAAACATAAGATTAGTCTTCTTCTCGACAGCACGGGCGAAGTATCCCTCTGCGTCTTCTGCAGACAAGATTTCATCAAAGTCATACTCTGCTGGCTCAAAACTAGATCTGGATGATCCATCCTTATAGGCAAAGACTCGATTCCTTTGAAGAGGAATCTTTGCAATACGATTAGGAACATCAGGATTTGTTTCAGCTCTGTCTAGACTAAGAAGCCTTTCAGATACTGTTCGAGTCCCGTTACGGTCTACTTGAATGTGTCTAATTTTTGCCATAGGTTATACGCTAGAAGCTTCAAGCTCTTCAATCCAAGAGGCGACCTCTGTCTGAAGGCTATCGGGTACAGAGCCAATACATGTAGGAATAGTGTATGTCTGATTAAGGACAGGGTCATTCACAACTAGGGCACCAGCTTCATTAATGTTAACGCTGAATACGTCGGGAATATCACCGACTTCAATGTCAGGAATTTCTTCAAGTACGGCAATCACATCTTCAGGAGATAAAGGCACCGTAGGGTCAGTACAAATCTCTTTATTCTGTAAGACCCTAATCATCGCTTCAATGAACACGATAAGACGAATGACTTCCGCAATCTGCAAAACTAAGTTCATTTTATCAGTCATTGCCTTCGTTAGCATCCCAATGATTGCTTGGCAACTTTTCTTCCAAATATCTGTGAGCTTTTTAATCTTTTGCTCAACACCCTTAAGCTGAGACAGCATTGTATCGAATGAGCTTAGGTCACCAATAGCATACTCTCGATTAATGTTTGACTCAAACCAGTCAGCAGCAATACGGGTAGCCTTAGCAGCCTTCTTTTCTGCATCGCTAACTGTGTTGCCAGCCTTATTGGCGGCTTGATTAGCTTTAGGTGTGGCTCCATCAATCTTCTTGATGTTCTTATCGAGGACTTCAGGGGTATCCTTTCCAGCTAATGCAAGTGACTGAGCAGCTGTACTTCTTACTGCATCTCCGGCTTCTGCTTCATCGTTTTGATTTACAGGAATGAGGGTTCCCTTACTGAATCCATAATCTCCAGCCCCCATGGCGGGAGCTACATCAATCCCCAATGACATATCCTTAAAGGCGTCAAGGAACTGAAAGGCACATTCAAGTGGACCCAAAGCGATTGACCCAATTGCATCAAAGGAAATATAGGATAGAAGAAACATGGGAAATAACAACAACCCTACAAGGGCCATCATATCAACCTCAAACTTAAGGCTTTTGATAATTATCTGGACAATCTGAAAACGCAAAGCGGCTAACATTAAGAGAAGGTCTTGCGGACAGAAGAACCTCATGGCATCTACCATCATACAAAGCTCTTCCATGAACTTAGTCTTGTCCATAAGCTTGCTCATCTTGAGGATGAATGATTCAATAGCAGCAATAAGATCGTCAAACAGACTAAGGAAGCCGGGTTTGGGAAGGTTCTCTGAACAGAAGACTGTTCTCAGATCACAGCTCTCAAAACTAGGTAGCTTTGCATTAAAGCCGAAACAGTCAGAGAAGGGATTGTTGGGGATAAGGTCTGTATCGATAGTTATCTCAGGAGTCTTAAATCCTGTAAAGGTTGTCCCTGCATCCTTCATAGCTTGAGCAGCCTCGTGCTGCTCTTGAACATCCCCAAAAACAGAAGCGAGCACAGACGTCTCATCTTCTCTTCCACGAGCCGATGCCTCATAGGCTTCTATAATTTGAAAGACATCAATCGAGGCAAAGGGAGCCTCCAGAATGAGGTCATCCTCTCTTTGTAGAAATTCTTCAATTGGGTTTGTGGGCATTACTCTTCCTCGGGGGTCTCTTCTTCGGAAGCTTCATCGTCATCATCGTCAATCTCAACTAGGTCTTTGAATAGTTTAGTCCCATCCTTTCCAGTCTCAACGACATCCTTATAGAGAAGAGCTTTCGTCATAGCCTTGGCCCCGCTAAGAGTAAGGCGACCAACAGGAGCACCACCGGTAAAGCCGGATAGAAGATCTAGAACACGCTGAAGAAGATCAAGGATGTCTTGCATGTCTTCCTTAGCAACAAAGTCTCGGCCTATTTTGGGGAACATTCTTTCGTACTGCTCCTCAAGCCCCTTCTTCTGCTGTCCACCCTGGTCTGGGGATCTTAACATAGACTTACTCCTCTTCCTTCTTCTTAAGTTTTGGGCATGGTGGCTCGCCCATCTCTTTCTTAAGGGTGGCTTCTAGCTCTTGTTTGCGAAGCTTTTGCCTTAAGTCGAGGGCTTGCTTATACATATCAAAAGTGATGATGTTTGTTTTCTTTCCATAGAGTCGAGCAATAGCTCTGCGAAGATTAACGTTCTTCTTAGTGTCAACACGAACATCAACCCCACCCGCAGCTCGGACCTTTTTGTCGATAATAGACCCTAGCTTATTTAAGGTTGCCTGAAGCTCAGTTGCCTTATCAATGCGAGCCCCCAGCTCTTTGCGGGTATCTTCTAAGTCCATATCTGTAATGTGGAGCTTAGAGTCATCAATGAATGAAAGTCCAGTTTCAGCATCCGTTACTCTAAAGGGACTGTCTGGGCCTAGAACGTCCGAGACAAGGAGCTTGTCTGGGGTAATAGGGTTGCCCTCACCATCCACACCAACCCCAACCTCAAGGCCATTCTTGTCTATGGCTGTTCTTGACGATTTAGGAAGAGGTGTATCTTCTACTATACGAGAAATCTTCTGAAGGATCTCAAGTCCTTTGAGGGGATCAGAGGGCATCTATTATGTTCCTATGAGTCGCTGGCTACCAGATACAATCAGAGAGATATCGGCCTTAACCAGAGCTGGGGTAAGTCCAGGGACAACAACCCTTATATAAAAGGGGTAGTAGCCTGAGACATCTGCTAGAGCGGTATCTCCAATAGTTCCAACATTAGCGATGTTATTCCAAGCAATAGCGTCCCACTCTCTCTTGGTAGGACGCCTACTCCCTGCACTGACCTTAACCCCCCAGCCACTACCCCCCGGGCCTAGAAGGTCATTGCCTGTTGAGGGGTCACTGTCTTGAAACTGAACGGTAAGATCCTCATAGTAATGATTGGGATCATCGTTACGAAGATAGAGCAAAGTATCTACTGCCTCACCTAGGGTACCGTTATGACTAGTCACAATGGTATTAGCAAAATCAGCGATCTTGATCTTTAAAGAGTCATAAATAGCTAAGGACATTATCGGTTTCTTCCTGTCTCACCATGGTGGAACTGGGTATAGTGTTTCTTCCTACGACTACCGCCGCGCATAAAGCCAAAGGCTCCATAGGCTCCAACAAGAGCAGCTGCGTTTCGTCTAGGATTTTGAAATAGTTGACGGTTGCTGATTTGAGAAGTAATCGAGGCACGACTAGCTTGGTCGCTGGAGGGGATAAGCATTCTGGATTTCTTGAGTCCTCGAACGTTTCGCCTCATGGCTAGGCCTCCTATTCCGGCAGCGGCACCCCAGAAGGCTCCACCAGTAACGCCCGGGACAAGCCGTCTATCTCTGTCAACAACAGCAGTACCTCCACCAATAGCAGCGCCAACTCCAGCACCAGCTAAGGCATGAAGCATGGCCACTCTAGTATCGACATTAAGACTTCTGGCTCCTCTAATAAGGCCAGCACCTAGATTGGGTGTATTCTTAAGGTGACTCAAGGCTATTTCTGAGGCCTTCTTTACTCCTGCACCGATTCCGAGCATTAGACTTTCCTCCTAGTGGGTTTGGAGCTGCTACGTTTCATTACTCGCGCTCCTGCACGAGAGAACCTTTGCTGAAGCTTAAACTTCCATTCGGTATCATTCTCAATGCCTGGACGGAGAGTCGTCACCTTACCGGTAACGGACTCACGAGGTTTCTTTTCAATAGCCCTGGATCTACTTCTAACTTCTCCTGAGCGCTCAAGAACCTTCTCCGCTTCTACCATCTTAAGGTATTCGGGGTCATAACGCACGGCCAACCCACTATACCCTACAGCAGGGTTCCCGTCTGGCTGAAGGGGAACGTTTTGTCTAACCTCAGTTAGGATTCTGTCCCCTTGCTTTACTGTTCTAGTGTTGTGGTTTGAGCCAAACCCTTGAAGCTTGGCAATATTATTTGCAGCAGGCGCATTCATAGCAAAGGATGTTCGCTCAAGCTTGTACGCAACTAGAGCCAGGTTGAGAGCATCAACACGGTGATCTCCAATCTTCTTATCGTTCTGTCCGTAGCGAGGAATACCGGTGATTGACACGTTCTCCTTGATGTAGTTGAGGAGTTGGTTGTGCAAAGTCTTGTCTGTGAAGGGGAAGAAGATCAGACCGTTTTCGAACTGTCTAATAGAATTCTCTACAAGGAAGGGCTTAGCGAGCGCCTTCTTCATTGTTCCCGTGTTGGGGTCTCTGAACTCAATCTTCTTAGAGAAGTCATAAGAGACAAGCTTATCTTCGATGTGTGCATCTGGACTGTTGGGATGAGTAACTTTAGCGTGCCTTGATGCGGCTTGCATATGTTCAATCTGCCCAACACCGTAACCAGCATCAACATAGATGAACTGTGGATTCCAGTGCTTGTGAAGTTCGAAGATTCTCTGCTCTGCCTTGATCATCATCCAGTTCTGCTTAGGGATGTTGATAGCATCAACGACAAAAACTCTCCCCACTTCATCCATACCGGTTACTACAATCTCTGTACCGGCATTGGAGTTCCAGTCAACCCCAATACTATATACCCATCTAGGCATAGGGCGACTAAGGTCAAGGGGCTTTCCATTCCATAGGAAGTTTGATTCACCATAGCCATAATTTACCTCTGCATTCCCCACATACTGAGGCTGATACACACCCATCATCTGAGCAATAAAGTCACCCATGTACTCTTGCATGAAAGCATCGTGAGTCATGTCGATGGTGTTCTTAATATCATCCCAGTTATCTAGAACGGTAGAGGGGAAGTAAAACTCCTTGGTGTGGGGAGATTCTTTACACTCCTTATAGAACCACTCTCTCTTACCGCTGGGGGTTGAGGATGACCACATCTTTACATGTGGGTAGGTTAGGAGGATAGGCTCAATGGCCTTCCTAAGGTCGTTGGTTGGGATGTAGTCGACTTCGTCTGCGTAGATGAGGTCCGAGGACTGACCACGGACCGTGGAGGCTTCCTGCTTCGACTGAGCGCCTGTGGTGAAACCCTTAACAACAGCAGTCTTCCCACCACCTAAATCAATCTCCAGTCTGTGGTAGGGAGTCTTGACATGCCTGGACTTCATCGCAAATAGATCATCATTACGCTGTAGTAGCTCGATGAGGTTATCAAAGATAAGTTCAATCTGAGACAAGAACGGACTAAGGATTAGAACGCTTCCGCCCCGATACTTCTTATCTCCCTGAGCATCTGTTCCGTCAGGGAACTGTACATTGAATAAGAAGTTGAGCATGTTCATTGCCATGCCATATGTCTTGCCGGAACGTCGTCCCCATCTGAGGACCTTGTACTTGGCAGAGCATCGGTTAGATACTTCCTGGTGTGGCCTGAGCGTACGGGCTAAGAATTTCTGAGCCCACATGCTGGGGTCCATAGACGCAATAGCAAATTTCTTCTGCTCGTCGGTAAGGACATCGTCATAGTCAGGAGGTAGCCGATATTCCTTAGGAATGAAGTCACACTGAATCATGAAGCCCGTAAGGTCACTTTTCTTTACCCAACCCTTGGCGTGCTTGGTAATGACGGTGAATTCACTTTCACACTCATCACACTTACGCTCCGTAAAGGAACGCTGGCTCATTGAAGCAAGCTTCTTATGTTCCTTGGGGTGACGCATGCAGGTCGCAATGTACCTACTTACGCTAACATTAAAGAGCTCACCCTTACGTTCGATAATGTCTACGTGCTGGTGCTTCTTTAGGGGGAGGGTTTTCTTTGTGAGGGCCTTGTCTCTATACAGGAAGGACTGAGAGTTCTTGATCTTCCATGTCGTTCGACTAGGGTACTTTTCAAGCTGACCGATTTGACACCCCAAACAAGCATTGTGGCAGTCGGTATTGATATTGTACATCTCTGCATAGTCGGCTACTAGCTCCTGAGGAACAGGTCTGTAGTAGTCGATATAGGTGATTTCTCTACCTTCAACATCTGTGTAGCCATTGCCTACAAGAATATTATCGAAAAGTGGATGTGGCATTAAATGATGATTCCATCTAGGAGCGTTGTCGACTTTGTTGTGACGATATCTGTGCTTAGGCCTGATCTGATAGAGTTCCACTCAGAAATAGGGACCTGTTCATACTGACTATACTTACCAAAGGGAAGGAGAAAGACAAGATCAATAATAGCAATCATGATCTGGCTACCAAGAAGGCCAACAATAGACAAAGTAATCTTCGCGTCTTCCTTTTTCCTAATTCCTGGCCTTGCTCCGGAGCGGGAGAGAAAACCTTTATTATCCCAAAGGATGAAGTCTACACTGTCAAACAAGTTAAAGACACTGGTAAAGGTAGTGATATGAGAAGCGTCGAACCTTCCCTCAATCATATGTCGAGTAATAATAGGGGCTGAAGTAACGGGCATTAGAATCCTCTCCTGTGCATGTACTGCGCCTCGTTGCCTAAGGCAGATCTAGCATTAAGATGAGAGCGCTGAATGGCCTGTACAGACATTTGCCTAGAGGTAAAGGCCCCTTTGGTGGAGAAGGCGGCTAGTGAGCTTGAAGTATTAATCCCAAGGCTTCTGTGCCCTGCATCAATATCCCTACTGGCACGACCCGTAGCAGCTGTTACATGCCCAATGCCTGCCATGACTGGAAGCATAGCTAGTGTCTGCATAGCAAAGGCTCTCGATCCAAGGAGAGCAGCTCTAGTCAAAGGACCCGCCGATCCGGCCGTGTAGCCTAGAGCAGCACTGCCAGCCTTGGTTGCCCAACCAGCCTTAGCGCTAGCCGCACCGCCAGGTATATGCCTAGCTCTAGCACCAGCACTAGCACTACCTTTAGCCCAGCTAGCCTTTGCTTTAGTCATCCCTCTGGTGTGCCCTAACTTCATCATAGTTCCAGCACCTGAGCCCTTAAAAGTTCTTCCTACCCCAGAGAATGCAGCAGAGAAGCCAACACTCGTAGCTCCCCACTCTAGGCCTCCGCCAATAGCACCACCGATTCCTCCCTCATTATATCCTGACTTAATGGAATGGCCCATAAATAGCCAGGACACAGCCGGAAGAGCCCTAAGCCCAAACCTTCCAGCTCCCTTGCCTAGAGCACTAGCCATTCCCCGTTTAGTGGTTGCTGCACCCCAGCCTTGCTTGAGCTTGCTAAGGTCCATAGCCCAGCCTCTTCTTCCACCGAAGAACTCCCACCCTCTGCTAGTTTTGCTGAAACCATACTCAGCAGCAATACCATGCCCAACGGCACGGGCAAACCCACCTGGGGTTTTGCTATAGTACTTTTCGCGATGAAGTAGCTTTTCTTTAAGCTCACTTCTAGTGGGGCTACTCTTGCGCCCTGAATACAGCTCAAACTTTTCAGCAGGTCGGGGAGCTATATTAAACATTAACCTTTCCTCCTATTATTCATGGCAAAGACTAAGTCTCCTGTAGCCCCCATGTGGCCTCCCTTTACTCTTCTTCCTGAGAAGGTAGGGTTAACTTGTTTACTAGTATCTCTTGGGGCTGCGGAATTAAGAATCTGTTGACGACTCATTTGATGATGTTGCATATACATCTGGTTCATTTGCATTGCCTTATTGGCTCCACTTTTTCCAATGCCTACCGTTGCTCCACCAATAGCCGTTACTGCAAGCATGGCCATCATCTTCCGTGGGTTGTTCGCCATCTTACCAACTGTCCATGCGCCAAGCCGTCCAAGCTTAGAACCACCAAGCCATTCAACACCACTAGCTACCCCTCGACCACCCTTGGCGGCTGTGTCGAAGATAGTATCAGCTCTGGTTGCGGGGTTCTGAACTTTTTTAAGAAAGTCATCCCCAGCAGGAAGGCCCTTTTCTGTTACCCAATCTGCGGCCCTACCAAAGGCTCCACTTTGGAAGCCCTTATGTATTCCATAACCAGCAGCGCCTATTCCAGCTATTCCCAGTCCTGCAATAACAGGATGATCCCACATAGTAACCGCTAAACCAAAAGCAGCAGCTGTGCCAACAGCAGCAGCACCCGCCTTTCCGAGCCTCTTAGCCGCAGGAGAGGTAAAGGCTCCTTTGACCTTACCTGGAAGGAGGTCGGCATGATACCAAGCCCTGCCTTCTCCAGGGGAGTGCATTACTGGAGAGCTGAGCTTTGCCTTGCTTCCACCTTTTGCTCCAAAGTCTTCGCCCATTTCAACAACGCTAGACATGTTAGCCGCACCTGGGCGTCTCTTGCTTCCACGCCACGGGTCTCGGCCTGCTGCTGTTGCTGCCTTAACGTCTCGAGTATGTCTTCGAAGGGATGTGTCGCGGGCCTCCCTATCCATAGCCATTGCCTGTTCGTACAGGAAGTCAAGACGAGCGCCACTGACTCTACCGAAGGGAAGGTTTCTCTTCTGCCGTACTCTCTTGTTGTGTAGTTTGTCAGCAAGGGTTCGGGCCTGGGATGGCGTTCTTCCTCGACCCTGAGTTCTTCCTCTAAAAGCTCCAAAAGCTTCAGCCCTACTTTCAGGACCCATAGAGAATTTACCCATGGAAACCCTATACCCAGTTGCACCATGAATGGGGTCTAGGAGAGCTCCAGTTCCAACAAAGGTTATCCCCGAGCGGCGGCGCTGGCCAGCAGGACTAAGGGGATCTGTAGGATTACGCCTAGGCCTTTGCCGATCAAGGAATCGTTTTCTTTCGTCAAATGGGTTTGACATTATTAACTACCTCCACGGTGGTGATTGATTGGTGATGAGAATTGGTCTTTTGAGGCTGCTGTTTGAGCACGGGCCATCCTCATTTTACGCGCCTGACTTCTTGTTTTTGAAACTGCCCTCTGGAGATGTTTTCCTTCAATTTTAGCACCTCCAGCCTTTTGACTAAAAAAGCTTTTCGCATCAAGGTTCTGGAGAAGAGCTCCTTCCACAGCATCAATAGAACCCAAACCACTCAACATATCCCTATAGTCAGCTGGAGCAATTCTCCCTCGCCCTAGCCCATACAGAACATTACTTGAAGGATCTCTTACCTTTTGGTGCCGAGAAGTCTCATAGGTTTGAGTCCGTGGTTCACCCCAAGGAGTCATACTAGTACTTGTTTCAGTTTTTGTTCTTAAAATCCTACCAGCTAATTCATCCTTATCAAGAGAGAGAACTCCTTGGGGAGTTAGCTCTGTTAACGGAATTCCCTTCTTTTCGAGTGTTGACGTAAAGGTATCAAGGATTTCTTTGCTTATCTTATTATCATTGTAAGCGGCAGTTTCCCTGATTCCATCTGCTCTCACGCTAGAGAAAGTAAGAGGGTCTCTGAAGAAACCAGACCTAACCTTGTAGTCTCTTAGAATCATTTCGTTTTGAGTGGCCTGAGAGGCAAGGGCAGAAACAGGCTCATCTATGTTATCAGCAACTCTTCTTCCCGAAGCTGTAAGGGTCGATCCAATATCCTTAGTCGCCCAAGTGTCAACCTGACCAGAACTATAGAGAAAACCAAGAGGGGTATTCTTGAAGATGAAGTCATGGCCTTCTTTAGCTGGATTAATTAAACTAGCTGAAATACCCCCTGTTCGAGCTTCCTCTGTAAACATTCCCTTAACTCTTGCTTCAAATGTTTCTCTTCCCATAGAAGAGGCCGTTGCCGCTTCATCAAGAATAAGACCAGCAACAGCAAAAGGTTCGCCCCCAAAGGCTTCAGTATACTCTCCCTTAAGACTCTTAACTGTTCCTCGTGCTCCTGGCCCATAGGATGGAGAGGGTAGAGCTTTTTCTAAGTTCCTCTTACCCAATCCTCCCGACCTAAGGGCATCTCCCATAGGCCTAAGGCTGGACCAAAGATCCAAAACCATAGGAGCAATCTTGCCAATGCTGGGACTACCAAAACCAAACATAGGTCGATACTCACTAGCTATGCCTCCGTGCTGGAAACCCTGGATGTCGTTGTGGGCTCTTGGGTTACCCTTACGCTTAGCGCGCTTCTTGTTCCTAGAATTGAACCTTCCTACAGTAGAGCGAAGCCTAAAGCCATAGTCTACAAATTCCTGCTCATCCTCAATATAGCCTCGCTCATGGGCCCCCCAAGCAGACATAGTCATTTGCTGTAGGGCAGCATCCTTGGCCAACTTATCCATACGGGTCATGGTGTTAAAGGTGACTCTAGAACCAGCCTCATCCATGGCGATCTTCTGAGCTTGCCAGAAAGGATCTCCCCACATTCCGCTTCTAGATCCAGAAGCCACATCTTCAGCTCTTTGGAACTGACCTCTATCTACAATGGAAGAACCAGAGTCTCCGAAGGGAAGGTGAGCTGCCTGACCGCCTCGCACAAGCTGAAGGTTGATGTTTTGCTGGTCTTCACCATAGAGGAAACCAATCTGTCTACCGTAGGTGCTGGCTTCTGGATCATAGGCTAGAGTAAGGCTGCCTTGAGCCCTGATGATTTCTTCAAACTGTTCTGCCGACACCTTACCGTGAGGCTGGTCCTGACCAACACGAACTGGCTCTAGGGGATCGTTTGCGTGACCACCAGTTTCGGGAGCATCAATACCGGCAAGACGAATGGAGATTTTCTTTCCAGTACCAAAGCCTAGGAAGTTCTTTCTCCTAAGCATGAGAGTGTCGGCGTCATCGAACTCATACTTGTACTTGTCTTTACTAATGTCTACCACCGCCAGGCGCTTCTGTAGCATAGGGTTAACACCACTCAATAGAGCGCCTCCAGAGGCGTCCTGAATAGCCTTAACCTGTTCGGGGGTGTAGGTTATGCCTGCTCCTAGTGGAATCCTTCCTAGCTTACTCTGGGCCTTGGTCTGGGCCTCCTTGATCATCATCTGCTCTACGGCAAAACGACCTGGCTCCTGCCAGACATCTCGTTCCCACTTAGCCTGCTGAGCTCGATACTCTCGCTCTTGCTGAACACGGAAGAACCACGGAGTTCCCATTCCCTGATAGCCAGAACCGAATTCAGTATTCTGCTTACGCAGCTGAGGAGCTACACCAAGTTCACTCAATCCTTCTGCGACAAGACGCTCGTCCTTGTCTGGACTCATAAAGGACGTAAGGACTTCAAAGCCAATCACCGCAGCAGTGAGGGTACCTGCAGACTTAAAGGGATACTTCCTCGCCAACAGAGCAGCACTGTCTCTAAGTCCCCATTTGCCAGCAGCATCCATCTTTGAAAGAAGCTTCTTGTTAAGCTGAGCTTCTGCCTCTAGGCTAACTCCAGTGTGCTTGAGAGCTTCAAGCTTGCTAGTGCGCATGCGATTGACTTTACTAGCCTCTCCGTCCCAGTCAAAGCCCTCACTGCCATTCATGTGAACGGTCTTCAAATACTCAACAGCTTCACTCCATTTCTTTGTTCTAACTTTGTTGGCTACACTGATTGGGGTTGATCTAACAAACGGACTGCCATGAGTAAACACTGGGGCTTCCCAGCTTCTTCTCCCAGTAACTACCTCTACACCCTTGCCCGTTCTAATCTCTAGCTTGGCGTCGGCTAGGGCTCTACGAATGGCTCGATGCTTAAGCTCTGGTCTGACTGCTTCCAGTCTCTTCATTACTTGAAGATCGTCTTTGGCCCCGGGGGAAAACAAAGCGCCTATGGCCCCCATAAACCCCTGGTTCAACCCACTCATTCTCTGATTTAGCCCAAGGAGCCCTCCTGGCGTTCCCGCCTTACCCAACCTAGGGCCAAACAACACCTTGGCTTCCTGCACAACATCGCCTGCTGCACGGTGAGTTTCGGCTTCCATGCCCATTGCCATACCCATGACGTTAATTGAGGTGCCTGTGTAGGTGCCTTTTTGGGAGAAGATTCCCAAGTCCATAGCCTGAGAAAACACACTCCTAGCTACGTCCTGAACATCCCTTACCTTGGTACTGGCTCCAGCTCCTGATTTGGCATATTGTTCAATAACACTTGCCCAGTCTCCGGTAGCATAGGCAGCGCCTCTGGCAGCTTGGACTCGCCTACCAGTAACGTAGAACATGTTGCCAATGTTTCCCTTTCCTGCAGGGGCTGTTTGGAATTGCTTGCTGAACTTGACTAGTTCTTCATCACTTAGATGGTCTCTAGCCATTGCTCCTAGTTGTCGAGACTCAAAGGGTGCGTTGGCAATCCATACTTGCTTGCCTTGTATTTCTGCAAACAGTTCCCGTAGGAAGTTCCCGGGAGTAGATCCCTCAGCAAAAGAAGCGGCGATTCCTGCTCTGGTTGAGGGCTGTCCTTCGAACCTTGCTCTAGTCCATGGCTCCATGAACTCAGCAGCTGCGTCTGCAGCGATTGCTTCTTTCCCTGCATGTGGCCTAATGGACCACCTTCTTACTTTGCCGGTTTGTAAGTCATACCAAGCCGCTTCCCAGACGGGACTTCCTTTCTCAAGACCAAAGGTCTCAATATCTAGGAAGCCTGCATTAAGGGCAAATGGATGGATGTTCTTTAAATTTGACTTCATTGGGGCCTATGCTAGTACAGAAGGGAAGGAGTGGGCGACTACTCTAGGGTATCATCCTCCTCATCATCCAGCACTTCAACAACCTCAGCTTCGATAAAGTCATCTCGTTCTTGAAGGCGACGAGCAAGATCTGCCATTACCTCTGTGAGCTCATTTTGACGACTAGTGCCAAGAGCTGCCTGGGCCTTGACCTTGGACTGCCTATCTCCAATCATGGCTCGGATTAGTTCCTGCTTCATGCGGTGGATCTTTTCTTTAAGCTCGAATGCGGGATGGAGGCGCTTGTTGGTGATTTCTGTCCCAGGATCATCGGTGCGGGGGTTGATGATAATGGTCGCTACCTCATCCATAATGATAGCCTCTTTGGCTAGAATTTGCGAGGCACGAGCGTCATATATGTCAAGTTCAGCTAATTTGCTAATGATCGACATGTCTGTGACGTTATTACTGTCACTGGGATCTACATTGAACTCCATGCACAGATCTTGCACCTTCATAGCAATGAGGGTGTTCTCATAGGGACACTGCTCAAACACCGGCCACTTGGAGTTGGCAGTGTCAATCACAGGCAGGCTGTCGTGACCACGCTGCGGCTTGTTTGTTTTTTTGTCCATGACAAACCTAGTCAAACCACACTGCCTACCTACTGGACACTTAATCCCACCCGGACATATCATGGGAACCCTGGCGTGAAGCCCAGTCCGCAAACTTATCATGGAGTTCTTAAACCTTTCAGCTGTGGTTGGATCTAGTTCCAAATCATAGCTGGCAAGGGGGATTTTGAGGAACTTGAAGTACTCTTCCTTATCTATAGCTTTAGTAGAGGCTACGTCATGGGTGATTGTGTCAAGCCCTATTGTTTTGACTAGAGTTGTGCTGCTGTTGTTGTCATTGTTGTTGTTTGATGACATTATCTTTTGTTCCGTTCCCACTCACTGACAAGGTCTTCGTTCTCCCCTAGCCATTGGATGAACTCTTCCTGCTCGAGTTGTTCAAACAGCTTCTTTGTTTTCTTAGCATAGGCGCAGTTGTGATAGTAGGGGCCTCTGGAGGAGAAATATCTATAGCGCCTAGCATGGCTATTCCACCAACGCCCACTTCTTTCTTCACCCAAATAGTTGAGCAAGTCCCCAAAGCCTTTAAGCTGATTGATTGTGATTTCCACGTGAGATTATTTCAGCCTAGGCATTGACACGAGTAAGGTCATACCTATATACGCGCGACTTACTAAGAGCATCCTCAAATCCCTGCTTCTGCCAGCGATCTTTTCTTCCCTGAAAGGTTTCAAACCTTGAGTAGCGGGCCCTTTGCATTGCATCAATCTTAGCATCCAATACTTCACCATAGATGAGCTTACCATTGGTGAGCCTAAGCCCGGGGATTGAGATGTGCAACCAAGCACTACGGGCCCCTACTTCATAAATGGCCTGGCCAAACGGATTTGGACACTCTTCTCTCGCCCAGTCCCATAGCTCTCGTACAGGAATTCCACTAACCCTTACATCGGCGGCTTCACCTCTGCTGTGTTGAGAACGAGGCTTGTACTTTTTCTTAGCATAGACGGATCTAATGTCAACATCGATGCCTTCCCACCAGTTAGTAGATTGATCTAGCTTGATGGTGTCTTGCTCTGCCCATCTCATTGCTGAGTTAATCATTATGGGGCGCTTAAAGTAGTCCCTCATAGGCTGCAACAAGGTTGTGCAGAGTTTGGTAAGAGATGCTCGATAATAGTGCGCATAGAGGAAGTTAACCGCTTCCGTACGACCGGTACGCCACGTGTTGGCCATTTCCCATAGGGAAAAGTTGGGCGATAGTTTGTCTTTGCGACTGGCTTCTATAAAAGCAGGCGTAATAGAGCTAAGTTTAAGTGTGAATTGTGTCATTGGTTGTGGTTGGCTTAACTTCGTCATTGGTTGTTCTATTCCTCCTAAAGGGACCTTAGTTAGGAACCATGGGTAGATTCTATCATAAGATAAGATTCATATAAAGAAAAGAGAATTGGGTGAAAACGAGAGAGAAAAGCTTAATGAAAGCCTAATAGGGAAGTGAAAAATGAAAAAGAGTATGGGAGTAGAGTTAAGTAAGGTTAGCTAAGCTAGGGTTGTCGGTTTTTCAAAAAAAACTTATGAAGTTGAGGAATACCTAATGAAATTGAGAAAAGCCCTATGGGGAAAGAGAAAAGTAAAATAAAATATCGGGGAGGGAGGTATAGAGAGACTAGGACTGTAGGGGTCCCAGTTTTTCGGAGACCCCCGGGGTCCATATCTGGCATGTAGTCAGGTCTGGTAATCCTAGGCGTCTCACGGGCAACCCTGCCCACTCACACTCTTGAAGGGAGTGTTACACATGGCTACCATCGATATGTTCCTGTTCGTCCTCTTCGCCATCTGCTTCGCCGCCCCCACCGTCGCCTGGATCTTCCTCATCGTCACCGAGCGGGCCTCGACCTGCTCGCCCCTCCAGGTCGCCGTGACCTTCACCCCGCCCCTCCCCAGGTACAACGAGGTGGACTACGAGGTGGTGGATGTGTCCCCCATGCCCACCACCTACTCGTCCATCCTCTTCGTGCGCACACACGTACTGGACCTGCGTCCTGATGGTGATGTCGTGCTCGATGGTGAGTGGAGCATGGTCAAGGCTGAGGACAAGCAGTCATACACCATGCGTGCCCATGGTAGCGTGGTGCGCTACCGCTACCACCACAACACCAACTACTCCCGTGCTGTCAACACACGCAGCACCCTCAGCACCACGATCACCGTGCATGAGGAGAGGGTCAAGGTGCCTGTGCCCACCCTCACCCCTGAGCCCACCTACCACTACATCCTGGTAGGCAGCACGGCAAGTGAGCAGGACATGGTGGACTACGTGTCCGCCTTCGACCTCGTGCTGTATCAGGTCTACCCTGGCTACATCGGGAACACCACTGTATGGGACTTCACCTCCAAGGACGACCCGTACACCATCCACAGCTGGGTGTTCCTCGACAATCCCGAGCTGGTCATGGAGACAGAGGAGGAGATGTGGGAGCGCAAGGCTTCCCGTGTCCGTCCCTCTGCTGCCCTGGGTGTGCGTGGTAGCCACACCAAGGGGTGGAAGCACGACCGCGTGGCCCGACAGCGGTGCGTCTACAAGCACAGCATGGTGATGGACAAGCAGTGGGGTCACACCACCTACATGCCCACTGATGAGGATGTGCGTGCATGGCAGGCTGATGAGGATGTGCACGTGAGCACCCGCACGGTGCAGTCGAACAAGCCCTCTCCTCGCAAGCCCCGGCAGAAGTACAAGGGCAAGGTTGTGCAGGCTGACATCCTCAACGCCGACTACCTCACCGACGCGGTCTGGGAAGCGAGGGAAGTCAGCAACGACCAGTGGAAGGCTGGTTGGTGCAAGTGGGACGAGATCGACATCGACCTCGAATGGGTCGATATGTCGAACGCCATCGACGCCGAGGAGCTGCTCCACCAGGGAGAGTGGCCCTTCGAGTTCCTCTGCGACATCTGTGGCAGCAACGCCTGCAGCTGCGAGGAGGACGACGACGGCGAGCACTGCTGTGGGTATGGTGAGTGCGACTGCGACTTCGGGGATGAGCGGTGCAGCCGATGCAGGCAGTGGTACGCCACGTGCTCGTGTGGTGGCTCGCTGGTCTCCGAGACCTGGGCCGAGTACGCCAAGAGGGAGGCCTACCTCGACACCGTGGTCGAAGGCAAGACCAACCGTGAATGGGAAGACATCCATAGCTCCCTCAAGGAGACGGATGAAGGTCCCGGCCAGCAGGCTGACGAGGACTTCAAGCCCGACATGGACGTGCTCTGGGCCAACGTGGTCAAGTCCTTCGAGCTGTTGGGGCAGTGGCCGTTCGAGTTCCGCTGTGACACCTGTGGGAGCAACGCCTGCTCCTGCGAAGAGGACAAGGCCATCAACGACCAGGAGGAGTACGACAAGGCCAACAACCTGTGCCTGAACTGTCACCAGAACCCCTGTTGCTTCGACTGCGTCTACGATGACGATCCGCAGCAGGAAGAGGACGACTTCGGGGCAGAGGCCGAGGTCGCCAAGCGTAAAGAGGCCAAGACGGACTGGTCCAAGGTCACGATGGAAGACCCCTTTTCCATCACAGACTTCTAGGCCCTACACCTAGTCGTCGCTCCCTTCAGGCCACATCCATCCCAATGGGGTGGATGCTGCGCCTTAGTACCAGTGGTGTCCCAGATGGGGCATTACTGTTACTAAGATGCGGTATCCGACCGCTAGGGGTAATCATACCCCACCTTTGCACTCTTGAAAGGAGTGTTAGTTATGTTGCTGTTGCTGGCCATTTTGGCCATGGTGTCCCTCGCCACCCTCGTCCGTCTCCAGATCCGGACGGCGTCGAAGAACCGTTTCACCCTCATCGAGGAGATGATCATCATGGGCCCCATGTGGTTCGTGCTGCTCCCGATCATGTCCTGGATGTTCCCCGACATCTGGGTGGGAGTGATCGGCCACTTCTTCATGAGCTGGGGGTACGTGTACAACACCGTGCTCACGGGGGTGCTGTGTGTGTCGATCGGATTGAGTCTGGATCGTCCGACTTATCTCTGGGACAAGCCAACGGCTGTCCTGAGTTCCGTCATCCTCCTGGCCTTCGGCCTGGGCATGATGTGGGACCGCATCCCCTACGTCCAGTGGGACAGCAACGTGCACCAGTTCCTGAAGGACACCTTCGTCCAGTGGATGAACACCTGTGGCCATGCCATGCTCATCCTCGTGTGGTTCCGGGCCGCTCGGTACTGGGACTGCACCATGGGTCGGGCCTTCATGAACAGCCTCATGTGCAGTGCCAAGGCCATGCGTCTCACGGTCAGGGTGCTGAAGCGTGACGGTACCTCGACATGGTCGGCGTTCTGGATCATTGCGATCCTCGCCTTCGCCTTCGGGCACAACGTCGTCGTCCTCTTCAACACAATCGGATACTAAGGAGTAGACAATGCTCATCGATGACGACCTGGGCCTCGCCCTCCACCTGTTCATCAACGAGATGAACCTCAAGATCCTGTTGGGCTACATGAGCCTCAACTAACCTTCTTCCCAGGGCTGCGTCTGGAGAAACAACGCAGTAACACCCCATCCAGGGTCACAAGGCCTGGAGCCACAATCTCGTGGTAGCTGTGGAGTGAGTCGATAAAGGGTAACCAATCCCTGTAGGAGTGCTAGACATGACCAAGCCTTTCCGTTCTCACTTCTGCCCTCGCTGCCGGCACAAGGGCAGCACTCAGGTGGACAACATGCGCTGCGACGTCTACCTTTGCGGAGGGCCCCATCAGCGGCAGGAGATCTGGGGAGAGGTCCACGAGTGGCCGTCCCAGAAAATCATCGTCCGCCACGGGCGATTCGTTAAGGGTGAGCAGCTCGGTGAGGGCGTGGTCTGGGAGGACCAGATCCTCAACGGCACCACCACCATCGTCAAGGCCGCGAAGGCCATCCTCAACAAGGAGTCCTAGAATGAAGATCAAGCTTGCCGCAATCATCGAGTTCCTCTACATGGCCCAGCGTGACGGCTGGACCCTGGACTTCATCCTGCAGCAGTTGCACTTCGTGCACTCGGGTACGCGGGACGAACGCCTGCACGACAACATGATCGTGCTCATCGAGGCCATTGAGGACTAACCAACCTCACCCAGGGCTGCGTCTGGGTTATCAACGCAGGAGCTACAAGGCCACTCGTTCTTGAGTGGTGGGGTGCGAAGGCCTAGGCCCCCGTAAGCAAAGTAGAGGCATCAACAAGGGGTAACCAATCCCCAAGCTAGGAGATAGTCAGATGACCACGCTCGAATTCGCCACCCGTTTCCCCATGTTCCTCATCCTCCTCCCCACCCTCATCAGCATGGCGCTCCTCATCTACTGCAGCTGGGAGGATGAGATCGTCGCGGTCTACGACTTCGTCACCATGGGCATCAGCTCCTACCTGCAGCGCCGCACCGCCATCGTGCTGGAAGAGATGGTCGAAGAGGAGGAGAAGGAGGAGTTCATCTTCCCCGAGGGCATCGACTGGGACGGCGTCGAAGACATCACCGAAGATGAGGTCTTCGGCTACATGCCCATCCCGGCTTCTACCCCCGAGGGCCGGCGCCAGCACCAGGCGTTCATGCTGTCTGAAGCCCGCGTGGTGGGGCAGAACAACGATAACATCGACCGCTGCCCCCGCCGTTAGTTGGTCTACTCCAACTTCCGTAAGGGGGTCATGATCTGCCGTGAATGCGGTGGTGAGTGTCCCCTGGGGACGGACGACTACGACAGCGTCATCCACCAGGGTGACTGCTCTCGGCTTCGGGTCATCCGAATGCTGAGGCAGTTCCCCATCATCAGCGATCTCGAGGTGCAGGCTCACACCTGCCACGTCGATGGTCGCATCATCGACCACGGGATCAGCCGCACTTGCCCTGCCTGGGGTAGGCTCATGCGGGTCATTTCCCGTAACCCTGTTCCTGGCTGTTTCTGCAGCAAGGAGCAGATCCTGAAGTGCTACAACAAGCACTTCGTCACCTACGAAGAGGACGTGCTCGCCGCGGCCTTCTTCATCGAAGACTAGCCCATACAGGGCAGAAAGAGAGAAGCTAATGTCTACCAACAACTACGTCAACCTCTTCATCCACGAGGAGACGGTCAAGCGCACCAAGGTGCTCAAGTACCGCTCCCGGGTGAAGAAGACCGACCGCCTCGGCCGCAGCTACTACAAGCTCGAGGTCACGATGACCAAGGAGATCAAGGTCAAGCGCCTGGTCTACCGCGATCAGCGCAACGGACGCTTCGCCAGCAAGGCTGCGTTCCTGGCCGAGCAGGAGGGTGAGGTCCTGCCCCAGGTGTGGCCGAGTAACCCCATGGGTGAGCTTCCTACGACCACGGTGATGAGCATGGAGGGCATCGACGCCGACTGGAAGGTCAAGAGCGAGCTGCTGGAGGCGGCCTACGACAGCCAGGAGCTGGCCGAGTGGATGGAGGGCTTCGACGCCTCCCATCCCGTGGGGAGCAAGGCCGAGAAGCGGCTGCCGACGAGCGAGGCCCGCTACAACGAGGTCATGGAGTGGCTGCAGTTCGAGCAGAGCTGGGACCACAGCATCCTCGTGGTGGTGGAAACGCCCGAGCCCCGCGTCCTCAACAACCTGGCCTTCCAGCAGGCCCGCGTCAAGCTGCTCGTCCGCAAGGGCATGAGCAAGGAAGACGCCTACAACGAGGTGATGGCATGATCAAGTCTCAGACAAACCCGTGGCTGCACTTTGGTCGGTGCGTGGACGCTCTTCGGAGTGCTCTGCCCATGGCCAAGTTCCTGTACGAGGGAGATCTCGTTCAGGACCACATGCACACCAACACCCCCACCCCCACCCTGTTCGTTCGACACGAGTGCGGACGGATCGTGGGCCACGTGCGCTACGACAAGAGCATGGTCTGCAGTCGACGGTACGTGTCCTACTACACCCGTCTCAGCGGTGGCAAGGGTGGCGGCGGCGAGGTCACCATCGAGGAGCTCTTGCGGGCGTTCAAGGAGACGTACAAGGACAGCGAGCCGATTCCCTACCCGCCGAAGCCCCTGTGGCTGGCCGAGAAGAACTACCGCTGGTTCACGTTGCAGATGGCAGTGTCGGAAACGTTCTGGCACATCCTCGACCTCCGGTTGGATCGGCACAAGTCCGACCAGCGTGTGGGTACCATTCGTCCCGGTCGTGTCAGCGGCTGGGACATCAACTGGAGCCAGTAGCATGGACTTCCCCAAGACCAAGGGCGCCACCTACGTCAACCTCCTGAACATTCTGGACCAGCTCCGGTTCCAGAAGTTCATCAATCAGAATCGCTGTGAGGACTGGGTCGTCGAGATCTGCTCCTACATGGCACCCATCAACAAGCAGGAGAACTAGCCATGTTCGAGACCCTTTTCTCTTCCCTGTCCCTTCAGGTGGAACTGGACGGCTTCAACAATGCGCTCAAGGCGCTCCAGGCCGAGTACACCGAAGAAATGGACCAGGTCGTCTGGGACTGGTCCTGGGAGCTCGAAGACGACCACATCGCATACGCCAACACCCTCACCCCGGCTGTTGCCTAGCTAGACTCAACTCATCCACGCCAGGAATGGCGAGATCAAGGAGAAGAAGTAATGCCCGTTTTCGACCCCAACAACCCCAATGATAAGGTGGCCCTGGCCGCCTTCAGCAGCAACCACTTCTACGCCGACACCCGCAACCCGCTCCTCAAGGAGGACAACACCATGACCAGCAAGCTCAAGAACATCGCCACCCTCGCCCTCATCATCTTCTGCCTGGGGGCGGTGCTGTTCCTCACCATCCGCGCCGTCAGCGTGCTCAGCAACCCCACGAGCAACGGCATCATCACCATCCCGTCCTGGGGTGAGGGCGTCCTCCTCTGCGGGGACAAGCACAACAAGGTGACCGAGGGGGACAACCACTACTGGAACGACGTCTACGGTGCCTGGACGGTCAACGCCGGCCACATGGACGACATCGAGCTGGACGAGCTCAAGTATGTGGCCACCTTCACCTGCCCCTACAACACCAAGGGCATCCGGGGCATCGCCACGCACGACCACTTCTTCACCAACGACGGAAAGGAGATCAAGTTCCACGCCGTTCAGATCGTGGAAGAGGGTGTCGACATCAGCAACGGTGGACTCAAGACCGCCGACGCTGAGCTGGAGCAGCACATGCGCTACGTGTGTGACCATGACTTCAACGCCATCCTGAGGAAGTAGTCGCTAGAAACACCCCAAACTTGAACTGATCGCACTTACTGCTCATGGCCTAATTCTGGGTCATGGGCAGTGGGGGTTATTAGTTCAACTGCTCATAGGAGATAGAATGAAAAGCTGCTTTTCCATCCTTGCCCCCCTGGCGATCATCGCCCTCATCTTTTTCATGGGCCTCACCAAGGCCTTCGTCATCTTCATCATGATCATGATCGTCGGGGGATTCACCCTCGGCCTGCTGGGAGAATAAAAATAAATGTCTAGCCTGTTCACCGTTCCCGCCACCAAGTACCTCACCGTTCAGTTCTTCATGGGGAAGCGCGACGACCGCACGTTCTCGGTGTGGTGCAAGACCAACATGGGCTTCAAGCCCGACGAGCCCCACGAGTGGTACTACGACGTCAAGCTCGGTGAGCCCGGGGAGCTGATGGTCTCCGTGCCCAAGAGCCACAGCAGCGAGAACTGGTTGCGGTGGGGGGATCGCGGTACCGAGATCGACATCAAGGACGCCTACGACTTCCTGGCCCAGCTGGAGAAGGAGCAGTCGCACCGTGGCGACATCAAGCTGACCGTCAACATGCCCCCGTCCGAGTTCAACATCAACTTCGTGGAGGCCAAGTAGTCATGAACAACAACATCGCGCTCATCGTGCTCGGCTGCCTCTGCCTCGGGTGGGTCCAGTTCGCTACCGTCCTCATCGCCTATAGTGCCACTCAGGCCAAGAGCAAGCCCCTCGGGGTGATGTCGGTGCTGTGCTGGCTCATCCTCGCCTTCCTCTGCTCGGTCATCGTCATCGACCAGTTCATCCTCCTCCCCTGGTTGGAGGAGACCAACTTCCACGTCTGCGGCAAGTAGCCCGTAGAAGAAAGGAGAATGCTAGATGTCTGAGAAAATCAAGTGGCGGTTCCAGTTCCGTACGGGACTGGACAAGCAGTGCAGCTGGACCAACCCCGACGAGATGTATCCACATTTCGATCGAGAGATGATCACCGAAAACATGATCACGGGATTCATGTCCAAGTACCTTTGGGGACCGAACAAGAAGACGGTCCTCGAAGTTCATGACGAGCACAAGGGTGACAAGCACCTGCAGGACGTGACCGCTGCCAACACCTACTGGGTGTGGCGCACCGGCTTCACGATCTACGTGTGCCACGGTGTCCACTTCAAAACCAACAACATCGAGCCCAAGAAGATCGGAGCCCACAAGTGTCACATCTCGGAAGAGGTGATCGACACGGTGTGGGAGCTCATGTTCGAGGGTGCGGCTGAGGAGAACGGTTAGATGGCCAAGAAGAAGTTTGAGAGGAACAACAGTCTCGGGGGACGAACCGCCTCGCGGGTGAACAAGCTGATCTCGCAGCGACGGCAGGTCGCTCTTGACAACCGGTGGGATCGCGGACCTCGCGTGACCACTACCAACCGTAACAAGGACTGGAAGCGCATCAGCATCCAGTCCGAGGAGAGCTAGTCATGTTCGGAATAGCACAGCAGTTCAGCGAAGAGGGCCTGACCAAGAAGGTGCTGGAGCGCGTCTTCTTCCTGGCCTTCGGCGTCTGGGCCATGTTCTTCATCATGGACCACATGGCGAGCACGTGGGCGACTGTCATCGCCTCTCTCCTGGCGGTGGGTACGGCTCTCAGCAGCTCCCTGCCGCGTTGGGCGTTGCTCTGGTACGAGCGTCGCCACTTCCTGATCGAAATCACCTTCGGGGGGGTGTCATGGCTCCTCAGCGGGGGAGCTGGCGGCATCGGACTCGTCAACTTCATGTTCGCGTCGACGGCGGCTGTGAGCTTCATCAAGATGCTCAACGCCCGCCGAGGCACACTCAAGGGAGAAACCTTCTACCAATACCTCCTCAAGAGCCGCTTCCACTGGCTCTTTGCCTACGGGTTCCGACCCATGGACAAGAACTGGCGATGGCCCTCGACCCGTGTCGAGGACGAGGATGGCGTACACTACGAGTTCGAGAAGGCGGGCTTCCTTGATTGGAAGTACCTGCTCGGGCACTGGCGGAATCGATCGATCAAGGGCTACGACTACTGGGTCACGCCTGAAGTCCATCCCATGCCCCCGCTGTGGATGAAGTACGTCAACAGTAGCCAGTACTGGCTTGCTGTCGATGACCACAACGCTTCGATGGCTTCCAGCCAGCACATGACCCAGCTCGTGGGAGTGCGGAACGAGGCCGTCAAGAAGCTCGAAGAGCTGCTCTCCAACAAACCCTCCAACAAGAACCAGAACTCGGTGTGGATCGCACGGATGCATCGCCTCCAGATCCTCATCGACTCCCTCAACACCCAGATCGAAGGGATTAAGTAGTAATGAACATCGACAAGCCCAAGTGGGCGCAACTCCTTGACAGCGGAACGGATCTCCTCCTCCGTGGTGGAGACACCATCATGGACAACACCTTGGGGCGGCTGAAAGCTCCTCTGGCTGATGAGGAAAAGGCCCGCATCTACGTCGAGACCACGACCAATGTCCTCTCCCACACCACGGGAGCGGACCTCGGTGACCAGGAGAAGCTGGCGAAGTTGGCAGCGATAGAGGACCAGCTTGCCCAGTATGGCGAGCTCAACCGTCAGCAGCGGAACAGTGTTGGGAAGCAGTTGCTCAAGGACATGAGCAACCCCGACACGTTCGTCGCGGAAGAAGAGAAGAAGGAAGTGGAAGAGCGTCCCGCGTGGCAGTGGGTGCTGTTCCTCATCGTTAATTTGTTTATGCTCCTGTTCAACCGGGGACTCTACACCAACAAGGAGGTCGAGAACTACATCAACCAGAGCAAGGAGAAGAAGTGATGCGTACCAGAATCCTCATGGTCGGTGAGATCGACGGCGACGGCATCCAGTTCCAGCTGGATGAAACCAAGAACACCTACATGTGGAAGGGTGAAGCCACCCTCGGCTACGGCATCCACCGCATCGTCCGCGACACGGACATGAACGAGGTGGAAACCCTCCACGATGTTCAGCAGTCCGTTGCTGGCGCCCTGTTCGAGTTCAACAAGCTGGCCGTCCTGATCAAGGCTGGTGCTTTCAAGTCCAACTAGAGGAGGCAGAGGAAATGTGCATTCGTGGTCCACCGTCCTTCTCTTCAACAGAGACGGACACCAACAACATACGCTCTTGAAAGGAGCAATCTCATGGAAGACATCCGCAACAAGTACTTCATCCTCGAAGACGATATGGGGAACCAGTACGTTGAGTACGCCACCTCCGACACCCAGGCCTTGGAGCAGGCAGAAGAAAAGTGGCCCACGGTCACCTTCGTCCGCATCACCTTCCACGGAACCAACCCCCCGCTCTGGTACAAGCAGAGCAACAAGGAGAACAAGATGAACACCAACACCCAGGCCGGATTCACTCTCATCGAGCTCATGATCGTCATCGTGATCATCAGCATCATCGGGGCCCTGGTCCTCTCCAACTTCGACATCATCGGCACCCTCCTCGGTGCCGTCACGTTCGTCGTGTTCGTGCTCGTGGGTTGCGCCATCAGCGCGGGCTACAGCTCGGTCAAGTCGATCAAGCAGAAGATGGACAACACGATGTCTTTCACCCCCAACAACAACAAGAAGGGAAACTAGTCATGGGTGCACACTGGCTCGGACAGAACTACATCGCCTGCAAGGGTGACGGCACCACCGCCAAGGGTGGAATCGCATTGAGCCCGAAGGAGGTCACCTGCCGCCGATGCCGTCGGTGGATCGTGACCCTCATGGGAGCGAAACGATTCGACCGAAACTGGACAACGGAAGACGTCCAGGCCGCTGAGATCAACAACAACCCGGAGAACACCGACATGCCCCCGACCGACCCCACCACGCCCGCCGCCCCCAACGCCTACAACTGCGCCAACTGCAACAAGGAGCAGAAGCTGACGATCGTCACCGACCAGAAGGTCTTCTGCGACGAGAAGTGCATGCTGGAATACGTGCAGGCGAGTGCCAAGGAGCAGGATGATATGGACAAGGAGATCGACGACCTGATCGCCAAGGAGCGGGAGATCAACAGCCCCAAGGGCACCACCCCCAAGACGGAGAGCAAGACCATGCCCGACCCGACCCCCACCGCCCCGACCAACGACAACCCCAACAAGGATGACAAGACCATGACCGACCCGACCCCCACCGCCCCGCCCCTGTTCACCTACGACCCCGAGAACAAGGAGACCGCGTTCCACTACCAGAACCTCCCCGCCGCCATGGCTGACTGGAAGGAGGCGATCGTCTTCAGCTACATGGGCAAGGACGACAAGAAGGTCATCCGCCGCGAGGAGATGGAGGTCAAGGACCTGATGAACCTGTTCGAGACCATCCTGAACAACCGCACGGACAAGTACGGCTTCAACCCCATCCACCAGTACGTCTCCCTGACCGGTGACGTCACGCGGATGTTCGTCTACGCCGTGGACCGCAAGACGAAGAAGGCGACCCACACCCTGATCGAGCTCAAGCTCAAGGGCAAGGGCGACAAGGCCCGCGTGGTGGACACCTGCCACAGCAACCCCCGGGGCAAGGGCAACCACCCCAACATGGTCGCGCTCGGCGTGGCCTTCTCGGCCTTCAAGGCCAACACCAACGACAAGGAGAGTGACATGGAGAAGAAGAACGTGTTCATCCGCATGGCGCACAGCGTCAAGGACATGGCCATCAAGTTCGGCAAGAAGATGATGGGCTGGGCCCGCAGCTTCATGGGCTGGAACATCGAGCAGCGCTACGCCATCCTGGGTTCCGTGAGCGCGATGTACGGCGGCATGTGGTTCTGGTACCTGATGGGTGGCGCGCTGCCCATCTACGTGTTCGGCGTGAGCAACATCCTCTGGGTCGCGACCTGCGTCGGCTTCCTGGCGTCTTACGCGATCCTGGCCTACCTCTCCTACGCGGCCATCTACGCCGTCGTCGCGGGACTCGTGGCTCTGAAGAACACCGTGGGTGAGTTCATGGCCCTGAGCGATGCGTCCGTCTCCCCCGAGATGACCACCGCTGCCGCCAACGCCTAGTCTGGCAACCAACAACCCATAGCTGAAGTCTAACCCAGGGGAATGGCACGTGGACCCATACTAACCGTGCCCAAAAGGAGAACACATGTTCAACTGGTTGTGGAGCAAGATCAAGGCTCCCTTTGAGACAGTTCCCGAGACCTTCGAGGTTCGGGATAGCGAGAACAACGCCATCGTGGCATACCAGCGGCCTGAGGAGATGGCCATCAAGCGGTGGGTGGCTGGAGCAGGCTACTCGATCCGTGAAGACATCGAAGAGGCCGTGGAGCTGGGGCAGGCGAGCACGCCCATGATCGGACTCGCCGTCCTCTACATCGGGATCATGTGGATCGGCTTGCTGGTCAGTGTGATCTTCGGCATGGCCCTGAAGGGAGCTGGTCTCCTGGCGATCTTGGTAGTGGTGTGGAAGATCACCTACGTCATGGTCGTCGCCACCCTGTTCCTCGTCAGCATCTACGGGGCGTTCCTCGGACTCGCTCTCGTGATCGCGAAGCGGGGATGGAAGCTGTTCAACCGCTACATCCGGCGTGAGCCGATGTCGTGGAAGGATGCCTTCCAGCGTACCGTGGGCCGATTCGTCTACGCCAACTAACCCATAGCTAGGAGAACAGCATGAACCCGATTAGGGCTCCTTGAGACTAACTGTTAACCTCGACCATGGGCGTATGTCGTTAAAGATCGCCCACCTTCGAGACAATCAACGTTACACGGAGATAGAGAACAATGGCTACCAAGAGCAACGACCGCACCGGCCTCAACCGTCACCCCTTCAGCGATACGGGCGTCCACCCGTGGCGTTACCTGAACGTTCACATCAGCAAGATGCCGAAGCCCGTCCCGATGGTGGACTTCGAGCGGCTCGCTGAAACGGAGGGCGTCAGCCCCACCTTCATCGGCTACATCCGCAGCCACGAGGGTGACTTCCTGGGTGATGATGGCATCGCGTGGACCGGCAACTACCGTGGGCTGAACGGGTTCCTGACGAAGGCTCTGTTCGAGCGGATCGATGGCATCCGCGAGATCATCGTCAAGAAGTCCTTCCTCGTGAAGGCCGACAAGACGATCAAGGGTGGGCACATGCCCACCTCCAAGTACAGCGAGAGCCTGTACTGCCACCTCGTCATCGGTCCCGTCAAGGGCGAGAACCTGCAGCCGGACACGTCGTACGTCCAGAAGGGAGACAAGTACTACAAGGTGGTGGAGCTGAAGGGCTTCAACATCGTGGACGTGAACGACAACAGCTACGGGCTGCCCAAGCCCTGCGAGCACCCCGACGCCCCCAAGATCCGCAAGTGGGTCCAGGGGCTCTACGCGGCTCACGCGGCGAAGATGGCCAAGGCCAAGGCCAAGGCGGCTGACGTCGACACGACCGAGGACAACCCGCTCTAGGTCAACAGAGCGATCAGGGTGGGGGCTCTTAATTGAGCCCTCGCCCTGGGTGGGAGAAAGGAGGTAGCAACAATGGCCGCATTTGATGACTCTTCGTATCGCCGTGCTGCTTACAATGCGTTCTGCCCCCTGTGCTACACAAGGGTCAGAAAGAATGATCTCATCTGTCCACCCTACGGTGGTGGTAAGTGGGCACACTACTCGTGTGCGTTTGAGGTCAATCATGGACGACCGCCCCAGCCCCCCCGGAGGGAGAAAGAAGAAAACCATGACCAAACTGAGTAATCTACTCGAAACCTCAATCCCACCCCCGGAGGGGAATCAAACCCTCCCCGGAGGGGAGTACAACCAGAACAACAACAACCATTCCTACTACTACTCTACTACTACTATAACCACAACTAACAATACCCTTAGAAAGGGAAAACAAATGAGCGTTTTCGCAACCATGACTGCATGTGCAGTCGGTACCACTGTCACTGTCGGTCTGATTAAGACCGTCAAGGACCTCATCGTCCACCGCAAGGACCGCAAGCACGAGGCCTGGACCTGGAAGAAGAAGCTGAAGAGCTTCGCCTGGAGCTTGGCGTCCCTGCCTCTCACCGTTCTCAGCACGCCCTGGGAGGTCTTCATCAACGACCTGGGCTGGGGCCACACCTACAGGGGTGTGTGGTACCATCGTGTCCTGGCTGCTGCTCTCGTGGGCATCATTGCCTTCTTCAAGCCCCTGTGCTTGGCGACGGCTTTGATGTTCTACGGCTGCACCGGCCTTTACACGTGGTTCAAGGAGTGGGAGAACGACTACCACAACTCCTACCGTAGGGTCGTTAGTGAGTTCAGCAAGGCTGAGCCTGCTGCCACGCCCAAGCCGTCCGGCATCCACCACGAGTGGAAGGTCGTCCCCCCGGAGGGAGCTGGTGCCGAGTAGGAACTACTGGAAGGCAAAGTATCGCGGAAGCGTCTGCATTCCCGGAGGGCATACGATTAACGGCGGTACGTTGATCTGTGTGTGGGGAGACCGGACAAACAAGCGATACGCATGCAAGCGCTGTGCGGAGAAGCATGACAAGAAGCAGAAGGTGGAGAAGAAGAAGCAGGACCCGCAAGGCTCCCTCTTCTAGACTCCCCACTCAACGTTAACCTTAACTCCCTGTATGGGGACCTTAGTACACTGGTTAAGATTGAGGTTCGAGTTGTCTTCCCATACACAGCAATGTGTATTCAGATGCTTGAATCGACGTTTTTGCTAGTGTGTTGAGGTCCCCCTATAGGGAAGAAAGGAGGTGTGAGCTTGGGTATACGAACCCAAGCGAGGAGAATGCCAGCACCCTAGGGGAAGGGGCTGGTTTGGGATTGTGAAGGTGTGAAGTTAGCGGAGTTTGGCCTAAACTCCGCGTAGTGACACCCAATCAACCTACCTGTCATTTGCAAGGGAATCTGCCCCATGTAGCATAGCTCTCTATGTGGGACAAGTTGTACTATATGCTGACGCTGTGCCTTGCAAGGCTATGACACCCCACTATGAGCTTTCTGCAATCTCCCTTCAACAGCTATGCTGATTACCCCCCTGGCAACAGGGGGCACCATGGGAGCAACCCTACTAGCAAGGGTTTAATGTGCGGCGTTCAACTCCGCTTCAACAATCCTCAATCAAAGAGGGAGACAAGCATGATGCTGTTGTTGGGGAGTAAGATGAGAGGGTGAGTCTTTGTGGGGGACAGACCCTTAAATCAACCCTACCCCCATTAAACGAACCCTACCTCCATCTAAACACGAACCCTACCTCCGTCTAAACTACTCTTCGAGCTCTTAA